TTCAGGAACTAGTGGGTCATCAAATACGTCAGGAACCAGTGGAAGTTCAGGAACTAGTGGGTCATCAAACACGTCAGGAACCAGTGGAAGTTCAGGAACTAGTGGGTCATCAAAAACGTCAGGAACCAGTGGAAGTTCAGGAACCAGTGGGTCATCAAAAACGTCAGGAACCAGTGGAAATTCAGGGACCAGTGGAAGTTCTGGTACAAATGGAACATCAGGAATTAGTGGAATTAATGGAACAACAAGTGGAACATCTGTTGAAGCATTGTGGAGTGGATCCACAACAGGAAATATATGGAATTTAAACAATTTAAATGTTGGTATAGGAACAGCAGTACCACAGAATAAATTTCATGTTAAAGCTGATACTGGTGCAAATGCTTTAGTTCGTTTTGAAGCATATCAATCAACACCAACTACATCATTTACATTTTATCACGCTAGGGGGACTATGGCATCACCACAATCAATGCTTAAAGATGATAGTATTGGTGGGTTTGGATTTAGAGGATGTATAGATACTAGTGGAACATTTTCAAGTGGTGGTAGGGGTAATATAGTTTGTAAAGCATCTGAGGACTGGACAACATCAGCAAATGGAACATATTTTAGTTTTCACACAACATCTTCTGGGACAACTACAAATACTGAAAGAATGCGTTTAACAAGTGAAGGGATGTTAGGTATAGGTACAACAAATGAAATAACAAATCCACTTACAGTATATGGACCAAGAGCTGGAGCCATTCCAAATATTCCGTTAAAATTTGTTAGAAATGTTACAACTACATCAGGATTAAATTCATCAATGATAGGTGTATCAAATACAAACGGTGATATGACGGATGGTTTTGGTGTGGGTTTATTGTTTGCCATAGAAGATAATCTTGGTGTTGAAAATTATATTGCAAAATTGGGATTTTCACGTGATGGTGAGGATAATTCTGGTAAATATGAATTTCAAACATATAATAATGGAGTTAATACTACAAAAATGGTTATTAAAAAAAATGGATTAGTCGGTATAGGTACAACAGAACCAAGTCAATTATTAGTATTATCTGGTGGTACTATTCAAATTGCAAATGGAAATCAAGGAACAAATAAAATATTAACATCTAATTCCACTGGTACTGGTAATTGGTCTTCTGTTTTAGAAGATATAAAATTTGAATTTAGAGATGTTGATAATACACCACAATCATACGTTTTAGATTTATATGCATATTATTCTTATAATGTATCTGGTATTACAGTTGAAGGTGATCAAGGGACATCCACTTTTAATATAGTAAAATCTGGGACTAATATAATTGGTTTAACAAGTTTAACTGCAACATCTACACTGCAACATTTTTATTCAAGTACAGCAAAATCCACTTCTAATGTTAGTGTTGGTAATGAAATTGTATTGGATATAACAGGTGTATCTGGGACACCAAGAGTTATAAGAGGAAAATTAATGATTATTAGAACATAATTATGATACTGTTGTTCCAGTTGTAGATTGAATAATATTTGTATTATAAAGATTATTTGAAGATGACCAACCAAAATCCAATTTCATTTGGAAAATAGCATCAATTCTTATATTTCTTTTTAATAATTCAATATCTTCAATTTTAACTCTTTGACAAACAAATACATTATTTTTATAATAAGAAATAATTCCAATTATACTTATTTCTTTTAATAGTGTATTTAATTGTGAATCACTTAAATTTGGTTTAGCATATATTACTAAATTTCTATAATAATCAAGTTGTCCTCTCGAATTTGGATTTATAACTGGTATACCACTCGCGTCAAATTGTGGTGGTGGTGTGTTTTCTAAATTTGTACCACTACCAGAATTTGTATTATTACCTGTTTCACCACCCGTGTTTATTCCGGTGTTTATTATGTTAGTATTTCCAATTGCATTACTTGTTCCATTTACGGGTGTTCCTGTATTTATTCCATTTACGGGTGTTCCTGTATTTATTCCATTTACGGGTGTTCCTGTATTCGAAGTTGGTGTTCCAATTATTAATGGACCAGTATTATAAGTTGTGGTTGATCCGGTACTTGTAATTGGAAATAAATTATTATTTTTACTAATATCTACAAATTTCATCGAATCAAAAATTTTAAATTTTCCACTATATAATAAAGTTTTTGTTTTATTTGAGTTTAGAATAATATAAAAATTATCAAATTTATCTTTTGACATTTGTTTTAAAACTGGAACATCTTCTTGGTTAACTTTAAAAACAACAATTCCCAAATCAAATCTATTTTCATCTGTTTGATAATAAATATCTTTTTCAATATATTTATTATCTGATTGAAAAACTAAATTTAGTTTTCCATTCATTATTATTTCACTTAAACTATAAGGTAAAATTGGACTATCGATTGAATCTTGTTTTCCTATTTGAAATTTAATAACATTATCAAATGGTGTCAACACAATATTTAAAGTTCCCATTGATTTATAATCATTTTGATTATTAGTATAATTACTTGCTAAAATTTTATAATTGTTAATTAGAATGGGGAAAGGTATTTTAACAATATTTTGATTATTTTGTATTTGATTTTGAATATTTGTATTTCCAAAATTCATTATTTTATCAGCTTTATAATTATATATTTTTGGTTTAGTAATAGTTGAAACATCTAATCTTGCTAATTTTTTACCATATTTTAGAAGATTATTTGTTAAACCTATGGATGATAATCTACTAATAGAACTATTATCAATCAGATCAATAACTTTCATTTCAACATCAATTACGGCTGTTGTGTTTGAATATTTAATTATGGGTCTATATTCTATTTTTTGAGAAAAATTTTCTGTTATCAAAAAAGTTGTTGGAAACCCACTAATCAAATTTTCTTCATATAGGGTAACAACATATTCTATATTTATTTTTTTCCCTTTATTTTCCAATTCGTTTACGAAATTATCAAGATTTTCATTTGAATTATTATAAGTACCATAAATTTCAAAAAAATCCCAATCAGTAGATTCATTTATTGAAACACCCAATGATTGAAACTCTGGTTGTCTCGGTATTGATAATTTTGCAGTATCACCCAAATTAAAATAATCGGTTCCAAAAGTGTTAGTTTTTGATGTAACAAATGAGAATTCCAAAAATAATGGATTACTTAAACTTAATCCAATACCGTTTGTTAAATGATCATTTATCGAATCTGGTGTAACTTGATTTATATTTGTATTTATATCCCTTTGATTACTGATACTATTTATAGATGGGACATAAAATTGAATATATTTTCCCCATTCTTTTCCATTATAAAGAAAAGGTTGTCCTAAATTTATTATATATTCTGAATATTCATTAATACCATTTATAACTTGAATTCCGGTTTTGTCATAATAAAAATTACTTAACCAAAATTTAGTTTTATTATAATAATCATAACTATAACAGGAAAAATAAAATCCAACATATGTATCAAAATTATAATTATTTGGAAAATACATAGTAACTTTATCATACATTACTGGTGAAGAAAAATAATTCTGAATTCTTAAAAAATTAAATTTTGTAGTATCAATTTTTGCATATTTTTTCAAAACCGGATCAACAACAAACAAATTATGATTGATATCGTTATAATTAGTAGTACTTAAAAAATTTCTAGTTCCTCTAGAAATATCTGACCATACTTGATAATTTTCAGATACATAATTAGAATTATATTCATATTCCAATAAAATATTTGGATTGATATTGATTAACTTTTTAGTTGGTGTTGCTGCCATTACAGAATTATTTCTTTTTATTTATATATTAAAAAAGTTAAGATGGAAATAAAAAGAAATAAATACTCAAATGTTTTTTTGAATTGAAAATTATATTATTTGGAAATGATATTTTATAGATTTAAAAATGAAATGAAAAGTCAAACCAAAAACCAAATGAATGACCACTGTTATAGTGGCTTCAGGGTATTTTAACCCGTCTCTTTTAACGTTTCACAGACAAGATGCTTCTTAGGTTTCACAGAGAAATGAAACGCATCCACAGAGCTAGCCTCCACGTTCAATAACCGATATTCCATCGGTCAGTATAATTTATATATCGGGTTGGCACATCCTGTTATGGTAGGCTCCGAAAATTATTTTTACTTTATTGATTTTACCCGAACCAAGTTTTTAGTCCGGAACCAAATATCAAAGAACAATATAAATCTATATATTAACTAATGAAAGTCCAAAAAATAAAATAAAAAAGGGGAAACCACTCCCCTTTTTTGTCAAACTAAAACCAAAATAAAAACCAAATCTTATTTTTCATCTTCTATTATAATATTATTTTCTTCACGATATTTCAATTCATTTTCAAAAGATTCTTTGTATCTGTTCGAAATACTTTTTACATTTTGTAATATGGCTTTAATATGTTCATTTGACATATTTTTTAAAAAAACCATTTTTAAAGGTTGATCCAAATTTTTTCCATATGTACCCCACAATATAACTTCTCTTGGTTTAAAACCAAGATTTAACATTACATCCAAATCTTCGGTGTAATACCACATACCGGGAAAATTTGGAATTATTCCAGTATTTACTAAAAGTTGGGTGAATCTCCAATCAGGATTATCCAACCAAACTTTTTTTAATTCTTCATAAACATCATCCGAAATAATAATATTATTATATGTTAATTTTTCATCAATTTCAGAAATATTTATTGATCTTTCTTTTAAAAGATCTAAATAAGGGATTATTCTTTCTACTGGTCTCATTTTATTGAATTTTATTGGATGCATATTTGAAATTTTTATCTATAAGTTATTAATCCGATATATTTATATTGTAAAATACATTCCGGTGAAAACTCACAACTTATAAATTTGTGTTTTAAATCTTCGGTGGTTGTTGTAATTTCGTTTTTATTAACATATTGTACAATCATTTCATATTTTGGATTTGATTTAAGAAAAACTTTTTCTCCACACATAAAATTAGTTGGTGAATGGTGTATTATTGTATATTGCCAATCAGATAATTGTAAATCACCTCGTTTGAAATTTTCTTCTTCCATCACTTTGATTTTTTATTTTCAAGTAAATATAAATATGTTATTTTTGTTTTTATTTGGTATGGGTGAATATTTAAGTTAAAGAATTTATTTTTTTTTCGTATTTGTTGTGATTACCAGTAGAAAATATTATCATACTATAAATGAATCTTTTTCAATTTTACCATCTTTAAGTCTCATTCTAAATTCAACTTGTCTTTTAAAAGGTATTTCTTCGAATATTTCCCAACATTCGTCATAATAATTATAACACTTTCTTGTATTCACCCAATTTTCAATTATGTCGGTTACTATCCAATCAGTATATTTTTTGAAAAATATCTTCGAAAAAAAGTTCAAATTTCTTTTTTGAGATAATAAATCTTCTTTTTGTTTTGATAAAATATCGATGTATTTTTGTTCTATCATATTTTTAAAATTTAATAGTCATATCTTCCACACTATTAATATCGATTTCATAATAACCATCTATATGTTTTCGATTAATTAGTGTACTTCTATTGTTGTTAAAACCAGCATCTTCTGGTACATAAAGTAAACAGTAATCTTCACTACGATCAGCACTACCCTGACAATAAGTTGTCACTCTGTATTTGAATAATTTATATACGAATTTCATAATTTTGTTTTATTTTCATCATCTATAAATATAAATATATCTTTTGATAATCTAGCATGTATCCCATTATCAAGAAAAACAGTACCATATTGACCATATTGATCATTGATAACATAATAACCCATATTACCATTTTTAATTTTTTCCGTAGAACCCTCAAAATTTGTTATCATTATTCTTTTCCTCATTTTGTAATGTGGAACATATTCTACTTCGAAAATTTCAAAACCATCAGGTGTAATATCACCAACTTTATAATCATTCATAATTAATTTTTCAAATAATTTTCCAATTGTTCAACAGTCCAAATAGTTAAAAACCCCTGACAGCACGAATATAGTTGTAGACGTTCTTAGCGTAGTTGGTCTGATCCCCATTGGTGAAACCCTGGCCCCACGCGTCGTAGGAAGAGGTCTCCGAGGAACTCCAGTAGTAGTAGTAGGCAACGAAACCACCAACACCCGTTTTATGTAATAAATAAATTTTATTTAGTTCATCTTTTGTCGGTAATCTCCAATCGTCAAACCCACCACCTCTATAATCAGAACATAATTTATTAGCATTTTCCCAGTTGGTACAACCCAAATCAACATCTGACACAATTAATTTTTGTTCAATTAGTAACTTATTTGATTCGATATTTAAATTTAAAACATCGTTATCTATTATCCAATTATTATATAATTCATAATCTCGTAATATTTTATCTTCAAAGAAATCACAATTCCAAGATAAATCATATATAATTTCACCATTCTTATTTTCATAAACATCTTTTATAAATGGATAAGATGGCCACATTGAGTCATTAGACTTTTTTAATTTTAATTTTGTTCCGATTTCTAATTTTTTCATTTTTTAATTTTAATTTTAAATATAATAATTTTATTTGTTTAAAAAAAATTTATTTTAAAAATCTTTTTCGATATTTAATCCTTTTTTTTCCATATCATCTCTTATCAATTTTTCAATATATTTTGATCTATTGTTAATATCTTCATTTTTGATGTGTTCATCAAAAATCTTTAATAATTTATCAGTAATGGAAAATGAAAATTTTCTTTTCTTTTTTTCTTCTGGTTTCTTTTTATTCATAAAATTTTATTACTAATTTATCACTTTTTGACCTTTATACTTTAATATATACTAAAAAAGAATAATAGTTTATATGAAAAGAAAAAAAGAAAAAGTGGTTGTTTCCATTTCAATTGATAAAAAACTTTGTTTATACATGGATGAATTGTTTTCTAATAAATCAAAATATCTCGAATGGTTAATATACGAAGATTTATCGAAAATAAAAAATTTAGAAAAAATAATTATTTAAATATGAAAAAGAGAAAACAAAGAGGTTATTGGACGTATGAAAGATGTAAAGATGTGGCTTTAGAATGTAAGACTAAAAAGGAATTATCTGATAAATATATAAGTGTTATTGAAGTAATTCGTAAAAATAAATGGTTTGAATTAATATTACATTTTAATGAAGTACAAAAACCAAAAGGTTATTGGACATATGATAAATGTAAAGAATCGGCACTTGAATGTAAAACTAAAATTGAAATGATTAAAAAGTATATTAGTGCTTATAACATTATTCGTAAAAATAAATGGTTTGAATTAATAGAACATTTTATAGAATTACGAAAATCCAAAGGTTATTGGACATATGATAAATGTAAAGATGTTGCTTTGAAATGTAAAAATAATAAAGAATTAAGAAATTTTGATAGTGTATTTAATTCAATTCGTAGAAATAAATGGTTTGATTTGACATATCATTTTATCGAATTACAGAAACATCATGGTTACTGGACATATGAAAAATGTAAAATGGAATCTTTAAAATTTAATAGTAGAATTGAAATGCGTGAAAATACATCTGCTTATTATGCAATTTGTAAAAATAAATGGTTTGATTTGTTTGAACACATGGTAAATAATTCTAATACTAGAAAAAGACTTATATATGTTTATGAATTTAGTGATAACTGTTGTTATGTTGGTTTAACAGGGAATATAAAAGTGAGAAATAATAGACATTTAAAAATAGAAAAAACAAGACCAATATTTAAACATATGTCCAAAACAAATTTAATTCCCAATCTTAATATAAAGACGGATTATTTACCAATTGAAGATGCTAAAAAATTAGAAAATGATTTTATTAATATGTATCGAAAAAACGGATGGATTGTTTTAAATAAAATAAAAGGCGGGACATTAGGTGGTAATATAGTAAAATGGAATAAAGAATCTTGTGAAAAAGATGTTAAAAAATATAATAAATTGTCAACTTTTAGAAAAAATTCTCAAAGTTCTTATTATTCTATATTAAAAAATGGTTGGTTTGATGAAATTTGTAGTCATTTAAAAAGATCTAAAGTTAAGAATGGATATTGGAATAATAAAGAATTATGTAAGTTTGAATCTGAAAAATATAAAAATAAAACGACTTTTTTTAAAAAATGTGGATCGGCTTATGAACATTCTAGAAAAAATGGTTGGTTAAATGAATTTTTTCCAAAAAATTATTAACTTAAGAATGATTCAAGTTGTTCGACTGTCCAAATAGTCATTCCGTATTCTAAAGCTTTCTTTTCTTTTGAAGAACCACTACCGATGGATTTCATAATCAAATTTGTGCAGTTTCTACTTATTGAATCCACTACTTTTCCACTTTCTTGTTGAATTTTTTGCTCTAAATCCTTACGCCTTATACCCGTAAAAATGAAAGTCATACCAATACATTTACTTCCAGTTGGTGTAAAAGGTTCATCTTTTTTTATTGTGATTGGAAGTGTAGACAACCATTTAAAGAAACGATCATAATTACTACAATAAATAATAGCCGATGTTTCTTCGAAACCTTTTATTTTTTTAACGTCAGTAACTGAAGGTTTTTGTGTGAAGTGTTCTAACAGAATAAGTTTTTTACTTCCTAAACTGAAACCACTTGTTGGGTCAGTAAAGAATCCTGATGCGTGTTGTAATTTTGATAACGTAATTCCATCAATTTTAGAATGAATATCATCGTAGATATTTGATGATTTAGTATCGCCCATTCGTTCTAATTTTCTGAAATCATCAATTGACATATCAATAATTTTTTCAATTGTATCATATCCTGAATTGAATAACTGTCGAAAAGTGGTCTCCCTCACATTTTCAACACCAAGAATATCAAAAAAAGACGTAATCTGTTTTATTATTTTGTCAGAGCAATTATTATTAGTACACATTAAATGTGTGTTGGTATCATTCCAAATTAATGTAGTGTTACAACAAGGACAATTTGATGGTAATGATAATTGTTTATCTGATTTTTTTACAACGTCAATTATAAGAGGTATAACACTTCCACTTCTACAAATTCTTACTCGTGTTCCAGTACCACCTAACTTAATAACATTTTTTATATTATTACAAGTTACATTACTAACCAATGCACCATCAAGCATAATTGGTTCTACTTGGGCAACTGGTATTAGGAAACCCATTTTCGATATTTCAAATGTAATATTAAGAATTGTGGTTTCTTTCACTTCTTCAAAGGATGCTTTATAAGCTCTCGCATAACCCGGATTCATCACAAGTGGGTTATCTTTGGTTGATCTTTCTGAATTAATACTTTTTCTTAAATCTTTATCATTTACTTCAATAACAAGTCCATCAATTTCGAAATTTTTATTCCATTCATCAAAAACACATCTTAAATATTCAGCATTCAAATTATCAATAGTTTGAAGAATATAAGGGACTTGAAAGTTGTCATCATTGAAATATTGATTTAAAATATCAAGTTGTACACTTTTATCCAAATCCATACCACAATGAAAACTATATCTCATATAAACAACATCATTAAATGCTGGTTTATTTTCTTTTTTATATTTGTTGAAAAGGCCACCAACACGATTTCTACCATTATCAAATCCATTTTCATCGCCCAAAGCTTTTTTTGAATGTTTTTTCAGAAACACATCTTTTGTTATAAGTGCTTCACCAGTGGTATAAATAAATGGTGCGTATTGATATGATTGTAAAAAAGATTCAATTTTATCTTTTGAATATTTTTCCATCACATCCTTAAAATGTGGATCAGAATTTTGACCAATTGCACCATCACCTCTTGTCCAAGCTTTCGATGCTTTAACATCATTTAAAATAGAAAGACCGTCATATTTTGGTGTAATACAAAGAACGGTATCGAGAGGAATCCCCTTTTTAATCATCCAAGCTTTTAATTCTTCATAAGATTTAACCTTATTCATTGATGCCATAATCAATGGAAGATTTTCTTTACGATCATCATCTGGTGGCGTTTCACCAACTTTTGTAACTCTTTTATTATCAGGATCTAAATCGTCTAATTCTTCAATGTGTGAATCATAAACAGAATCAGGGACGATTTGTTTACCTTCAAATCTGTAAGAATAATTCCATTGATCTAAAAGGATTTCTAATTCTTTAATTCTTTCGGTGTTTTCCATTTTATATTGTTTTGATTTATGATACAAAGATACGATGATTATGTGACATAAAAAAATTTATTTAAATATAATCCTTGAAATTTTTAAACATTTCAGGTGTCATACCTTTCTTTATTAACTTCATAGTAAATATTAATTTATCTAACTTTCTATCATCAGCTAAAAACCCACATTTTTTACACCTAAAATAAGCTGCACCGTTCTTATCTTTCCAATTGTGTTCACAATTGGATTGTTTTTTAATTCTTTTAATTGTGGGATTAAAAAGTTGAATTATTCGTTGTTTTATTTTATCTTCCATTATTCATCATCAATTAATCCAAAATATTCACATACTTTTTCTTTACCAATTTGTTCCAAAATATCATTTATATTAAAATGTGATAAAATTTCATCAATTGTGAATTGGTCTAAAATATTACCATTTTCAACATCTTCTAATGATACTTCTAACATCCTATATCCCAAAGGGATTATTTTAGTACTTGATGTTTCTATTTTTAAATCTTTCATATTTAATTCCTCCACCACCAATAAGCTAAAACTAAAACGACTACACACCCAATTAAGACACCAGAATAATCTGTTTTTTGATTGGCTTCGTTGGAATCTTTTAGTCTAACTGGTTCATATAATTCCCACCCAGTTAAAATAACAGGAACGATGACAGTTTCACTAAAAATGATGGACAAAATAACATTTCCAGCATTAACTTCATAAACGACTGTATCTTTCATTTGGGAATTTTCATTTGCCCACCCGAAAGGTTTAGCGGTGAATTCATTACCAGATTTGTCTTTAAATGATTTAGGTTCAGCACAAGATGTAAATAATGATGTCAAAATAAGACATAAAAATAAAATTTTAATTGTTCGCATTGTTTTTCGATTTTAATTGATTTTTCTAATATTTCTATTTGATGTTGTTTTTAAGATTAAAGTAAATATAATAAAAATAATTGATATAAAAAAATTTTTATCTTCTTCCACCACCACTTCTAATACTTCCACCACTCCCACCACTTCGTGATGGTGAAGAATAACTCGGTGAACTTCTTTGTGGGGAATAATAACTCGGTGAACTCCTTTGTGGGGAATAACTCGGTGAACTCCTTTGTGGGGAATAACTCGGTGAACTCCTTTGTGGGACACTTCTTTGATATCCCGGATTGGTTGTTCTTTGTGATGGTGTTGAATATCCCGGATTGGTTGTTCTTTGTGATGGTGTTGAATAACCCGGATTTGTAGTTCTTTGTGATGGTGTTGAATAACGAGAATTTTGTGTATTTGTTTGTCTTACACTTGGTTGCACACTTCTATAATATTCTTGACTACTTTTAGCTTGTCGATATATTGGAGATGTATAATTTTGTGATTTAGATGTTCTTGAATATTTAGGTTGATTTATTTTGGAATTTTTTTGGTTTGGTCTGATATAATTGTATTTGGAATTTCTTTGATTTGGTTGTGAATATTTATGATTTAAATTATTCAATCCTTGATGATTCCAATTGTGATGATTATGATAATTCCATCCATAATTCCAATAACATCCATAATAAGGATAATAGTAATACGGGTAATAATATGGATAATATGGAAATCCCCAATAATAAGAATAAAAATAATATGGATAAAATGAATATGGGTTCCACAAATAATATTCAGGACTCCAATAAGAATAGGTTGGTAAAATATTCAAATTGTAATAAGGGACATTGTTACTAGAATTAATATAATCATCGTAAAATGTTTGGGATATTTTTATTGTATCTGTTGATTTTGATTTAACAGAATCCACTTCAATCAAATTCCAATCTTTGTCAATTTTAGTCATGTGTTTTGTGGATGTACAACTTACTAAAATTAAAAGAGTGATATAAAGGAAAAATTTTTTCATAATTAATAATATTATTTTTCCTTTATATCAACAAATATTATACCACTTTCAATCCATTTTTAACTATTTTTTCATATTTCCAATGTGAACTGGTTTTTACATGTTTTTCACGCACCCATTTACATACATATTTTTGAAAATCATTATAAGAAAATTCATTTGAAATACGAATAACAAAACCTTCGTTTCTTTCTGTATCTAATTCATTGGCAATTTTAATTAAGATGTTTTTATCGAATATACCACGATAAATAACTGGAACATGAGTTAATCCCAAAAGATTACACCAAGTAATAGTATCATCATAGGAAAGACAATTGTTATTTTCATCCCAAATATTAAATACCATGAAATAAGTTGGTAATTCATTATACACAACGCTGTGGACTGCATATAAATTTTCACCACAAATTCTCCAGTTTTCTGGAATATCATGTTTTATACTACCCCATAAACCTTTTAACCAATGATTAGATGGATGATCTGTACTATCCAATGAACGGGCATAAATATAATCACGCATCAAACTCGAATTTTCACCGTCAAGTTTCAAACTTACAATTATTTCCTTATTTAAAAAGAAATCTAAAGTTTCTATAATTTTATCACCCCTAGTCAAACCTTTTGAAAAGGGAAGATGCTTTGTTTTTGGATATTTTACTTTCATAATACAAAATTACAAATAATTTTTGAACTAAAAAAATGGAAATATATCAATTTTTTTAGTTTATATATAAATAAAAATAATGATTGTTTTTATGATATGTCCTTTTTGTAAAAAATTTATTAATAATATGAATACCAAACATATTTATCAATGTGATGAAAAACCAAATGAAAATAAAAAAGAATTGAAATATTTGTATGTTTCATATAATTATCCCGAAATAAGTATCAAAGATATATTATTTAAAAAATATCAAATTGATTTATGTAGTTTACCTGATATAGAAAAACAATATGGGATACCATATAGTAACACCCTTTTCCTATTAGATTATTTTAATATTAAAAAAAGAACACATGTAGAAAGTGCAAATCTTATAACCACTGTTAAATATAAAAAAACATGTTTATCTAAATATGGTGTTGATAATTTATCGAAACTTGAAAGTGTTAAGAATAAAAAAAAACAAACATTCATTAAAAATTACGGTGTTGATAATATTTGGAAAAGTAAAGAATATTATGAATGGTTACACAAATATATGTTTGATACATATGGAAAAAAATCATTACCTAATAGATATGGTAAAATGAATGAATATTATGATAGATTATCAGAATATGAAATAAAACACAAGATGGATAAAGCGAGATCGGCATATATTAAATATTGGTACAATTTAACTGATGAACAAAAAACAGAATTAATTCAAAAAAGATGTACATTCAAATCTAAATTAGAAACAACAATATCAGATTGTTTAAATAAATTGAATATATCTTTTCGTTCTCAATATTGGGTTGGTAGAAAATCTTTTGATTTTAAAATAGAACCTAATATTCTTATAGAAGTGAATGGAGATTTTTGGCATGGGAATCCTGAAATTTACAAAGATGATGATATAATTCAACAACCATTTAAAAGTGTTATAGCTAAAGATTTATGGATTAAAGATGAAAATAAAAAATTAATGGCTGAAAATAAAGGATATAAAGTAGTATATTTTTGGGAAAGAGAATTGAAAGAAAACAAAAACAGTATTTTAGATTTCGTTACAGATAGATTGGGTCAATATTTTTTGTAATTTTCTATTTCTTGTAAAATTTATGTACTGTTCTTCCGACATCCATATACAACTTTTACCATCAAATACCAAAAAATTATCTGGATTATTATATAGAGATGACCCATTAATTTATATCCATATTCATTAACCTCAATATTTGGTTCACCATCTATTAATTCACATGGATCTTTTTCACCAAAACGAAAAACATCATAATATCGATCAACAGTTTTATTTTCCATATTTAATAAATAATACAAATCCCAACCATATAAAACTGAAATAAAGTTTATGGACAAAATGTGGTTTTTTCCAAAGTATAAATCACCTTTGGTTTGAATGAAAACTTTGGTGATTTATGAATTGGTATTTTCATATTTCTTTTATTTCTTTAATTCTTCTGTAAGAATATTTAGTATTTTCACTCACTTCCAAGTAATTACCAAATTTCATTGAATATTTTGGTATAAATATTTCTTGATAATCCGCTGGTCTATTACGGCCACCAAATTTCCCTCTTGATCTTTGATAAACAATAATATGATCTTTAAAAGTATCTATTTTAATGTTATCCCATTCTTCTTTTTTCATAAACAATAGTTAATACTTTTCTATTTTATACAAAATTAAACAAAAAAGATTTATGAAAAAAATTATATATAGTTATAATGTAAAAAAAAAATTGAAAAAAAGATTTAATATATAAATAAAAAATAAGAAAAATTAACATGAAAAAATTAGAAAACTTATTAGATTTTGAAGATTTCAAATCGAGTTGGAAAGAAAAAGAACAAAAGAAAACAAAGAGAACCGAAATTGGATTGGATATTGTTGAAGAAAATGTTGAAAATATTGAATTTAAAAATGATAAAAAATGAAAATTAACAAAAAAGTGAGTTTTTTGTTTTAATATATACTTAAAAAATAATTAAAATAATATGCCAATAGAAAATAAAAACTTAGGTAAATACAAAAGACCGGGTATATATATCAATGAAATTGATCAGTCAATTCTTGAACTTCCTATTCAAGATGTTTTGATAAATTTGGTTCCGGGTTTTTCAAAAAAAGGACCTTTTAACAGACCAGTAAGAGTTGATAGTCCAGCAGAATTTGAAGCTATTTTTGGAACCATTGATAAAAATTTAGAAAATAAGGGATCATTTTTCCATAGAACAGTTGAAGATATGTTGAATACCGGTCCAATTTGGGCATTAAGTTTATTGAAAACTGATCCGAATAGGGATACGTTAGAATGGGAATCCATATCAACAGCTGCAAAATATGATAATGGACTAAAAAATACAGCCCCATATGAAAGATTTTTCAATAGACAAGATTTTTGGGAAAGGGATTCGGAATCTTTTGGTGATATTGTTACTGGTGAATATATTGATCACCCAACTATTCAACCGAACCCAAATAATGATATATTTAGTATAACAAATATTGGAAATATACGTTCAACTATTTGGTTATTTAAATCAAGTATCACCGGATTTGATGTTACCGCAGAAAGTTGGTATGGTGGTTCTGAAAAAGTTCCATTATTTATGAATCCGAAAGATTTGATGTCAGATTATATTATTTCAGTTTTGGCAGTGGGTGGTGATTGGACACAAAATGAAACCTTGTCTGTCGATTCATATTGGGGGAAATATTTCAATAGTAATGGTCTTATCAAATCACAAGTTTCTAATTTCTGGAACGATTCATTAACTAATACAATAGCATATTATGATGTTTCTTTAATTCCAAATTTTAGAGATTTAAATGATGTTGATATGTATATAAAGGATGTCATCAATAGTCAAACAGACAAAACTGGTTTGTTCTGTTATTTTAATGAAGAAGCTTTATTGAGTTCTGATTTTTATAAAGGAAATATTGATTTAATTGGACAAACATTGGTCGGTTCATCCAAAAAATCAATTGATTTTCTTTCATATAATGGAAGTATAAGCGAAACACAAATATATTCTGAAAAGAATTTAGATGGATTAAATAGTCCAACTAATGTTTTTGGAAATTTAAATTCCACATTTCCAAGTGGTAGAACAGCAACATATACAAACTGGTATACAAATATTTCACCAAGTGGTAATACAATGGCTGGTAAAAATGATACCTATGTTTATAATATATCATCAATTGATGATTCATATAATATTACACTCACTGACACACCTGCATTAATGTCAGTTGATGATATTATTTATTTTAATAAATCATTTAGTGAAGTTGATACAACAACCCCATATTACATTTTATCCATAGATACGACAAAAATAAAAATTTCTGAAACAAAAGGTGGACCAATTGTCCCACTTATAAGTGGAACTATCACAAATGTTTTCATTTATTGTTTAAAACAAAATTTTGTTGATTCGAGTAGTGAGATAGCTGATCAATGGTCATATATTATTGGTCAAACCAAATATAGTGGTGATACAAAATTAACATCACATAATTTATTTTTTGATCCGTTCGCTATTTATCAAAGTGGTGCAACATATTCAAGATATGATGTTCTTTATTTGGATAGTGATTATTCAACTGTTCATACTTTAAAAGGTAATCAGTCTATTGGAATTGATCCAACATTACCAAATTATTTGTTGAGTAACGAAACTACTATTTTATTGGGATATGTCAAATTACAATATAATAGTGGATTGACTTCAGATCTTATAAATTTCGGATATACATATACTGGAATTTCTGTTACTGCCGGAAATAGTTACAAACAATTATCTGGTGGAACTGATATAACAGCATTAAGTGGTACAACTACAAATGGTATTAAATATTTAGATTTAATATTTGTTGATACAAAGGGTTCGACTGTTTATACCAATTATAATAAAATGAGAAAAATAAAAATCTTTAATGAAATTTATACTAATTTATTAAACAATAAAGGTGTTATTATAAGTGGTGGTTGGTCTTCGGGTGGTGGTTACGGTGATAAATTTCCAATAACATCACCAACTATTTATGCACAAACAACAACTACTGATGCTTATATAAGAATCTATTTCAATACAACAGATACAGTTTATCCGTTTGATTATTTTAAAACAGCAGATGGAAGTTTCTTAATTTATTATATTGATAATGAATTTGTAATGCCACTTATTAATCCTGTTAATACATTAATTACAACAAATCTACCATTGAGTGGTGTACCATCAAAGACTGGTATTGTTGCAAAATGGAGTAATTTATATCAAGATTATTATAATGGTGTAATTAACAATGGTGATTATTTTTATATCGATAATGTAAGTGGTGATACAATGCAAAAAGTGTTTTTAAAGATGTATTTGATAGACGATGTTGATGGTGTTGAAAATTTGACTATTAAATTTGTTGATGAAAACGGAGAAACTGTTGAGATTAGTCAATGGGAGAATAGTTATTTATCTAAACTTATTATTTATTCTGATAAGGCAAATTTAAAAGAAACTATTGAAATTGAAAATCCAGATGATATCACAGATACAACAAATACTCGTTGGATTTATGTTGATAAAACTAGATATTCACATATCAAAAGAGGATTATATTTAGAAGCATATTATGATACTACATATTATGATGATCCTACTGGAGAAGGTTATTTGGCAGGAATGGTTCCAAGAAAACTTGTTAGAATTATAGATATAAAGAATGATACGGTTGATACAACTAGAAAAATTTTATATGCCGATGGTTCTATTAAAATTTCTAATAATGGTACTACCTTAGATCCTGATTATTATACTACTGTTTATACTTCAATAGATAATTATTTTACTGAATATAAAGGTTTGACAATGAAACCATTTACAGTTCACGTAGATTCTATTCCAAATGGAACAGATGATCGTCAAATGGAAATTTTATCAGTAGTAGATAAAACAACAAATTTAGCTAAGGGTTTGGCCAATAAAAATAGAATCAGTTGGAGATACTTAGTTGATGGTTTTGGTTTAGGTTTAACACATAACTCAAAACAAGAATTTGTTGATCTTTGTGGTTTGAAACTTAATTGTCTTGGTTTCTTAAATATGCCGAGTGTTCGTCAATTAAAAACATCATTAAATCCTTCGTTTATTAATGATGATAGAACCTTAAACACAGAATATTTGAAAGAAGGGGGAAATCAAGATACAAATCCTAGTTTCTTATATAGTTTTGGTGAAGGTGATGGTAGATCAACTGTTGGATATTTCTTCCCATATGTTAAGGATGTTAATGATGTCACAAAATTCATTCCACCATCAGCCAAAGTTGCGAAAGCTTATATGAGTAAGTTTCTCACAACAACAGCTGGTATATATCCTTGGACTATTGTAGCCGGATCTATTTTGGGTAAATTACCAGATGTTGGTTCAACTGAAATGAGATTCACTGACGATAATTTGTTGGATTTAATGGAAATGGGTTCAAATCCGATTGATTTTACTCAACAAAGAGGATACTATATTAATTCGGAAAATACCGCACAAGTGTTCCCATATAGTTCATTAAGTGTAATTCATAGTCGTGAAGTTCTTATTGAACTTGAAAATAGATTATATGACATGTTGTTAAATTATCAATGGAGGTTTAATACCTCAGAAATAAGAAATGAAATCAAAAGTAGAGCAGATCAAATTTGTAAAGAATTATTAGACGCTAGTGCTTTATACGATTTCAAAAATATTATGGATAAATCAAACAATACCAACTACATAATCGATTTACAGATGGGTGTACTTGATACATATTGTGAGGTGATCAAAGGAATGGGTGTTATTGTGAACAATATTACAATATTGAAAAAAGGTACAATTTCATCGTCCGGTTTCTTACCAAAATAAAAATGTTTGATAACTACATAAAAAAGGGGATTTATTTCCCCTTTTTTTTTTATTTATTAAACTTTATATTTTTTATTTAATATATTGATTATATATGAATTACATAGAAATAATAAGAAAAGAAAACGGACCATCTGGTAGAATGTATGTGGAAAAATACATAAAAAGAATTTATCCAGAATTACATTTAGAAATTATTAGTTATTGTAATGAAAAATTAAACGATATTTCATTTAAAGAAAAAGTTTATCATTATGTACATGATATTAAAGAAAAAATATTATGTTGTAATTCAAATTGTAATAACGAAGTAAAATTTAGAAATTCAACTTTGGGATATTATAATTATTGTTCAAATAAATGTATAAGTAGTGATCAGAAAATAAAAGATATTAAAGAAAAGAAATCTTATGAAAAATTTGGAACTAAAGCACCATCAATGAATATTGATGTTAAAAGAAAAATGATAAAAACGAATCAAGAAACATATGGTTACAATTCACCTTTACAAAATGAAAATATAAAAAGAAAATCCAAAAAAACATTATTTGAAAATTATAATGTTGATAATCCAAATCAATCTCGAATATTGGTAGAAAGAAGAATTAAAAGTTATAGTAAAAATATCAAGAAAAAATATTTAAATCTATATAAATCGATAGGTGTATATGATATTGATTATAAAAATAGAAAAATGTTTTTAAAATGTGAAAAGGGTCATTTTTTTGAATTGGAATTGGATTTGTTTCATAATAGAAGAAGAACAAATACATTATTATGTACTGTATGCAATCCAATAAATAAACATATATCTGGATGTGAATTGCAGTTACAAGATTTTATAGATAAAAATTTTAATTTCTTTAAAATTTTAAATGATAGAAAAATTTTAAAGCCATATGAAATTGATATTTATTTACCGGATTTGAAACTAGGGTTTGAATTTAACGGCCTTTTTTATCACTGTGAAAAACGAATTGAAAATAATTATCATTTAAAAAAAACTGAATTATCCGAAAAATTAGGAATAAAATTAATTCAAATTTATGAAGATGAGTGGATATATAAACAGGAAATAGTTAAATCTTATATTTTAAATTTATTGAATAAATCACCAAATAAAATATTTACAAGAAAATGCATTGTAAAAGAAATATCAGATAATAAATTAGTTGGTGATTTTCTTGAAAATAATCATTTACAAGGTTTTGTTGGTTCAAGAATTAAACTTGGTTTATTTTATAATAATGAATTGGTTTCTTTGATGATTTTTAAAAAATGTAAAAACAATACTTATGAAATGCTAAGATTTTGTAATAAATTAAATACAAATATTATTGGGTCTGAAAATAAATTATTTAAATATTTCATTAAAAAATACAATCCGATTGAAGTGATTAGTTATGCTGATCGTTCATTGAGTCGAGGCGAATTATATTATAAATTAGGATTTAAATTGATTTATAAAATAAAGCCAAATTATTATTATGTTATAAATAGAACAAGAAAATGTAGATCTCTTTATAAGAAAAATATTTTGATAAATCAAGGCTTTGATCAAAATAAAACGGAAAAAGAAATCATGTTGGACAGAAAAATATATCGTATTTATGATAGTGGAAGTTTGAAATTTATATGGAAAAAATAATAAGGAAGAAGAAAAAAGTAAATCGAAACATTTAAAGGAATGGAAAGAATTTAAAAATGATATTTAATGATAATTGGACAAAATTGGATAACGATTTTTATCGTCAATTAATTAGAGAAGGAAAATCTATTGATGATATAATTAGAATAATTGGTATGGACAAATTGAAATATCATCCGAAAGGTAGATATTTATCCAGTTTTAGTGATTTTTTAATAAAAGAAATAAAATGTACACCGGAAGAAACTAGATTTAAAATGGAAATAAAAGATTCTGAACATTTTAAAAATGAATCTGATTTTCAATCAACATTTAAAACTAAATCTGAAACAACATATATTATTGATTTTGTTTATATGAAAGATACGATTGGACCATTTCCAAATAAAGATCTTTTTAATTTATCTTTTACTACATTATATCAACACGATTTAAATGATGAAATAATATATGAAAATCCAACAAATAAGAATGAACATATAGAATTAATGAAACGATTAATTTATATTATTGAAAAATTTGACGTTTATATAAGACAATTAAAAAAAGAAGTTATATATTTTATAGGACAAACCAATGATACTAAAAAAATAAATTTTTACAGAAGTGTAATTAAAGATAGTTTTGATAATGTTGAAGAAATTGAAGGTGAAAGTTCATTTAATAAATTAAAATATGGATTTTATTATAAAATATTATAATGTAATTTAAACCAGCCAATGTTTTCTATAATCTTCTTTTGGTAGGATGGATATAAATTTAGGTGGTATATTTTCAAAAGTATAATAACCAAATCTTCTAGAATCGATGTCAGAATAAAGTTTAATATCCAAATTATTTGCTAATATTTTTAGTATTTCACATTCTTGATTGGTGGTTCTTTCCAATTCTTTTTTCATCCCCCAAGCCAATTCTAATTCGTCAGTTAAATTAATTTTCGGTTTGGGTGTCAATCCTATTTTTAATATTTTATCTACATTTTTTACTGGTGTAATATAATATAAAATACTTGGTTTTATATCAATGTTTCTGATAGAGTCAAATATTGGTTTTAAAACAATATCATCAAATGACATTTCAAAAAATTCTTTTTTATTAAATTTATATGGTGAATAATCAATATTTCCATGTGATATATACCAACCCAATTGATTGCATATTATAAAAATATCCTTAATATTATCACTAACGTGTTCTTTTCTACCAGCACTTATTTCTATTTCACCATTTGGAAGAATACTTATATAATAATCAGGAAATTTTCTTTTTAAAATTTTAACGGTTTTTTTTGTTGAGAAAGTAGATATTAAACCTTCTTCTATAAAAATATCTTTATATTCTTTGTAAGCTATTTTTTCAGCCAATTCCATAGTTAATTTTTTCCATATATTTCCTATTTTAATTTGGAAATCACCGATAATTGGTTTTTTACTATACCAATCGGAATCAGATTCATCATCAAATATTAATTTATTTGAATCTATTTGAATTCTTAAAATTACGGAAAAAGATGGATAATTAATCATTTTACTATACATTATAGCATTAGATAATGCATCTGTTACAAAAATTTTCCCTTTACTCCATTTACCTAATTCATCACTCCAGTTTGTTTTTCTATCTATATTTGGTGTTAAACCGAATTTTACAATTTCTGGTAAATATTCGGGTTTAGTTGCGTGATAAAATATTCTTTTGTTTTCACTTTGTTCAAATATTTGAAATTTCGTTATCATTTATTTATATATAATTTTATTGAAATGAAAAATATTAAATATGAAAACATTTGAACAATTTATAAATGATGATAAATTTTCGATAATTAGTTTTACCAATGATAAAAAATTTATCAATAAAGATATATTTGAATTGGATGTTTGTAAAGATTATTTTTATAAAAATGAAAGTGTTTTTAATATAATAAAGGATAATACAAACAAAAAAACATACTTTGTTATTGTTGTTTTAAAAAATACAAAACAAGTTGTTGGTTATTTCTGGAAATCTGAATATAAAGAACAATCGGAATATTTCAATAAATTTATGGGTAGATATGAAACTGATGAAAATTATAGAAAACAGGGTATTAGTAAATTATTCACAAAACAAATGTTATTTTTCTTGAAAAAAATGTATGGTACAGTATTTTTTACTAATTTGAAATCATTAAAGACACAAATAAGTAGTGGTGCTAAAATAATTGATTCAGATAATCATTATCAACCAGATTTTTATTTTATTGTTGGTGATAAAAAAATTAAATTTGATAATTATAAAGAAGTGACAAATATGTTAAAAAACAACGAATTAAAAAATATCATTTTGGAATGTAATGGTAAAAAATATCAAAATATTCATGATAATTGGAATGAAATAAAAATTCCAATTGATGGAAAATATGTATTATTGATACAATAAAATTATGAAAACATTTGAACAATTTATAAATGAATCTTTGAAAGGGGGAGATTTACCAGTTATACAAAAATGGTTAAAAGATAATGGGTTTGAATTGGCCAATTATGATTTGGATAATCCAACAAATATTGCCGGGAATCCACTTGTTAGGGATGGTTTAGATGGTATAAGGGCATCATATCACAAAAGAAGAGATGAATTAAATATATGGTTTACCAATTTATATCAAGATTCAAATAATGAAACAAGACAAAAGGTTGAAAATTTTTTATTGGGTTTAAAAAATAATATATAATGAAATAAAAAGATTTATTCTCACAATTGGAATGAAATAAAAATAAATAAATTATGAAACATTTAAACGAATTTAAATTAAACGAAATGAACGATGATAAATTTTATAATGTTTGGAAAACATTATCCGCAATTTGTAACGGAAAAAATTCAAAAGGTCAATCATATTTATCTGATTCTTGGAATGAAAGTGGTGAAAAAGATCCAGAACTTATGAAAAAATTAAGAAATTTAAAATTTTATTTGAATCAACTTGAAGATTTAGGATGAAACGAACCAATATTAATATATAATATTAGAAACTGAAAAAACCAGTTTTAAAGATTAATATATAATATTAGAAACTGAAAAAAACCAGTTTTAAAAATTAATATATAATTAAAAAATAAGATAAATAATATGCCATTAGCACATTTTACAAACATCGAAACTGCAATGAATTTACATGAACCGATTTACAAAAATTTGTTTGAAGTTCGTATTAAATTGCCGACAGCTCTTACTGCAAATAACCCACCTGATATAGCTACAAAATTATTAATGGAAAATGCTATTAAAGTGAGTTTACCAATTTATCCGGATTTGGCTGTTCAAACCCAGAGATTTAAATATTCAACACGTTTATATCCAACAACACCAGAAGAAACATCTCTTAAAGCACAAGAAATCCAATTCAACTTAAATCAAGATAAAACATCAAATTCTGTTTTTGTTTTTAGAATGTTGAAGGATTGGTACGATTTAGTATGGAATAATGAAACTGGACAATTATCTTATAAGAGAAATCTTATGTCACCAATGGTGACAATTGATGTCCATGATAGAGAAGGTCGTGTTATTAGACGTGTTAATTGGATAAATGTTTGGATTGTTAATTTTACAGGTTTTGAAGATTTTGATTGGTCAACTGGTGATATTCAAAATCCGTTGACAGCAAAGTTCGCTGTTGATTATTGGAACGACTTATACTATTGATAAGTTGATTATAAAAAAAATGATTAAAAAATTCACAAAAATTTTGTGAATTTTTTTTTTATTTATTTCGTGGTTGATTATTTAAAAATAAATTAAAATTATGAATACGAAATTATGTAGAATATGTGGAAAAATTAAAAACAACAATGAATTTAGAATAGACAATTTAATGAAAGATGGTTATCGAAATGAATGTAAAAAATGTTCAAATGAAATATATTATAATGGTGAGAGAAGAAGAGAATTGAATCTCGAAAAAGATATAAAAAATGAAGGAAGTAAAAAATGTAGAATTTGTGATGAATCAAAAGATATAAATGAATTTCATTTAAAAAGAGGAACAAAGGACGGACATCGTAGTGAGTGTAAAGATTGTGTTAAAAATTTTTTTAAAAAATATAAAGAAGTTCCAGATTTTAAAGAAAAACAAAAAGAATATGATAAAGAAAGATATCAAAAATTGAAAGACGAAACTATTGATAGAATGAAACAATATAGAATTGATAATAAAGAAGAAGTTAATAAAAAGGCGAGAGAAAAAAGAAAATTACCACGTGTTAAACAAAGATATACTGAATATAATAAAAAATATATGTTTGAACACAAAGAAGAATTAAAAGAATATAGAAATAAAAATAAAAAAATGTTGGCTGAAATACAAAGTAGATATAGAGAAAATAATCCACATGTTATAGCTTGGAGATCTATTCTTCATTCTACATTAGATAGACTAGAAACTAAAAAAGAAGGACATACTATTGATTTATTGGGTTATTCAGCATTAGAATTGAAAGAGCATTTAGAAAACAAATTTACAAATGGTATGTGTTGGGATAATTATGGTGAGTGGCATATAGATCATCATATTCCGGTTGTATCTTTTTCAAAAGATACTGATGTTAAAATAGTTTGTGCTTTATCCAATTTAAAACCGATGTGGTCAACTACAAGAATTATTGATGGAATTCTTTATGAGGGTAATTTGAATAAAGGAGATAAGATTCCTGATATAATTTTTTAGAGACCCGGCTATCTGTAATATATAAAAATAAAAACAATATGCCGTTAGCACATTTTGGTACTTATAAATTAAATGAAGATTTTTATAAATTATCTGGTAGAACCGAAGGTTGGGAACCAGTTTGGAATAATTTGGCACAAATAAATTTTACACCAGTTTATTTAAATGATAAATTATCTTATCAATTATTTAGAATTGAAGAAGATGTAATGTTTTTTAATTTAAATTGGGATATAGACAAAAAAGAAGTTATTCCATTAAAAACAATTGTAGATTGGTTGAATAAACCATTACAAGCTGAAGTTGTTTTTCACGATGTTGAAAATGTTATTATGTATAAAGTAGAATTGATTAATTTGATGTTTATTGAAATATTAGAACCTTTTTATTTTAATTGGGAAGATCACTCAATAAAACAATTGGTTGTTAAATTTAAATATGATTCAGTAAAAATAATAGTTTAAGTGATTTATAAAAAAATTGAAGATTTTGAAAGTGCAATATGTGAGGGATTGATTCATACTCATAATATAGAATCTTCAGTACATATGTTAAGTAATTGGTATGAAGTTATGACGAAATATTTTCACATTGATATTTTAGATAATGATACTTTTAAAATTATAATAAAAGATATTATTACAACAAGTTTATTTAAAGTTTTGATAAGAGATATAAATAATTTGGGTTATTTTTCATCTTTAATATATTTAGAAAATGATGGTAATATGATTAATCGTTTTGAATATAATTACGATAAAATTAATAATATCATAATGAGTAAAAACATAATTGGAATTGAAATTATATGTGAAAAAAAATTTGATGATGAAATAAAAATATTAAATAAATTGTATCATGTTTGTAGAAAACAAAGTATAGAAAAAATATTAAAAAATGGGTTATGTCCAAAATCAAAAAAAAGAATTAGTAATCATCCAGAAAGAATTTATTTTTGCTTAGATATACAAAGTTGTGAGGATTTAATAAATAGATTCGAAATGAATGATACAATTAAAAAATTACCAGAACAAAAATATAAAATTTTGGAAATAGATATACCAAAATTGAAATCAGATTATTTTGAAATAAATAAAGAAATTATATTTAGAAAAGATCCAAATATGAATAAAAATGGAATTTATACTTATGATAATATTCCAAAGGAATATGTAAAAATAAATAAATAAAAATTATGACAGAAGAAAAAATTAAACAAGAAGATCCTTTAACAAAGTATTTACAACAAGAAACAACAACAAAAACGGAATCAGTTCCAATCGATTCGGTTGATTACGAAATGTCAAATGAGAATTTATTAGATTATTTGACTGTTGATTTAAACGCTTTACCAGCTGGAGTGTTTTACAAGCCCGGAACTAAAATTATGATAAGAGCGGCAAGTGTTTCTGAAGTTCAGGCGTATTCTGCGATTGTAAATGAAAATTTAGTGGATGTTACAGAAAAAATGAATGAAATGTTATCACGTTGTATTCGTATTAAATTTCCAAATGGGTTATTGGGATCATATAAAGATTTAAGGGATAATGATAGAATTTTTTTAATTTTTATGGTTAGAGAATTAACATTTCAAAAAAATGTAAATTTAGCAAAAGATGTTAAATGTGGTGAATGTGATCACGAATTTAAAATTCAATATCGTGCAACACCAAATAAAGAATATCCAAAAACATTTGTTAATCATGAAACTAATAATGATTTAAAACAATTTTTTAATACAAATGAAAGAGTTTTTGAATTTAATGTTAATGGAAAAATATGGAAAATAGCACCACCGACAATTAGTTTACAGGAAGCGTTTTTTAAATCAATAAAAGACTCAGTTCAAAACGGAAAAACACCAAATGTTTCTTTTATGAAAATCATTCCATATACTTTAACACATTTAAGAACAATATCAGAAGATGGAATTAAAGCGAAGGAAGAAGAATTTAAGAAGATGGATATGGAAGAGTTTCAATTTTTAAATCAAGCTGTTGAAAAATTACAATTTGGTATTAAAGAATTAGAAACAAAATGTCCATCGTGTGGGTTGGAGGTCCACACCGAATTTACGTTTCCCGAAGGAGCCTCAAGTATTTTCGTTATTCCAAGTATCTTTGACAAGTTTACGAAAAAATAAATTTGAATTCATGTATCAAATGAGACAACCAACATCTGTTGTTGATAGTTGGCCTTATTATGAATTTGAAGATTATATAAATTTATTAAATGAAAGACACGAAGAAGAGAAAAAACATAGAGATAAACAGGAAACAGAACAAGGAAAAGGTGTTCCAAATTTTGGAAACTTATCCAATTTGACAAAATCTTTTAATCCTAGTAGTTTTAAACTTCCAAAATTCTAAAATGATTATGAAATGATGATTAAGAATTTAAAATATTTGAAAAAATTTGAAAATTTTCAAGAAAAATCTGTTCCGATTTTGTTGAAAAAAATTTCATTGATTATAAGAAAAGATATTGTTGATAGTGGTAATAAATCTTTTAAAAAATCATATTCAATAGATGGTATTGATTTTATTATAATTGTAAATTATAAGTTTGGTGAACATCAACCATATTATTCAAATGTTAATATTTATAGTATATTATCAGATCCCGAAAAATATATTGAAATACCGATTAATGTGGTTGATAATGATATAAATATTGATTATTTAATGTCAATTATTTTACACGAATTAAGACATATATATGATATTTATACTGTGGTGGATGATATTGAAATGAATGAATTTTTAAAAATTTATGGATTTGATAAATTTAAAGGAACTGATTTTTCTTATTTTACAAATTTAATATATTTATCATTAGAACACGAACTTATTGCACGTCATAATATGTTATATGAATTATTTAGATGGATTAATATTACAGATAAATTATATGAGATATTTAAAAAATCTTACACTTATGTTGCATTAAATAATTTTAATCATGTAAAATTTATAAATATGTATAATTTTTCACAATTACTTATTTTCACCGAAAATTTTATAAATCATATAAAAGGTGATGAAATAATAAATAATGAAAATGATTTGATTTTATATTATAAAAAATGGGAAGAATTTTTTATAAATAAATCAAACGAATTTATGATATATGTAGATGAATTATTAAATGATGTTATTGATGATGTTGTTAATGATAAAGTTTATGAAAGATTATGTGGTTATGTTTCATATAATGAAGATATTAATAATAAAGTTTCATTAAAAATGTTTGAAAAAATGATAAAATAAAAATGAATATCATTTTTTAATATATAATGGAAATATAAATGATATTAAATGAATAAGAAGATAGTTTTCTTTGATTTGGACGGTTCTTTGTGGAATAATGATAACGATATATGGATCATAGACAAAGAACGTCCTAGCAAACCTGTGGTGGTTTTAAACCCAATTGAATTTGCATTAATTAAAAGGGGACATTATAAGAAAGATAATATTGTTTTGGATTATAATGGTCAATGTTTTTATATTAGTGAAGAATTATCAAAACGTATCCAGAAAAAAGTCAAAACAGAAAATATGGAACGTTTTGGTATATCTTTAATGCCATTTGTTAGTAAAGAATTGCTTAATAAATCAAAAATTGAATTTCTATTAAAAAATATAGAACATTTAAGATTTGATAAATTTGTTGATATTGGAATATTAACAGCAAGATCCAATCAAAGAACCAGTTCAGATCAATTAAACAAATTAAGATTGGAATTAAAAAACATAAATATTGATTTGAAAAAAATTTATTTTGTTGGTACTAGTGTTAATACCGGACAAAATTACATGAATAAAATAAATATTTTACTTGAACATTTAATTGGTTTTAAAATTAAAACAGGTAAATTTGTATCATTGAAACAAGATTGGTATCCCAATGTTAGTTTTTATGATGATGATACCCAAAACATTTTTTATGCAAATGATATTCAAAAATTCTTCGAAGAAATAATAAGAAAAACTGATGATGAAATGTTACATCTGATAATGGAAAGATTAGATACAGTTAAAATTCAACTGGATAATTATTTAGTAACTTCAAACGATATAAATAGATTTGTTAAATCAACAGTAATATTACAAAAACCAATGAGATTTCCTATAAGAGAAAGAATGAAATATATTAAGGATTTTAAAGGTTTTAAATTGTGAATTCAAAAGAAATCTACGACATCTTTAGTAAATGAATTTTGATGAAATGGTCTTTAAATAATTTCATATCGTGAATTCTATTCCAAGTTCATCGTACTTTTCAATCCAAAGTAGTGTTAGAAAATCATTAAGTTTTTTATATTTTTCATCAATAAATTTGTTTTTACATATCGGTTTAAACATTTTAAAATATAAATCTATGAGTTTTCTGGAATTTTTAAGATGTTCTTCTTTTACACATGAATCAATAGTATCTACAATTTTATAAAATGATTCAAATTCGTTTGGTTTTTTATTACTTGATATTTTCATTTTAAGCCAATTTTTTACCGTAAATTAATTCTTTCAATTTTGCGTTTTGTTGTCCACCAACAAGATGAACCCAACTTAAAAATTCTGTATTCAAGTTTTCAGATTCATCATATGGTGGTTCCATTTCTTTTTCATCGTCAGATAAATGATAAAACTCAGAAACCCATTTAATAAAAGGTGGATATGTTTCCCAATCAAAAACTTTTTCATCACAAATGAAACAAAGAGATGAAAGTGAATTGTTTAAATCAGGTTCACGAAAAGATGAAAATGGGATTTTATTATCAATGAGATATCTTTCGTATAATTCCATTGTTCCCAATTTGGATTCATCAATATAAATATTTTTATCACCGTGAACAATTCCATCATTACTTACGCCACCATTGAGTAAAATAAAAGTTTTATGGTTATTAAACCAATCCTTATATAATTTGGTTTTTCCAAATTGATTTGAATATTCTTGTGAACAATGTCCGGCTTGTATCCCTTTATCAATTGTTCCAATGTTTCCCATAACAAAAAAATACATTCTTAATTCTTTTTCTTTTTTCATTTATTTATACTTATAGTATGATTGTGAATACAAAATTAAACTATTCTTCAAAATTTTCAAATAAAACAGAAATTGCTTCTCTGATGGTTGGTTTCCAATTATCTTTTTCTACAAAAAAGGTAAGACTACAATCTGATGGTACTGTTGATACAGAACTGTATCCATCTGTTCCCATAGCAAAGTTTCCATTATCATCGTATAAAATAGAAGCATCACCACCCAATTTTGTCAATGTTTCAAGAATGAAATCGACTGGTAAGTTTTTATGATGTAGTGATAATAAATCGTGAATTTCTTCACCCAATTCATCAATTTCTTTTGGTTCTTCCATATCGTAATCCAGTGTTTCTTCGTTCCAACTATTTTCGTATTGGTTAAGAAATGATTCACGAATTTTTAATTTATTTTCTATAATATTTATCATAATTATATTATTTTTTATTTTTGATAATCTAAACCACATTCCAAAGTGGAATTCAGTTCTTTTTTAATATAATCCAAATACCATTTTCCAAAATCGGATTTGATGTCATCAGAATTTGTATCTTTAAAAAATTGTTCATTTTTTTCTTTACGATATTCAGTAATAACATTACCCAATTCTTTTCCTTTTAATCCAGACCATTCCATCACCAATTCACCATTGAATTTAGCCCTTATCTTTTGATTATCTTCATCTTTCTTTTTCAAAATTTCAATTTGTTCAAGAAAATGAACTTCCGGAAAACTGGAATCGATTAAATTCAATACATCATTTGTTAATTTTTCATTATCGAATTGAAAATCTTTAATATATTCCAAAAATTTATTAAAAGTTGGACGTTTCTTGTTTCTTTTTCTATCATCTTGATTTAAATTTTCCAAGAAAAATATTTGTGGTTTAAAATATTTACATGAAATAATCCAATCATAAATTTCTTCTAATGTTTCAAATCCATTATATTTACGATTAATGTCCAATCCCATAAATGGAAACATTTTATTTATATCTTTTGTGATTAAAATTTCACCCAATTTATTAGACAGTGATTTATTGAAAATGATAGCATATAATCCATCTGGTCTATATTTTAAATATCCACGAATAGTATTATCATATTTTTTAATTAATCCCATTTTATATCCTTTTTTTGTATAACTTTCAATTTCTTTTTTTAAAACGTATAAATTTTTATTTCCGTTATTCATCCAAGTTTTACCATAAGATGAATTATCATTTCCACAATTTTTACCTTTTTTTGATAATGATAATTTATTTTTTGTTTCTTCTGACATTGGTATATTTTTGTTCCAAGGTATATTACCGATGTTTTTTCCTTTTGTTGCTTTTGATATTTTTATACGAGTTTCTTCTGATGTTAAATGTCCTGTTTGTGTTTTAAATTTATCTTTTTGTTCTTGAGTCCATTTTTTACCTTTATTATATTCGGATAATTTTAATTTTGTAATATCAGATAATTTTTTCCCTTTATGTTTTTTAGATATTTTTTCTTTTGTTTCATTAGAATGTTTATACCATTTTCTATTTTCTATTGTTTTTTTATATATTTCATTCTTTTTTTCTTCTGAATATCCTTTGATAACATTTCCACCATCACCACCTTTTGCTATATTATAAAATTGATTCGATTCACATGCTTTGTAAAAATCAATCCAATATTTTTCTTTTTCCTTTAATTCTTCCGATGTATTACAATGTTCAATTATTTCTTTTTTGAAATTTTCTTTACCATATTTTTTTACAGATCTAGTTAAATGTATTCCAGAACCAAAATAATTTGAATCATTTTTTTCATCTTAAATTACCATTATGATTTTTATTTTTATATATAAAAATCATAAGGTTCGTTATCGGGTCATTCTTCAAATTTTATAGATCTAAATAATTTTCCCAACAAATTACTTGTTGGGTCGTAATCCATCCAAAATTTAGTGGATTCCCAAACAGATTCAGCGACCGGAATTAAATCAATTTGAAATTGTTCAAAATCAAAAGTTGTTGTTCCATCATTTACCACAATTTCATTTGGTGATAAATGTTTATCGATTTCTTTACGAATATTTATACCTTTATTATAAAACTGATTATCTACTTTCAATAGAATATCCATATCACCATGATCCGGTTTGGTATGGTAAAATTTCAGAACATAAATTTCAGTTCCAAAAATTTCTTTCAATTTCGGAATTAAACGACTTTGAATGTCATAAAACTGTTCTGTCGTTTTACGCTCGGTGAATGTATGCTTTAACGCCTTTCCTCCCATTATTTCAAAAGTTTTATTTGTTTCATATATTTTTTGAATATTTTTATGTCAGGTGTTGTGATCCAATCCTTATTGTTTTGTAAATCATCTTCACTATTATAAATATAATATATGGTTTGATGTGAAAATAATAATGTATTGTTTTTTTGTCTTTTATATTTATTCCACAATTTTTTATCCGATGTTATTAAACAAGGGATTTTATCGTTTGCTAAATCTGATTCACTTCTATAAACATAGAATGTGGTTTGAGCTAAAAAAATTTTACCGTTTATTATTTCACGAACTACCATTTCACCCCCATTGACTTCTAAGTTCGTCCCCTGCATCATCATCCCCATCTAACCAATTGGCTGCCATTGTAGCGGAATTATTCATATCATAAACTTCATCCGGATTCCATTGATCATAAACTTCATCCGGATTCCATTGATCATCAACTTGATCGGTGTCCATTTCTTCTTCAATGACTTGAATTTGAGCATCAAGTTGTGCATGATTATCTTCCCCAAAAAAATTAAAGTGTGGGGCCTTTTCTTTTTGTCCTTCTAATAAGGAAACCATTTCATTTCTTTCGGCAAGTGTTCTCATAATATTTTTATATTTTTATTTGAATTACAAAACTACAACAAACTTTTGAAATAAAAAAATAATATATAAAATAAATCAAATTAATTTAATATGAAAAATTATAAGAATTTCATTAACGAAGAAATGGTAAGTTTCGATACCGTTTTTAAAACAGAAGTTAGTGATGTAACAATATATGGATTGGAAGAAACATTATCTAATAGTCCAGATGATGTGGATATAAGTCCAAGTAATGCAATTGTAACTTGGAATTTACAACCGGATATGAGACAAGATAGAATAAAATCTATGGATTTAGTTGTTACAAGAATAGAATGTCAAATTGAATGGAGTATTTATAAAGAAGGTTTGAATAATGCTAGACTTAAAGATAATTATATTTATTTTGATACTGATTCACAAGATTTTAAAGATTGGGAAATAGATCCACATATAGATTTTGAAACAGATGGTGGTGTTTGTCCAGATTGTGTGGAAATTGATTATAATTACAAAAAGATTACTATTACTTAATTTTCTGATTTTACAAATGAAAGTCCAGAATTAATTACAGAAATTTTCAAATCAATTTTTATTTTAAATCCGGGATAATGATTTGATTAAAAATGAAGTCATAGACGAAAAAGAATTTTATATAGTATGATATTAGATGAATTTGTTTTAATGTATTGGAATAATTATGATAAAAAATATTATGTTGATAAAGGATATGTTTTCACAAAAAGATTTGATAAATTTGAAGTAAATATTAAAGATTTAATGTTGTGTAGTAACTTGAAGATAAATGTTAAATGCGATATTTGTGGTAAAGAAAAACTATTATCATATCGTAAATATTTAAAAAATATGAATAATGGTGATTATTATTCTTGTTCTCAGAAATGTTCTCATAATAAATCTAAACAAACTAGTTTAAAAAATTATGGAGTGGAACATTATTTACAATCTGATATTGGTATAAAAAGAATACAAAATACATGTTTGGAAAGATATGGATTTGAAAATGTATCTAAAAACAATGAAATAAAAAAAAGGAAAAAACAAACTTGTTTAAAAAATTATGGAACTGAATATCCAAGTCAATCGAAAGAAATACAAGAAAGATATAAACAAACTTGTTTAAAAAAATATGGTTGCGAATGGCCTTGGTTAAATATAGAAGTGAAAGAAAAAGTTGAAAATACTATGTTAAAAAAATATGGAACAAAAAACCCAACACAAAACATAAATATAATGAATAGTATAATTCAAACACAAATAGATAAATATGGTGAAATTTGGAAAAATCATGTTCCTAGATATAATCCAAATTCAATAATGTATTTAGATTTAATATCAAAAAAATTAAATATACCAATTCAGCATGCTTTAAATGGTGGTGAAAAGAAATTCATAAAATATTGGATAGATGGATATATTGATAAATATAATATATGTATTGAATGGGATGAAGAATGTCATAATTTAGAAAATGATAAAAAAAGAGATGAATATTTAAAAGATAATTTTAATTGTAAAATGATAAGAATTAGACAAAAAACATTTCTTAAAAATATAGATATTGAAATTGAAAAAATAGTTGATGAAATAAATGATTATATTTTATCATTAAAATCGTATGAAAAGAAAAAATAAAAAAGGGATGAAAATAAATTTCATCCCCTTTTGTTCATTTTTTTCATCTGTTCATTGATAATGAACAGTAGATTAAAATGAACAGTTTAGATTTCAACTGCTTCAATCTTGTGAATCAAAGCCTGACGATCTTGTTCCAACATTTTCATTAAATCGAAAACTTTATCTGAAAATCCAGCCAAAGCGTAAACTTTGTTTTCTGGGAATTGTAAAGTTCCGTAACCTTTAAGGTCAATAGAATAGATATGAGACTGACATTTATACTTTTTACAGTATTCTTTGAAAGTTGTTGTTGGTGCGTGATATCCAACCCAACCTTGTTCATCAGATAAAATAATTATTCTATCGTAAGCTTTATTGGCTTTTTGAAAGATACTATGGAAATTAGTACCAGCACAAGCGAACTTGTAAATGTTTGTAATAGTCATCAAACTATCAGATGGGTTATAGTTTTTGTATTCTGCATGATCATCAAATCTCATCAAATCACAACCATTACGTTTTGCGATAGCGGCTGCGAATTGTGCACCAGCTTCAGCACAACTAATTGTACTTTTTGCTACTTTATTTGATGTCATAGAACCAGATGTATCTAAAACAACCAATGTTTCACCATCAAATTTCGGAATATTATTAAGTGAAATTTCAGTAGCTTCGTTGATGGCAGTTAGAACTTTTCTGTATTTAGAATCCGAAGTACCAAGACTTTGTAATTCTTTGTAAGCTACAAGAAATCTGAATGGTAAAACCAATGATTTCTTAATTAACTTTTCATCAGTTAAAAGTTCACAAGCGACATCAATCATTTCCGGTGCTTGTTCAACAATGTTTCTTAGGTTACGAAGTAAAGCGAAGTAACCGATTTTACGTTCACTAAGAAGCTTTGTCCAAGCGTCTTTTTTAAGGTCTTGTTTTTCATCTTCATTGTTAGCTATTTGACCAGCTTTTGACAATTCAGATTCCCAAGTGTCTTTACTACGAAGTAAATCAATTACAAGTGCTTCAAGAGCGTGAATTTTGATAGTTCCACCTTCTTGTGATTTAACCCAATTAAGTTTCTTTTCAATTTCTTTCTTATCTTCAGCTTTCTTTTTCAAAGATAATTTCTTGTTAAGTATGTCAATGTATTCTTGACGATTAACAGTTACCAAAAATTTATCACCCTGTGTTGGTACTGGGTGTACCAAGTTGGCAATATCAACTAATTTGAAGTCTTTACCTTCACCTCTCCATTTTCCAAGTTGGTATGCATCGAATCTTGAAATAGCTTCAGCGAAGCCTTTTTTCATCGAATTGGTAATTTTGTTGTCTTTCTTTTTCATGTAGTAAGCCAAGATTTCCATCATATCATCCGGTCTACGGACAATTTTGTTATAGAAATTTTTTGCCCAAGGTAAGTTGGACAAATATTTAGCCAATTCAGCAGCTGTAATATGTGATATGGATCTCATACCAAATTCATTACGGGCATAAAGTGCAGATTTAGCTACAAAATCCGGTTGTGTCTTACCAATAAGATCAATCAATCTGTTATTGGTTTGTTCTTCAGTTTCGTAAAAAGAATTCTGTACAAAGGATGTTAACAAAATAGAAACTAATTCTAATTTATTTGATTCTTTGTAGGCTTCACCACCTGCTAAGTTAACAGTTTTTTCTGCTTTGTAAGCAACTTTTTTTTCATTGAATTTTGACATAATAATCCTTTCTTTTTTATTTTTTGTTTGTTTGTAATTTAAAGTTAAAAAAAAAAGGGACTATCGAAATAAATTTCAGTAGCCCCTTTTGGTGACATTCATTTCTGAATGTCTTAATCTATAGATGAAGAAAACGATAAGTGAGATGTGAAATTTAGGTTTTCACTAAAATGAAAGATTTATCATCTTTCATATTCAACCCCGATTTTGGGTTAATTGGAACCTTGACTTTTTGGATGTCAAATCCTCGGTTTTAGGTAGAACCGAACCACCTGTTATCACCTTATTGGTGATAACGTTTCTGATGCCCGAAGGCTTCTTCCATAATTGTCGAAGTAACACTCAATCTTACTATCATCAGTAAATATTATAAGGAGTAAATCTAAAATAACTTTTTTTCATTTCCTACGAAGTAAGTTATTTTATCACTACCTTTTTTAAAAATCATTAAAATTAAGAACGTTTGTTTTATTTATATTTCAAAAAAACATAAAAGTTTAAAAAATTGTAAAGATATTTTTTTAAGAGTTTTGATAAAAAGCGACTTTTTGGTGCTTTCTATTGGAGTCGAACCAATTAGAACCGAAGTATCTCTTAAAATTGCTATTACAACATTTATTTTATATATTTGTCAAAAAAAGTCTATTTTTTCCATTTTTGATAAATATACATCTTTTTTATTAAGAAAAAAATAAAAAGTTTATTAAATATTATATTTTTTTGGCCAAAATTGTTTTTTTTGTGAATTTGGCCAAAATAATGGATTTTTATTTTCATCATCATTTTTTCTAAATGGGTCAGGTTCTCTCCAAGGATTTCGTTTAAATATTTCGTTTGAATCATCTTCTCTCCAAGGATTATTTGGTTTAATAGAATTTATTTGTGACATCACATCAACTTTATTTATGAATTGTTTTCTAGCTAATCTGAATGATTTGTAGTTTATTGTATTTTCAAGTGGTGCAGTTTCTAAGAAATTTTTAACAATTTCTTTTTCTATATCTGTTGCATTAAAGTCAATATAAGTGTCAATTATATTTTTCCAATCAATATGACTATAAATAGTTGCCAAGTTTATAATTGACATCACACAGTCATCAGTACCACTTTGAGATTTATATGTCACTTCACCATTTGCCAATTCTTTTTTGGAGAATGAACTTAATTCTATTATGGTTCCACTGTGATGTAATACCATCGCGTCTTTTTTGATACAATCTTGAAAATCTTTTATCATTAGTTTCTTGCCTTTTTCTCCACTTTTCACAAGGAAACCAACAGTTAGGTAAGTATCAGTTTCATTTTGTTTGTAACGAACAAATACCGAATCACCATAATTGTTGATATCATTAAATACATGTTTCATATTATCTAGAAGTCTATCACCCAGATTTTTATTTTTTTCAAGAACTATTTTTACTTTTTCAGAATCGAATAATTCAAATCCTATTAAATATAATATATGTGATATTTCATTTGCGTTATAAATATTATTTTGAAAAACACCAATTTGTTCCAATTTAAATAAATCATATTTGCTTTCATACATTAGTCTTTTTCTATTTATAATATCTTTATCTTTCATCATTAATCTAAAAATATTTATCACAGTGTAATTTTGTGCAAGTCCTTCACCCATGTCAATTCCTATAAATATATTATAATTTTTTACTTGTCTAATATCAAATAGATCCGGTCTATTTTTTATCCATTTTAAATCTGTATAAGGAAATTTTAATTTATTTTCAAATTGTGGTATTTCTTTATATTCAAATGGTGTTTCATTATTAGTTAAACTTTCAAATATAATACTATCAAATAATAAATTTTGATCTGTTATAAATTGAAGTCCGTATTCTTGTTTGAATTTATCTTCACCACCTATAAGATTTGTTTCTTCTTCTTCCCAATTAGAAATATATGCAATTTCAGTAAAAGGAATTTCACTTTCAAATTCCATATTGTCATCTCTTGTTTCTAAATTTGTTGCAATTCTTAATGAACGGATACTGGAAATATCAGATTGAAGTGATGGGGTTATTTCATCATCTTCGTAAAATTTAATATGATGTATAGCTATACCATCAAGTACCTTATCATAAAGTTTATAACCCAATTCATTTCTCAAATAATTCAAAACATAACCTTCAGTTAATCCGTGTTTTTTGAGTTTGTCGTCAATGAATTTTATTTTAGTATCCCTCCTACCTTTTATTTGATACCAATAAACTTTAAGTGCTTTATATGGGTTTTTATGTGGATCACCTTCTGGTAATTCGGCATCTCTTAATAATTCAAAGAATAAATTTCTACCGTCCGGGGTTGATGTAATAATAATTTTTGAATTTGTAATTGATGATACAGTTGGTACAACGGATGAATAATAAGCTCTAATTATATTATCTGGAATTTTAGCAAACTCATCGAGATATAGTAAATCTATTGTAAAACCAATGGCCGGTTCTTTGGATCTATTTTGTGTTTGTATTCTACTACCATTTTCAAAAGATAGTGATCTTTCGTTCCAGTTGTTTATACCGGCCTTTAAGTAGAATGGTAATAATTTATATATGTCTTTTATTTTTCTTATAATTTCTTTAACAGTATTAGATACGTTAGCAACAACCATAACCCCTTTATCTTTATTAAATAAAACAGTCCACAACATTACAATTGCAGCACTAACTGTATTTAAACTTAAAATATCATTTGTATAATAACTATGTTCATTGGATTGAATTGATAAATCGAACATAGAAACTTTATAGTTTTGTTTAATAATAGATTTTATTTTTGATGGACCCCTTTTGGTTAAAACTATATCATCGTGTGTTAAATCTTTAACAAATTTAATTATATGATTTTCACAAAAAACACCATGAACATCCGCACAATTTAATTTAATACCATTTTCCAATTTTAGTGTATAAAATGTATATGGTTGTGTTAAATTAATTTCTTCAATTGGAACAAAACCATAATCTGTTTCGACTAATAAATTTTCTAATGGTAAAAAATTTAATATTTTTTTTGTTTCATCATTTTCATCTAAATCTATGTTTCTATATTCATAATTTTCTAATTTTTCAATTAAAAAATATATAATATTTCTTAATATTTTCTTAAACATTTTTATTTTTTATTAATTTTAAAATAATAGATTTTATATATTTATTATTATTTTTCCATTCTTTTTCCCATACATGTATTAAATTGATATTTTTATTTTTACAATTATTTGTTTTATCATTATGATAATTTTCATTTTTATAGATATTACTATGCCAATAATCACCGTTATATTCAAATGCTAAATTTAAATCTGGTAAATAAATGTCTAATTCTTTACCATTTAATATTTTTCTATCATTTTTAATTATTACCCCTTTATAATTTTCTTTTATGAATTTAAATAATTTTCTTTCACCGTCTGATGTTAAAGAATGTTCTGGATAACATATTGTACATGTTGTTATGTTATGTGACAACCTATTATGAAATAAATTAATATTTATTTCATAATTATGTCCTTCTTCACAACAACAGAAATATTTTTTATTTTCGTAATCTATTTTTTTAATAAATAAATATTTAGATAACATTTTTTTATTATAATATTTTTGTGTTTTTTCTTTATGTTCTGGTAATTGTGATACATTTTCAATATTATATTTTGTTTTACATGTTTTTTTAATTTTTATAATGTTATTGTAATTTTCATTATCATATTTTTTGTTTTTTGTATTTTTCGCTTTTTCAACAAAAAATGAATTTTGTGCTGGTCTATCACAATTGTATTTTTCATTATTTGTTTTTATAGATTTTTGTAAAATTTCTTTATTTTGTTGTGGATAGTCACAATCATATTTTTCATTATTTGTTAATTTAATTTTATTTTTAATTTCTTCATTTTGAAAAACATTTTCAAATCCATAAATTTCCAAATTTGTTTTTTTACATTTATTTCTATTATTATAAGTTTTATTATTATATTTTTTTTGACATGTTAATTTGTTTTTAATGGATGAACATTTGTGACAAGTATATAAATTATATTTATTAAAATTATTATTATAACTTTGATAAGATATAATTTTTTCACATCCACAAATATCACAAATTCCTGTTATTTTAACATGTGATTTTAATGAGACGTGTTCTATTTTTATTAAAATTTCATCATTTAAATTACAAACATAACCAAAATTTCTAAATTTTTTAATTGTTTTGTCTGCAATTTTGATGTTTACTTCTTTTTCTTTTATCATTTTTTATTTTATTTTAAAAATTTTAAACATTTTTGAATTGTTTTTTCTGGATCGTTTTTATAATCCGATTCCCATATGATCAAAATGCTAAAATTTTTCTTTTCGGCTGCTAATATTTTTTCTTTATCGTGTTTCCAAATATCTTCGGATTTTAACCATTTTCTATATGGGTGTGGATTATCATTATTTTTCCATTTGATTGGATTTGCGTGATACATATCACTATTAAATTCGATTATCTTTTTTTTATTTTTATCAGTAAAATCATATTGATAAAATTTATTTTTTTCAGATAAATTTTCATTTTTTTCAGATATGAAATATTCTTTGTTTTTAGTTGCAAAATAAACATTTATTCTATCTTTAATTTCATATTGTTCTAAAATATCATAGAAAAGTTTTTGAGATATTTTAGAGAACCCACATTTTAAATTTCCATTTTCCAATAAAGATTTTTGCCATTTATTTTGACGTTCATTCCATATTTTTAAACCATCAATTTCACCGTGTTTTTCTATATATTTTTCTAAAGTAAATGTTCTTTGTCTTTCAGATAATTTTTGTTTTGCATCAATTTCATTGTATCCTTTCTTTAACCAATATTCAATTCTGGTAGATTGTTGTTCTGGTGTTATATTTTCATGAACCTTTTTTGAAAATTCAATAGCTTCATTTTCATTTTCATACTTTATAAAATTTTTTGAAAAAGGACTTCTCTGTTTTCTTTGTTCTTCTGTTGTTTTTGATTTACTGTTTGGATTTTTTTGTCCTGTTATTTTGTCTGAAAATAATTTTTTATATTTTTCTTGTTTCATGTGTAATCCACCATTTTTAGTTGTTTCTTTATAATCGGATTCTGAATATAAAGGTTCACCGGGATATAACTTTAAATATTCGTCTGATGTTAAACCATGTTTTTTTAAATGTCTACCATATATTCTGGTTGATTTTTTTCCACATATTTTACAAGTAATTAAATTTTCCATTGTTGTTTTTATTTTTATATATTAATAGCAAGCGGACAAAATGGGATATTTATTCTACATATTTTAGAATTTTATAAAGAAATAATTTAGTTTTTTCAATAATGGTTAATTTTCTATATTTTTTAAGCGTTTCGTAATATAATTCACCAATTGAAATTTTAAAAATATATCCATTTTCATCTTTTAAATTTGCTAACGTATTGAAAATTAAGCACTTACCGGATTGTCTACTAGCCATTAGTATCGAATATCTGTTTTCAGTATATAATTTTATAATATCTTTTTGGTATTCACGAAGTTTCATTTGTCCGATGCTACCATCTTCCAATTTAATTTTACAGTAGTGTTCCGCGAAGTAATATACAGATAATTTACATCTGACATATTCACGTATCTCTTCTTCTGTCATAGCGAATTTTAATCCCGGTCTTCTAATACCCGGATTATTCTTAAACCACAGTCTTTCAGTTAGTTTAAGTGGTAATGCTAATCTTTCTTTCTCTTGAATTTCTTTAACTTTTTCAGTAGTTAATATGTGACTTTGATCAATATTTTTATTTTTGGGTGATGTTGTTTTTGCCATAATTGTATTTATTTCTTTTTCAACGTATTATATATATTAAATTTTTAATGTCATTTTTTTAAACTTAATTTCATATTTTATTTATAAAAAAATAAAAATTATTAATGAATAGAACAGAAATTTTAGGAACTGGAAATAAAAATATTTTAGTATTAACTGGTGTTCATGGAAATGAAATATCACCAGTTTATGCTGGATATATATTAAAGAAATTTGATTTTGATAAATCTAAATTTAAAAAATTAACAATTTTAAATGCTGTAAATACTGATGGAATAAAAAACAATATAAGGGAAATTCCAAATGATAATACTAGTGATTTAAATAGAATGTTTAAAGTTGATTTTGATAATAATATATCTATTGATGAATTAACAAAATTATTTAATGATAATGATATTATTATTGATGTACATTCATCTCCAAGATGTTGTGAATTTATATTGTTAAATCAGGATGAAACAACAAATTCGTATGTTGAATTTGCATTAAAACATGATATTAAATATCTTATTCGTTATTCTGATTCAAATACAATTAAGAAATACGGTTTAGATAAAGGGAAGATTAGTTTTACAATTGAAATAAATCAAATGAATTATATTGATTATGATAGTGCAAAAAGATGTTCCGAATTGATAATTAATATTATAAATAATTGTGATGATTTTAAATTAACTTTATGTGAACCCAAATACGATGAATTTTTTGAATTTTTCACTTATAAAGATGGATTATTTTTACCTAAAGTAAAAATTGGTGATATTATATCAGAAGGTGATTGGTTGGGTGAATTGTTGGATCTAACTACTTTTGATACAGAAAAGATTTTTTATAGAAAAGATAGAAAGTCTAGAATTATATGTAGTGGTGAAAGTCAATATGTATCCGCTGGGAGAAGTATGTTCTTTTTACAACCAGTTTAAATTATATATACTAAAAATAAATATATTTTTATGAAACACATAAAGGAATAGAAATGAATACGATCCTAATACATATAAAGAAACTGGTTGGAAGAAATTACAAAAAAGATGGTGGTGTGGATTTTTTAGATTTTTAAAAATTATATTAAAAAATGAATGAAGATATTTTAATTGGATCATCATTTTTTGCACCTTGGATGTTAATGGATTATATTACGGATGGATATGTTATTGTAAGTATGAGTGATGTTTATTATAAGACCGCAAAGGGATTGCTGATAGAATGGGTTTTGCATTACCAAAAATAAAATTTCACAAATTTTAATCATTCTCTTTTATTAGTGTCATAAATTTGAAATATTTCGTTCAAATGATCAACCATATCTGATTCTGCGTTATCTATTAAAATATTTCTTATATCGTTATTATCTTTTATTTTAATATCCTTTTCAATTTTTGTACTTTCAGTAAAGTACACATTATGAAAATCATTTTTTGATATAAAAATATCCACTTTATTTTTATTTTCAGTTTTTTCTACAACTTTAGAATTTATAATTAAATCGACAAAATCATTAGATATTTTATCTATTTCATTCAATTGAGAAATATCATCAATATATATTTCTTTGAATTTAGGACTGTAATTATTTTCAATAAATCTAACTTCATTTTGTTTTAAACTAAAAGCATAAAACCCATGTGGTGATGTTGTATAATCTTTATTTAATTGATAAGGTGATGTAATATTTATATTTATATCACTACCTTTTTCATTGTCGTAAAACCCGTTAAATGTTTTTTTGATATCTTTTATTTCTTTTGGTGTGTTATTATAAAATAGATATTCAGTATCATTGTCTGGCATTAAAAAATTACCATTTGGTATGAACATTAAATTTTTAACTTTTTTGGTTTCTTTAAATATTTTTATATTCTTTCTATTGAATAAATCTATTGATAAATCATCATTAGACCCTTTCAGAACGAATATTTGTATAAAGGTGGATAGTTCATCAAATATATCAAAGACATCCCTCAAAACCTTAAAATGTGTAGATTGTTTGTTATAAAATATGTTTCCGGTATGAACAAGAATATCACCTTCACGATATACTTTTTTCAAGTATGGTATGAAAGAATTTTTAAAATAATTAATTTGAATGTCGAACATTTTCGGGTATCCAAATAGTGTGTTCCCTATAATATATATCATGTATATTTTATAATATTTTTAGTTAAAAGTTTTAATTCATGGCACAAAAAACCCCGTCCTGTCGGCGGGGTAATATTTAATTTAAATTATTTTGATAAAAGGACAATTAGACCATTTCTTATTAAATCGTATAAATCTTTTGGGATATTTGATATAATAGAAAAATTATTGTTTCCTTTAATTTTTATTTGTGATGAATTTTCATTTAATTTTTTATTTTTAATTTGAATTTCCATGAAACTTAATACAAAAGGTTGAATTTTGAAACCTTTATCATTATTTCTAATAACGTGAATTTCATCATTTTTTTCAGAAACCATATACCAACATTTTTCCTTGATACCTTTTGTTGTTAAAAAATCTTCAACATCTTGAAGTTTCAATCCTGTATAATGTGTAACTTTTCCAATGACTTTAATTTCCTTCTTCGAATCTAACATTTCGTTTGTTGGGTTTGAATTATCTGGATTTTTTTCAATTTCCTCTTTTTCGAGTTTTTTCGGATCAGTTAAAACTTTTTGTGGTTGTTCTCCCTTATCTACTTTATGTGATGGTTTTTCTGGTTCTACTTTATTTTCTATTATGGATTTTATTGGAACTTTATTTTCCACTTTTTTTACGGGTGGTTTTAATATTTGTTTCGGTTCTTCTTTTCGAACAGTTTCGAACTTATTATTTTTTGGATAATGTTCTAAAATATTTTCAAATTTAACAGATATTATTGTTTGACCCACTTTAACGTCATAGGTTTCAATTCCGTTTTTTTCATATGTTTTACAAATTTCACCCCTAAACTCACGTCCTTTGAATTCAGTAACAACTATATCACCATCTTTTATCATACTAACAACTTTTTGTGGTTGTTGTTGAATGGGTATTTGTGGAGATAAATTATTATCTTCAAATAGTTTATACAAATCTTTAATATCTAATTCCATATTTAATATATTTTTATTGTTCAGTTGCTGGTATTTGTTGTGCTGTTTGTTGAGGATTTGGTTGTCCTGATGTTGCCGGTGGACTTTGAATTTGCTGTCCTTGTCCACCTTGTGATGTTTGTGCTGGTGGTTGTGATTGAATTTGTGCTGGTGGTTGAGCAATTTGAGCTTGAGTAGATTGAGCAGATTGAGCTTTTTGTTCACCTTCAGTTCCAGTTGCAATTGATACTGGAAAATTCTCAATTATCATTAAGTGTGAAGTGGATGTGGCATAATCAACTAAAGTTCTAGCAATTAAATCATCTGACCATATACCACCTTTGGCTATATCTTTACCTGTTTCATCCAGTACTTTTTTAATAAAACTTTTTACTAAGGCCAAAGGAAAATTTACCATTTTGACTATTGGTATTGAATCCATTTGTGATTGTGAAGCTTCAATAATTTTAGATTCATTAGTAGATTTTTTTTCACGAAAATCTTCGAAATTTGTTAAGTTTTTTGCCATAATATTTTTTAATTATTTTTCTAGTATATATTAAAGTAAAAAACTCATTTTTAAATGAGTTTTTTACAGGTAATTTCTATATATTAAAAAATAAAGGACTAAAATTGATTTATTTCTTTTTACCGAATCTCCATTGAAGAATGTCATAATGTATAGAAAATCCCATACTCCAACCAAATCTGGGATTTGCTAAATTATAATCTGTATTTAAACCAAATCCAATATATGGTCCTATTGCCCAATTTTTTGATTTATCTATTAATGGTTGTGGTGCTTTTTTGTAGAAAAAACCACCATCTAATTCTATCAATTTTATTTTTGGTGATTCTGATATGGCGAAAACTCTATATTTGTCATCTAAATCTTTTAATCCGTATGTTATTTTTATTGTTGTTAAATTAGTATCAATTATAGTAATATCTGGTTGTATTGTCCATTTTTTAGTTATTTCATTTGGTAATAAATAAAATCTACTAGAACCGACAAGTTTTTGTTCAAAACCTTTATCTTGATAAAATGATTTAAATTTTAAACCATATTGAAATTTAGTAGAGTCGATAGTGATTAATTCATTGGATGTTTTAATACCACCCAAATCACCTTGAACTTTTGAATTTATTGCAGCTATAATATCACCTTGAACTTTTTTAAGTTTATCATATAATACTTTATTATAATTTTCTAAATCTTTCAATTGTTCCAAAACATAATTATCTTTTGAAAACTCATATGCTTTTAATTTTTCATTAAATTCCACTCTAATACTATCTGTCATAGCACTTATATTTTGAGTTCTAATTTTTTCTTGAAAAACTCTATCTTCACGTTCTTTTTTTAAATTTGAACACGTTTGAAATAAAAAAACGGATAAAACAAGTATGATGCCGAATAATATTATCGAATAATATTTCTTAATGAATTCTAAAATTTTCATAATTTTAATTTTAATTTAATTTATGTTTTATATAAATAAAATATTTTTTTGTTTTATAAATTATAAGTATTTATTGCTGTTTTATTAGATATTTGATAATTTTTTTTAATGGACAGTGTTATGATTTGATTTGTCCAATTATAACCCCCAAAATAACCATTTATCCATTGTCCACCCAAATAAACACCATAAAAATATCCTTCGTGAAATACACCATTAAAAAACGCACCACTTGATGGAATGTTTGTAGTTAAACCATAACGATTATTATAAAATTTTCCACCGTAAAAATCACCATTATACCAATTTATTATTGATGGTGTTAATGTATAACTTGATTCCGGTTCTGGGTTAACATCAGTTGAAATATTATCAGAATTACCAAAAATACCATTATTAAATGTTCCGCCACTCCAATTGATTTGGGGTGGATCATACAAAATTGATGATGATATTTTCATTTTTATGCCCATTGTACCATTATTAAATGTTCCATTATACCAATTAACTGCATGAAATGTGGAATCGTTGACAATACCATTTTTCCAAATACCATAAAGCCAAACCGAATTATTAAAATTACCATAATTAAAAGTTCCACCACTCCACATACTATTTGTGAAATTACCACCATTAAATATTCCATTTAACCAAAAAGAATTTACAAAATTACCACTATTAAATGTACCATTTTTCCATTGCTGTGTAATTCCAGATGATAGAAAAACATTTGTATTATTAACACCTGTATTGAAAATTCCATTATTGAAAATTCCATTATACCAAGTACTATTTTCAAAAGTTCCATTATTAAATGTCCCACCTGACCAAATACTATCTTTAAAAATTCCATTATTAAATGTCCCACCACTCCACATACTATTGTCAAAAGTTCCATTATTAAAAGTTCCATCTGACCATATTGATGACTCTAAAAAATTTTCACCATTAAAACAACCACCCAACCAATTGGAATTGAAAAATTTTCCACCATTGAAAGTTCCACCACTCCAATTACTGAAAGAAAAATCGGGATCATCCGGATCTTTAAAAATACTACTATTTCCATTAAATATACCACCCAACCAAGTACTATATTCAAAAATTCCATTATTAAAAATTCCAGTTACCCATGTTTTTCCATTAAATACCCCCTCATTCCAAATTCCATTATACCATATATTTGGACCAAAATTTGTAGTTAAACCACTACCGTACCAAATACCATATTTCCATATTGATTTATTATCTATATTACAATTTATAAAATTACCATATTCAACTGTTAATCCCTTAAAATCACAATTTATAAAATTCCCGTTATATATCGTTCCACCAGAAAATGTACAATTTGAATAATATCCATTATTTATTATTGAACAAAAGAATTTTGTGTATGATATATAAGTGTAACCATATAAATTATTATTTTTCGTATAATAACTAGTTACAGGGTTTTCTGTTTTTATATTATAATCATATTTTTTATATTTATATGGATTTATAGAAATTGGTGATTTTTTTGTTAAAGATGATAATTGAGAATTAACAGATGTATATTGTGTATCATATTTATCTTTAATATCAATATAATAAGCATTATAAACATTTCCTAAAAGAACACTCGAATTGGTTCCACCACTTAATATAATACACTGTTTAATATCAATATCAATATAAGTATCTGTTTGACTATTCAAATCTACAGATCTAAAACAAACACCATCGACCCAACCACCATAAAAATTTATTTTATTTATATATATTTTACATAAATAGTGATTATTTAATTGAATATTATCCAAATTTGAATTATAATATCGTTTAATTGTTATTTCATTGTTTGATTCGTTGGTGTTCAAAACTTCATAACCTTGACTTGATTTTAAATAAATCCAATTTGTATTTCCACTATATTCATAATAATTATCTAATATTGTTTGTCCGGTTCCACTATATCCATTATCATCAAACATTATAAAAACATAATCACCTTTATTAATTGACATATTTGTTTCAGTATATAACTTAACATAATTATTATCATTTGATATTACGGGTAATAATTTGACAGAATTTGGTGAAATTGAATATTTTGTATTATTATTTATATTTAATATTTCTCCAAATTTTTGATTGGATACATTTGTTTGGGTTGTCATTAAATTGGTTACACTTTTTATTGTATATATTAAAAAGTGTTTGTTAAATTAAACTTTTTTTATTTTGATAAGTATATTAGAAAAATAATATTTATTGAATGATTAGTCAATCTGAAGAAGAATATAAAAAATTTCTAACATCTATTTTTGTTGAAAAAAGGGATATTTTTAAAAAAATGATAATTGAAGTTAATAAGGCATTGAAAGATTCCATGAAATTGGATTTTCAATATAATTATGATGATTTTTGTACAGATTATATGACTGTTTTTATATCTTTTTTTAAAAGACACCCGGATGTGGATTATCTGGATATGAATATGGTAACGTTTTATACAAATATTATTTTGGGGGAGATTTTTTTAAAAATAAAAATTAAGTATTCTAACAATGAAGGAAGAAATGTTGATAATGTTGACAAATGATTTAGTTGAAAATAGAGAAAAATTTAAAGAAATGAAAGATGATGTTTCTAAATTGGTTGAAAGATATGATGGAAAAGGTATCGATTGGTCATATGATGAATTTTGTATAAAATTCATCAATAATTTAAAAAGAAAAAATATAAAAACTAATTTTACAGTTGAACAAATGAAAATGGTTTTTCTAGATTGCATGGTGGAAATCGGAGTTGAAGAATTACACTACCGGGGGAAAGAAAGTGAATCTGAAATATTGTATAGAATATTGAAAAATAAAGAATATGATTATGAAAAATCCAGTATTTGAAAAAATTATAATTTCAATTTAATATTTGATATATCAAATTCAGAATTATTTTGTTTAATAATCCAAAAATTTCTTTTTACGAATCTATAATTTTTTATCGCATCATATACATTTCTTGTACATATACCAACAAATTTTGAACATTCTTCAACATTATTAAAATTATTAATTATTTCTAAATTTTGATTTAATAGATATAATGGTGTTTCATGACTTCTAATACCTAAGTGAGATTTACTTATTTTTTCTTTGGTAATATCTGAATGTTTTCTTCCTGTTTGTGATATACTCATTTTTTTCTTCGTTTCATTGGAAATTTTCCCCCCTACTTTTCCAAGATTCAATCATTTTTGATTTGGTTTCCATAGAATGTTTTTTACCATAAAAATGATTATTATTACCGATTGTAGAATTTCTAATTTTTTCAATTGTTTTATTTGAAACTTCTTTATTTAAATTTATTTGTCTTAGTTTTTCTTTTGTAATATCACTAACTTTACTATTTTTTCCTCCGGGTCTAATATTATATCCAATTTTTTTATCTGTTGATTTATAAAATTCTATATAATATAATTCTTTTTCATTTAATTCTTCAATTGAATTTGCATAATATAAAATTTCACACTGAAAATTTTTATATCCATATTTGTGAATAGATTTCGATATTATTTGTTTGGAATTTTTTTTGGAATTTTTGTGTTTATTTAGTCTTGATTTTAAATTTATTGATTGTCCAATATATATTTTATTATTGATATTATTTTTTAATAAATAAATTGTAAAATTTGTTTTATTTTCTAATAAAAAATTATCAATTAAACTTATCATCATAATATTTATATATTAAAAAATAAATTGAAAATAAATTAAAAAAACACCAATTTGGACCGATTAAATTTAATATATAAAAAAGCCTATTATAATTTTTAAACTTTTTTGTTTTGATGTTATAAAAGGTTTTGAAAGGCAATTTTTAAATTTTTAGGATTAATTGGCTTAACGAAAGACTTCACATTTAAAGGCTTTCTAAAAAACAATCAAAGCATGTATGGAATACAAGGAATTTGATGACAAATTTTTGTTCGAATCTGACGCAGATCAACAAAAAGAAGAAATGAGTTTTCTTAATAAGAAAACTAAAAACCAAGACGGTATTTATCGTCCAACACTCGAAGAAGCCGCTGATGTAAAAGTGGGCTACAAATCAAAAATTCGTTTTCTTCGTAATTTAACTAGAGGTGGTAAATTAGGACCAGCTTCAGTTGAAAAACATGTGCATTATGTTGCACGTGGACCATTTGACAATCATCCTGATTTAATCGGGTATTATGATTGTGAACGTAATTTTAAAGAAAAATGTGATCTTTGCACAATGTTTTGGAAATTGAAAAAATCTAAAAATCAAGCTGATGTTGAAAAGGCAGAACTGTTGAATAGGAATACTAAATATTACAGTTATGTTGAAATAATTGAAGATGTTCAACACCCAGAATTGGTTGGAAAGATTTTAGTTTTCCCTTACGGGTACAAAATTAAAGAGAAGATTAATCTCGAAATGACAGGTGAAGTTACCGGAACGAAGTGTAATATTTTTGATTTCGCGAAAGGAAAAGATTTTATCTTAATCATTAAAGAAAGAAAAACGGCAGTTGGTACTTTCCCAGACTATGATAATAGTACATTTTTGGAATCATCACCATTAAAAATCTATAACGAAAAATCACAAAAATTTGTGGCAGTTCAATTAGATGAAAATAATGAAATTTCTGATAAGAAATGGCAATCAAAAATTAGAGAAGTTCTTTTGGGTCGTGATGAAAAAGTAAATATTGAAGATCATATTCCCAACAAGGAATGGACTGATGAAGAAAGAGATAAAGTTGGTAGGATTATCAATGTGTTAAATGGATCTGATGTATTTGCAGCAGAATCGGCAACCAGAGAAGTACGTAATACTAACCCATCCACAACATCAAAACCACAATCACAATCAGTTGTGGCTGATGCTGAACTTGACGATTTTTTTAATTTCGCAGAAGCTGAAGATGAAAAATAAATAAGATTATTTTTCTAAAATAGAAAAGGACTGAATTAACATTCAGTCTTTTTTTTTGAAATACGAAAAAAATTTAGTTCGTGCCGTAAGGAATTTTTAACTAAAAAAATTTTAAATATTTTTAAAACAAAAATGTAAAAGTGAAATATAATAAATTATATTTCAAAAAACCATTTAAGTTTAAAAAATAATTACAAATTTAATGATTAAACCCATCGATGAAATTGAAAAAAATGAAGAAGATACTATATGGGATGACATAGAAAATAAATTAGACACAGTTCAAAATGAAGAAATAGAAGATATATTAATTGATAATAGTGAGATGGGGGAATTAGAACAAGATGATATAATAAGTAATATAAATGATGAATCTGAAAGTGATTTAGATATTTATTTTAAATTCGGTACAAATAATCATAAATTAGATGGAAAACATAGCTTAAAAAGAGATACAATTTTAAATGGTAAAGTGGATGAGGTGGAAGTGGAGGGAATGGAAACTTATAAACAAGATATGGATTATTTTTCATCACACGATCCAGTAGAACATGGATCAATTTTTGAAGATGAAAGTAGAAATAATGAAGAATTAGCGAATAGAAGAAATTTATCACAAGATATTTATACAATTTTAAAAGAAAAAACAAATATAGATTTTAATGTGAATCGTAGAAAACCAAATAAAATAACATTCAATTCGTATTATAAAATGTTATTAAATGACGTTGGAAAAACATATACTAAATCGGAAATATTTGTGGAATTGGCGTATTATTTCACAGATAATATTTTCAATATGTATAAACTTTTGGATAAGAAATATGCTATCGGTATTATTGAAGAATTAAGAGATAAGGGTTATTTATCTAATCTTAAATCAATAAATTTCATGTAAATGAATAAAACAGAAAATTTTATTAAAAAATCTATTGATATTCATGGTAATTTATATGATTATTCATTGGTTGAATATATTAATAATAATACCAAAGTAAAAATTTTATGTAATGAACATGGTGAATTTAAACAAAAACCAGTAAATCATATATATTTTAAATGTGGTTGTCCTAAATGTGCAGGAAAAAATATAACTACACAAGAATTTATAGAAAAATGTAATAAAATTCATGGTAATTTATATGATTATTCATTGGTTGATTATAAAACAATGCACATTAAAATAAAGATAATATGTCCAGAACACGGTATTTTTGAACAAACACCATCTAATCATATTCATCATGGATGTAAAAAATGTTTTTTTGATAAAAAGAGAAATAATGAAAAAATAATAATTGAAAAATTCAAAAAATTACATAATAATTTATATGATTATTCATTGATTGATTATAAAACTATGAATACCAAAATAAAAATAGTTTGTTTAAAACACGGTATTTTTGAACAAACACCAGTGAATCATTTACAAGGTAAAGGATGTTATAAATGTTCACCAAATAGTAAAAAAGATATTTTTTTAATTTTAGAAAAATTAAATGAATTACATAATAATAAATATAATTATGATATGAATTTTAATAAAACTTCAAATAAAATTGAAATTTTATGTGACAAACACGGTATTTTTTACCAAACACTAAATAATCATTTGGATGGTCATGGGTGTCCTTTTTGTAATGAAAGTAGTGGTGAAAAGAAAATTAATCAATATTTAAGTGAAAAAAATATAAAATTTGAAAGACAAAAAACATTTTCATCTTGTAAAGATAAAAGAAAATTACCATTTGATTTTTATTTATGTGATTATAATTTATGTATTGAATATGATGGTGAACAGCATTTTATGATTGTGGAAGAATGGGGTGGTGAAGAAAAATTTTTAATTATTAAAAAACATGATGAAATAAAAAATGAATTCTGTTGGAAAAATTCAATAAAATTATTGAGAATTAATTATGAAGAAAAAATAGAAGAAAAAATATCTAATTTTTTTTTAGACATTCTTTAAAAATTATTATATAAATAAAAAATAAATATATTTTATGGATAGAAAAAACGTATTCGACTCAACTTTGAAATATTTTAATGGAGATACTTTAGCAGCTGATGTTTGGGTGAATAAATATTGTTTAAAAAATGTTGAAAATGGTGAAATAGTATATTATGAAAATACACCCGATGATATGCATCGAAGAATATCAGATGAATTATATAGAATTGAAAACAAATATAAAAATCCTCTTGAAAAAGAAAAAATATTTGATTTACTTAAAAATTTTAAATATATTATACCACAGGGATCTCCAATGTCTGGTATAGGTAATAATTTTCAAATAGTGAGTTTAAGTAATTGTTTTGTCATTGGACATGAATATGATTCATATGGTTCCATTATCATGTGTGATGAAGAACAGATTCAATTGATGAAAAGAAGGGGTGGTGTAGGACACGATTTATCACATATCAGACCAACAGGAACCGTAGTTCAAAATTCCGCGTTGACATCAACTGGTATTGTTCCGTTTATGGAAAGATATTCAAATTCAACAAAAGAAGTGGCACAGGATGGTAGAAGAGGAGCTTTAATGCTTACAATTTCAGTCAAACATCCGGACGCTGAAAATTTTATTGATGCAAAACTAGAGCAAGGAAAAGTGACAGGTTCAAATATTTCAATAAAAATTGATGATGAATTTATGAATTGTGTTTTAAATGATACACCATATATTCAAAAATTTCCAATAAATTCAGACAATCCAAAGGTTACTAAAAGTATCGATGCTAAAAAATTATGGAAAAAAATAATTTACAATGCATGGAAATCAGCAGAACCGGGGGTTTTATTTTGGGATACTGTTATTAGAGAATCTGTTCCAGATTGTTATAAAGAAGATGGTTTCACTACAATCAGTACTAATCCTTGTTTATCTGGTGATTCTCTTATTACAACAACAAAGGGTGAAATATCAATTAAAGAAATTTTTAATAATTTCAAAAATGAAAAATATCAAGTTTTAACATATAATGAAAAAAATAAAAATTTAGAATATAATAATGTATCTGATGCTATTTTAACAAAAAGAAATGCCAATATAATAGAAATTGAATTAGTTGATGGAACTACATTAAGATTAACACCAGATCATAAAGTTTATACGAAAAATAGAAAATGGATAGAAGCATCAAAATTAACAAATGATGATATATTAATAAAAATAGATTAATAAATCCATGTGATTATTTTATATATAGGTATAAAATAATCACATGGATTGATGGAAAAAATATTATCCTTTTTTAATGATGTAAAATTAAAAAAATTTAAAACAAGAAATGGTGGTTCAATTTATCATGATAAAGACAAAATAAAATCAGATATTAGATATGATTTGGTTAAAGAATTTATAGAAAAAAATTATTATACTAATGGTATGGGAATAAAATCAATTATTAAAAAATATAATTTACCAATTACATATTCTATTTTAAGATTTTATTTTATAAATTTTTTTAAAATTAAAATTAGAGATAATAAAGAAATAACAGATTTTATAAGAAAATCAAGAAGAGAAAAGGCAACATATGAACGAGATAATAAAATTGGGTTTTTTAATCAAAATTTACAAGATAACCTTAAAATTAGAAATAGTACAATAAGAGGGATACAAGGTTATTATTTTAATATTTCATTAAATAAATATGTATGGTTGAGAAGTTCTTGGGAATATATTTTTGCGAAATGGTTAGATAAAAATAATTATAAATGGGATGTCGAAATTAAAACTTTTGAAATTTCGAATAATAAAAAATATAGACCCGATTTTTTTATATTTGATAATAATGATAATATTATTAAAATAATAGAAGTTAAAGGTTATTGGAAAGATAAACTTTATAAATTTGTAGAACTAAAAAATATGTTAAATAAATCTAATATTGAATTTATTTTGGTTGATAAAATAAAAACATATTCATATAATGGATTTAAACAAGATTTGAATAATTGGAAAAGAGAAAGAATTTTGGATTTAAAAAAATAATTTTAATATGAAAGAGATAAAAATTAAAAAAATAAACATTAAACAAAATGATGATGTATATGATTTAAAAATAGAAAATAATCATAACTTTTTTGCAAATAAAATATTAGTTCACAACTGTGGTGAGATTCCATTATGTCCAAATGATTCTTGCCGCTTATTGGCAATAAATTTATATAATTTTGTAAAAAATCCATTTACTAAAGATCCAATTTTTGATTGGGAATGGTTTAAAAAATGTGTTTTGTATGCAGAAAGATTCATGGATGATATTATAGATTTGGAAATTGAAAAAATTGAAAAAATTATTGAAAAAATAAAATTAGATCCAGAACCAGAATATATGAAAAAAGTGGAAATGGAAGTTTGGAATAAAATTATGAATATGACTAAAAAAGGTCGTAGAACTGGATTGGGTGTTACAGCAGAGGGAGATATGTTAGCTGGTATGGGTTTAATTTATGGAACCCCGGAAGCAACTGAATTTTCAACTAAAATTCATAAAACACTCGCAATCGAAGCTTATCGTTCATCCTGTATTTTAGCTAAAGAAAGAGGTACATTTCCTATATATGATTACAATAAAGAAATAAATAATCCATTTATTAGCAGATTAAAAAATGATGATCCAGAATTGGATGAAATGTTAAAAAAATATGGAAGAAGAAATATATCATTACTTACAATTGCACCAACCGGCAGTGTGAGTATTTTAACACAAACGACATCAGGTGTCGAACCTGTTTTTCTTGTGTCTTATAAAAGAAGAAGAAAAATAAATCCATCAGATAAAGATATGATGGTGAATTTTGTTGACGATGAGGGAATTAAATGGCAAGAATATAATGTATTTCATCATAAATTTGAAGTTTGGTTGAAAAACAATGGATATAATATCGATGAAGTGAAACTTATGAAGGAAGAAGATTTGAAAGAAATAATCAAATTATCACCTTACTATAAAGCAACATCAAATGATGTTGATTGGGTTGAAAAAATTAAAATGCAAGGTAGTATTCAAAAATATGTCGATCATTCTATTTCAGTAACAGTAAATTTACCGAAAACTGCAACAGAAGAAATGGTTTCCCAAGTGTATGAAACCGGATGGAGTAGTGGGTGTAAAGGCGTTACTGTATATAGAGATGGTTCAAGACAGGGTGTTATTATTTCTAATGAAAGTAAAGATAAAAAAACATCAACAAATAATATTCCAAAAAGGCCAGTAAAATTACAATGTGATGTACTTAGATTTGTAAGTAGAGGTAATAAATGGGTTGGTTTTGTTGGTTTAATGGAAGATACTGATGAAACCTATCCATATGAAATGTTTACTGGATTGGCTGATGATTTTGTTATTCCTAATTATGTCGAAAAGGGTTTTATTAGAAAGGAAAAAATAAAAGATAGTGAAAACAATTTAATTTCCAGATACGATTTTATTTACCATGATAAAGATGGATTTGAAGTGACAATGCAGGGTCTTAATCGTGCATTTGATAGAGAATATTGGAATATTGGTAAATTATTAAGTGGTTTACTTCGTCATAGAATGCATTTTCCATCAATTATAAAAATCATAGAATCTTTAAAATTAGACGGTGATACTTTGGGTACTTGGAAAAAAGGTGTTATCAGAATTTTAAAAAGATATATCAAAGAAGGTGAGATGGAAACTGATGAAGAATGTCCAATTTGTAAATCTAAAAATTTGGTTCATAAAGAAGGTTGTGTTTCATGTTTGGACTGTCAATGGTCGAGATGTTCTTGATTTGAGAACAAAATTTTTGGGATAATTATGTCCAAATTTTTGTATACATATCATGGGTGTGTTCGGTTTGTGGTGAAAAACATGATCGTGATGTAAATGCAGCAAAAAATATAAAAAATTGGCCGATGGAATGTCGGTTGTTGAACGTGGAGGCCGGCTCTGTGGACGAACGTTTCATTTCGATGAAACCTAAGAAGCATCTTGTCTGTGAAACGTTAAAAAAGATGGGTTGAAAACCCAGAAACCACTACATCTTTAGTGTAGTGGTAATTCATATGGTTCCATTTGATTATCTATTCTATCCATTAAACTATAAATATCGGGAATCCCAATTTTTTTAGAATAATCATCAATATTTTGAATTAATTCATTATACATATCATAAAAGTCACAAGGTGATGGTAAATATACAACGAATTTATACATGTGTGTGACTGGTTTTTTAAAGTCTATGATGATATAAACATGACCACCTAATGCGTAATCATTCCAAAATTCATAGCTTTCACGAGCGAAACACCACAAAGTATTATTACCAAGGGTGATCATATCCCGATTACTACCAACCAAAATTATCATAACTTTATTTTTTTCATATACAATATTTGACGATTTACAATATTTAACTTCTTCCCTAATTTGAACTGGTGTTATATCATTTACTAAAAAATTTTTAATGTCTTTTAAATGTAGTAAAACAGAATCAATTGTTTTATTTTTACTGGAAAATGCCTTTTTAAATATTTTATCAGAATAAACAGGATTGATGGTTTTTAATGTATTGAATTGAGACCTTAAATCTTTCATTTTTTGAAATAATTGAACAAATTCCCATCTTGTTCTTGGTTTTCTTATATCATCTCTTATATTACGAAGATAAATACGATCAAAATTTTCTCTAACAAAACCAACAACATATGATCTGTCTTGTAATGCTTCTAATAATTCTAAAATATGTAATTTTGGTTTCACAATATTATTTGGATCATAATCCACAATAGGGAAAAAATTATTATCATAATCCTTAATATATTCGTACATTTTTTTCATCATCCGGATTGAATTCGGATTCCAATCATCTTTGTCTTGTTCAAATTGTTTAAAATGATGAAAAGCGTCAGCTATCAATTTTGTATAATTATCTCCACCAGTAATAGATAAAATTAGTTTTTTATCATTATCAGTAAGTTCACCAGTTTTGAAATATAATTTATTTGCCAATTGAAGATTTTCAGATAATACTAATTTTTTGTTTTGTACTTTTTCAATATGATTTTCAATTTTATCAATAATATAATTATCAAATCCATAACTTATCAAATCATATAAATTACTAATTTGTAAATCAATATTATTTGCTGACCAAGCTTCAATTTTAATATTATTATAAATTGTAAATGTGATGCATAATTTAGATAAATTTACAAAATCATCATCTTCCATTAATTTTTCTAATCTTTCTTGTTCTTTTTTTGTTAAATCTTCACCATCTTCTTTTTTCTTATTCAAGTAATAATATAATTCGGAATTTTTTTCATTTCTACTAGTTATTTTATCTTTTTTGATTAAAATAATTAATCCAGTATCACTATATTCATCATTTGGGACATTATCACTATCCCATATTTCTATATATGAACCGTCTGAAACACTAGTACACCAATGTGTAAAAGCACCATATTTCATGGAAGCTTTTGCGGTTAATGGTGCAACTAAAATATATTTGTTGTCCCTAAAAATATCTATTCTTTCAGATGATTTAACGGAACCTTCGAAAATTTTAAAATTAGTAATCATATATATTATTTTTTTATTTTATATAAATTTTGTAATTTTGTATCAAATTAAATAATCATATCATATATATTATTTTTTTATTTCATATAAATTTTGTAATTTTGTATCAAATTAAATATATGTCAGATTTAGAAAAATATTCGGGAAATTTAGGAAAAGAAATCGAAATTATAAAATCATTTCTTGAAAAAGTTTTGGGATCAGATGTTTTAGAAATAGGTGATATTTTTATACAACCATCTTCATCTTATATCGCTGTTAAAGTTACTAATATAACATATAAAGAAAATGACAATAAGAATCAAGATCATCTGGGATATAAAGTTATAGTAACTTATAAAAGAGCCTCAAATTGGGAATTGAGTGATTGGGAAGATGAACATAATTCAGATTTCAATAATTTTAATAGTACTTGGATTAGAAATTCAACAAAGGTTAAACACGGTGAAAATATTTCAGACTATTTAGACAAAGCAAAAAAGATTATTTCCGGTGAAATAGATATTGAATCATTAAATGATAATAACGATGATGATACAAATACAGAAACATCACTTATATCAAAAAACTCAAAAACCAATCTTTTGACACTTCAAAATGATTTAGAAGAAAAAAGGAAAAATGCGGAACTGATTAAATCCTTCGTTTCTATTGAAATGGAGAAAAAGAAAAGAGAACTTGATAAGATAAGACAAAAATTAAACGGGGTAATCGATATTTTTAAGAAAAAAATAGTCAAAATAATGAAAGTTATCACTACCATTGAATTATATCTTGGTATTGATGAAGAATTATTTCAAATTCAAGATGGTGAATTAGCACCAAAAGATACCCCAATATCATTTCGTCAAGCAGTTCTTTATATGGATGAAGAAATTGGTCATTGGGAAAATGGTGGGTTGGATTTTACAAATATTGACTGGTTTGATCAATGGTTGATAAAAGATAATAATTATAAAAAATTATTACCTGAAGAAAAAGGGTTGGTTGTTTTCAGACCTAGAAGATATGAAAAGGATTATGGTGGTGATCCTAGATATAATAGTGCAATGAATCAGGAAAATAAATACAGAACTTATCTTCTCATAAGAAATGGTGAATGTCTTTATAGGGTTTATACTGAAAATATTGTAATCTTACCTAGATTGTTTCCTAAACGTGATGAGTTACAGAAATTGATGAATGAAATTCAAAAAGAAAATTTGAGTTCGTGGAGTGAAGAAAAAAAGCAAGAAAATGTTGAAGATTTGGTTTATCAGTATAAAAAAAGAGCAATATTACTTCAAGGATTAGTTGATAGAACTGAAGTTTTTCATCCATTACCAGTTGATAAGATAAATATTTTTGATATGACAAATCTTGAAGGAAAAGTAAATTTCATTTATGATGATGAATATTTATTACCATCCGATAGATTATCATTTTGGGATTGGCATAAAGAAATAAATAGGAAAATAGGAAAAGGTAGTAGGATATTATTAACTGGATTTCATGATGGTAAACATGGTGTTCGAGATAGAATTTATTATTATTGTAGTGAATATCGAATACCTGATAGACCATCCGTTGGAATTTATGAAGTCGAAGAATATTTACAGGAAGAAAAAAAGGATATGAAAATGTCCGATTTTGAAGAACTGAAAAAAGTATGGGATGAAAGAGGAATTAAATATGAAATAAAAGAAACTCGTAAAAATCAATATCATATAAATTGGGAAAGTAATTTTTCACGTGAAAAAGATTATGTTCCAATATATGAAGATGGTGTTATAGTAAAAAGTACATTCATACATTTAACCATTCTTTATAATCCAAAAGATGAAGTTTATGGGCCTTGGGGAACATATGATCCACATGATCGTAAGAAAAGAATTCGTTTAAGAATATATCCATCTGATGATTTTGTTTTAAATTATGATCAAATAAGTCTGAATGATATTGAATTTTATCTTACGAGTAGGGTGGATAGACCTAACTATTTGAAGATGTTACCAATGTTGAATGATATGAAAAAATGGAGAATTCAGGAATTGGAAAATGAAAAGAATTTTACCAAACTTATTTATTCTCAAGTTTATAAAAATTTCAAAGGAAAATCCGAAGAATATATTTATAATAAAATATGGGAAACTATCGATTGGTGGAAATATAAAAATATGTGGAAAAGACCTATCGATAAGGATGATACCAAAGCTTTACGAATGATTGTAAAAAAATTGAAAGGTACAACAAATGATTAATTTCGATAACATTGATGATTCAGTCGATCTAAAAAGAAGATATACCCAAGAACAATTACTGAAGATATGGGATGATACATATCCTAAATTATCAGAAATTAGTAGTGATAAAATTATTATAACAATTACACCACCTGAAAGGTGTTTATAATTTTCCTGTTCCCTCTAAGTTATCATTTTCAATGGATAAATATCTTGGATGAAAATCGAAACCAATTATTTCACCTTTATGATCACCGTCGCGAAGTTTAAGAATTTTTAAACGATATTTGTTATTCTTTCTCATTTCGTTATTTCTGATAATAGCCCATACACAATCCGCTGTTTCAGCGACAGCTTTACTTTCTGGAATATCCGCCAACTTAATATCATTTGCACCCCAAACAGATTTATCGGTTTGTGTAGCTGTTATCATAGCAACGTTGTATTTGTCTGCTAAATACCTTAATCCTTCTGCCAGATGTTTTCCTTTTAAGAAAAGGTTGTTACCCATTTCTTTATGTAATTTATCAACAGACATGAGATTAATGTAGTCAATAATAATCATATCGAATTTAACATTTCTAACTTCAATATATTTATTTATAAGATTATCCAAATCATCGATTGTACATTGACCAGTATTGAATTTTTTGACCCAAATTTTTCCAATTTTCCCATTATTAAATAAACCTAGATTTGTTGTGTTTTTTAATTGTGATATTTTTGATTTAATAAAATTTGGATCTTTACTTAATTCGTCATATTGATCTGCATCAATTTTTAATCTCATTGCACCTAAACGTTTCATAACTTTTCTCTTAGATAATTCGACTGAAACTACTAATACGTTCGCACCACTATCTGCTGCGTTTTTTGCAGTATTATATAACCACATTGAATTATGACTCAAAATATCATTTGTCCAAAATCTATGATTTTCATCGTTTAGTTGAAAATCAAACATATTTGATTTTTTATCATGAATATCTTTATAACATTTACAAACAACTTCCACACCATTTTTTGTTTGTATTTTATCACCTGATACTAAGTCTTTAACAAAAACTTCGTTCATATTTTCATCAAAAACAATATGGGTATCTGCACATATTAATTCAGATGTTTGTGTTATTAAAACCCATTCATCATATTCTATTGTTTTACCTATTGATTTGATATCTGACCAACCATTATCGGTTTCTATTTGCCATTCATCTATTTCTACTGTATCTATAAATTTTCTTTCAAAATCTAACATTTTTTATTTTATTCTTTTTTAACCATTCAAAAAATCTATACACGTTTGAATAGTTTTTTCTTTATGAAATTTATAATCACATTCCCATACAATTAAAATATTATATCCAACATCTTTTATAGAATCAATTTTCAATTTATCTTTTTCCCAAATTTCATATGCAAACATTTGGAGATATTTATGAAAATAATTTTTATTATATGTTTTAGGATTACAGTGCCAGTAATCACCGTTGAATTCTATTATTTTTTTATTATATACAAAATCATATGAGAATGTTTTTCCCAATTCTTTAAAATGTCTAAAAAATTGTTTTTTTCCGTAATGAACATTTTCTAATTTTATTTTTTCCAAAATATTTTCAAATAATTCTAATTCTGGTCCGGAATAATTATCATATTTAAATTTTACAAAATCACCATTTTTATATTTGGCTTCTATTTTTTCACTCCATTTATTTTGTCTATTATTCCATATTTCTAGACCTTTAATTTCACCATATTTTTCTATACATTTTTCTAATGTGAATGTTTTTTGTCTTTCCGATACTTTATTTTTAGATTCATCTTCCGTGAATCCTTTTTTCATCCAATATAATTTTTGTGTTGGGTTTACATCAGTATATAAGTGTTTATTATCGTGTCTTTTTTTTATTGCTTTTTTAGATATATCATTTTGTATATTTTTTATTATTTTTAATGAATCTTCATTATTAAATCCTCTTTTCAACCAAAATTCGATACTTTGTCTGGATTTTTCCTTAAAAAAATTCTTATTTTTTTCGAATGATTTTTGTAATCCAATTGTAATTTTTTCACCTCTGTTTAATGCTCTATCATTCATTAAATCAATAGCATCTTTTTTTGATAAACCATATTTATACATAAGAAATTCATACGTTCCTGTGGCTCTAGTTTTTCCCAAACACTCTTTGGAATTACATATCCTATGATACCCCCCACTTATATTAAAAAAAATTGAAGGGTTTCCACAGTAATAACAAGTACCTTCATTTTCCTTTTTAAAGTGTTTATCATAGTATTCAAATTACAGTTTTAGATAATTGAAAAATTCACCAATTGTAATTTCCTTTATTTCTTTGGTTTTTTTATTTTTAATTTTTATGTGAGTATTTGATTTACAGCACTTACCAACTCCAGTTTCACCAAGAAATACATTGAATGTTGATTTATCCCATCCACCGTGCAAAAGTGTGTCTACACTAGACCAACCGGATGTTATTTTATTTTTGGAAACTTCTTGTTTATGTGATTCTGGATCATCAAAATCGTCACCCAAATCTTCTTCATCTTCAAGTATTGATATATTACTAAATACTGTTTTTACTTTAGATAAAACATCGACAACATTATCATAATCTATTTCTTTCAGATTACGAATTAAGTCTATAACAGTATATGTTTTGTTTTTTAAATCATTTGATAATTTCCAAGCTTTGAAATGTCTTTCCAACCATTCTTTATCGTGTACGGAATTGTCATTTTTTAGTAATGTTTTTATGACATTATTATTTATCTTTTCTTCCGGATCATTTAATTTGATCATCGCAACAATTTGTTGTGGTGATGCTACATTTTTTGTTATAATATATTCATCTTTTACTATTTTAAATATAAAACGAATTTCATCGTTTTTAAAGAAATCTGGTTCTACATTTAAGAATTGAGATGAATGATCCATTATCCAAGTGAAGAAAAATTTCTCCATTTGAACATTCATCGTTTCTTTATCATTACTCATTCATAAGTTATTATTTTTTAAGAATTTTGTTCATAGTTCGGTTTTATGGTTGAATCTTGTGCATCCGGACTGACTATTACCCAGATTGGATTTTTTATATCTTTAACATTTTTCATTTGTTAAATCTATTAAAACTGTTTTGTGATATAAATACATATTCGGAATTTCCTATAAAGTTTTTTAAATCATTATCTCCTTGATATGACATACAAGATTTTAAATAATCTTTAAAATTATCAACCCAACCACCTATTGAATATTCAACTTTATTCATTCTGATAATACCTTCCGATGTTCTTAATTCTTTTTTACCCCATTTTCTTTGAACATCTTTTGTACTCATTCCCCTAAATAATTTATAAATATCACCACCATCTTTAAAATAATCGATTGCATCGTTTTTATCAATTTTTATATATGTTTCATCTTCTTTTATATAATCTTGTCCACAAGATTCAATTGATTTGTTGATTATATTTCCGAGCATTACACCATCTGATCCTAAACCAATAGATTTTATGATGTCATCGAAATTTTTAAAACCACCATCAGCTATAATTTTTGTTTTATAATCGTTTTTTATTTTTATGTCATAACATTCTTTTATTAATGATGCCATTGGATAATGTATAGAACTGTTTGCGGATGTCGTACATGCGTGCCCCGCCCCTATTCCGCATCGGATATAATTAACATTTAATTTTGCATATTGTTCAAAAGTTTTGGGATTTGCAATATTTCCTATCATTAATTCAATATCAATATATTTTTCTTTAATAATTTTAGATATCTCATAAATTCTTATTGAATGTGCATTAGCAACATCAATTAATATTCTTTTTGGTAAAGTCTTGTTATTTTTTATTTTCTCTTCTATTTCATCCAAACTATAAGATATGAAACAATCATCTTCAAATTTTGTTTTATCATTATTTATTCCTCTAGGAATACAAATATAGAAACCCAAATCTCTAAAAATTTTATAATTGTTTTCATCTATTACTGTATCCATTGGTGATACAAATAATGGTAAATTGTTATTTTTATCAAATATATTTATTTCTTTTCTAGATCTTATATCACTTATAATAGTTGGTATTAATGAAATATCATTGAAATCGAATTTAATATTATTCATATGTTTTTTTCTTTATAATATAAAATAAAAAAGTGAAAGTTTAAGCCATTTCCAATATCAATTCAAATAGACTTTAAAAAATTAATATATAAAAATAAAATTTTATAAATGAAAATATTTTTTCATGATAAAACATATGATGATTTCGAATTAATAAATGGGACATTTTTTATAAAAAATAAAATTGGTGATACAATTAAATGTAAAAATGCAATAGAATTTGAAATTGAATGTGTGAAATGTTTATCTAAAATTAAAATAAAAAAAATAAAAAGATATCATCTTGATAAAGATTATATTTGTATAAGATGTAGAACAAAAGGTGAAAATAATCCCATGTATGGAAAAAGAATGAGTGATGAGAAAAAATTAGAGATAAGTAAAAAAAATAGTGGGGAAAATAATCCGTTTTTTGGTAAGAAACATACAGATGAAACTAAAAAAAAGATAGGTGAAAAAAATAAAGAACATATGAAGGGTGAAAATAATCCAATGTATAAAAAATCTGTTTTTGATATTTGGGTTGAAAAATATGGTAAAGAAAAAGCTGATGAATTAATGAAAAATAAATCATTGAAACATTCATTTTCTGGTGAAAATAATCCATTTTTCGGAAAAAAACATACTGATGAAACAAGAAAAAAATTATCAGAATCTTTAAAAAATTCAGATAAATTAAAAAAACTTGTGAATAGTAAAGAATATAGAGAAAAAATGTCAAACAAATTAAAAAACAGAAAATTTTCCGATGAACACAAAAGAAAATTAAGATTGTCTAGGATAAAAAATATAAAATATTTAAACAACGGACAAATATTACCAAATTTTAGTTTGATTGGTTGTGAAATATTAAATAAAATTTCAACCGAAAAAAATATTTATATACAACACGCGATGAATGATGGTGAATTTTATATAAAAGAATTGGGTTACTGGGTTGATGGTTATGATAAATTAAATAATGTTGTTTATGAAATAGATGAAAGTGGACATTTTGATATGAACGGTGAATTAAAAGAAAAGGATATAAAAAGACAAACCCAAATAGAAAATCATTTGGGTTGTCAATTTATTAGAATAAAAATTTAAAATATTGTTCCTGTTTTCTTCAAAGATTTATTTTTTATTCCACTTGTAATGATTCTTTAGCTCTTTGTAGGAATTCTATTAAATCATCGATTGAACTTTTATTGTTCAAATAGAAATTATCTAATTCAATTGAGTCGATATGATGACCAACGGTACAGTTTTTAATATCATCGTCCATTTTCATGTTCATTTCCCAATCATAAGATTTAATTCTGGTGTACCAAGTTGCTTCATCAGATTTAACACTATCATTAATAAAATCTGGATTAATAATTCTAATTGTTATCATTTTTTGTAAATTATTTTTTATTTTAACAAAATATCATCTGACATTTCACTATCAATTTCAAAATCATTATCTTCTTCAAATTCTTTATATTCTTCGTCAAGTTCTTCATTTGATTTTTGAATTTCTTCAAAAGATGAATATTTGAAATAATCGAAAACAATAGGTTCTAATGAATTAATTACATCATCATTAAAAACTTTTCCATTGAATAAATTATTTTCATGAATTACTTTATCTAAATGTTTCACGTACCATTTTTTAGGTGGTCCAGATTCATATGTAATTTCTCCTGTTTTTTTATCAACAACTGGTTTTAACATAGCGATACCAACTTTTTCAAAATTTTCGGGTGTGCAGAAAAATTCTAATCCCTTATATGGATTACAACCTTTGGTGTGATCAATTTCAAATTTTACTTTTTTTGGTTTTGCTAAACGATTTTTACGAGATTTTGCTGTAATAACAACCCCCTGTGAACCAAGTGAAAAATCATCCTTATCCTTATCTTCCAATTTCGCAATAGTTAAATAGATGATTACAGATGCTGAATAATTTATACCTTCACCACCAGATTGTTTTTCGGTGGGGAAAAGATCCATTGTCATGTAGATGTGATTTGTTGCCACTAAAGGTATGTTTAAGTAACCCAAATCGTTAGTAATAACTCTAAACAATGACTTGATTGCTTTGGCTCTACTCATATCAGATTTTTGTTTACCTTCAAGTGCATCTTCTACTTCTTTTGTAGATGCTAATTGGCCGATACTATCTAATATAAATAATGTTTTTGATACATCGACACCTTTTTCTTTTTGTTCTTTCAGAGCATCTAAAATTTGAACAACTGCTATTTTAAGATTTTCGACTTTGTTAGAACGAATCAGTTTAAATTTATCTTCATTTTCAATATTAATACCGAACATGTCAAAATCAGTATTTTCAATAGAAAATTCAGTATCAATATAAAAAATATTATATCCTTCTTTTTGGGCGTTTCTTACTATATTTAAAGCGATGTAGGATTTACCTGTTTGTGGAGGACCTGCTAGTATAGTAATTCTATTTTTCGGAACTCCACCTTTTTTAATGCTTTTTGAAATTAATGCATTAAGAATATAAATTCCCGTGCTGATATAAGATTTTTCCCCTTTCAGATTATCAATAGTAATCATAGATTTCTTTGATAATCCATCAATTACATTTGAAATTTTTGAAAAATCAAAATCGTTTTTTGGATTTGATTTTATTTGTTTCGCCATTCATGTTTGATTATTTTTTAGATAATATTAATATAAATATTTTCAAGAAAAGTTTAATTTTTCCAGATAAATTTCAAACTACCACTATCATAAATTCGATAAATCTTTCTTTCTAACATGATTTCATGTTCTGTTTTGTTCGGATCAAAACCTTCACTAACTAATTTATCTTTTCTAAAATTAAATCTATGATAACGTTTTTTATCTATAATATAGTAATAATTTGGTTGAGTTTTGTGAATTAATTTAAATCCAAGTTGTTTATACAATTCCCCTTGACTCCATGATCTATCAGCGTAACTAATCACTTCCTTATGTTTGTAATTTTCGATAAAATATTTGAATACTTTTTCAGAGCCACCAATTACTGATGTGTTTAATTTACTACAAAATCTCAACATTTCATAAACACCATCAGAATTACTTTGTTTCATAAATTTACGTTTCGATCCAAAAGTCATCAAGGAAACCAATACATCATTATAAAACAAACCAAGTTTAATCTGTGATCCGACAAATCCTTGTAAATGACTTTTTTCTAAAAAATCACGAATTAATTTATTATCTGTAATTTCTTTAATGATACATTTACGGGCGTAAATTTTATTTGGTGTTTTACCTATTAAATTTAGGATTCTGGATTTAATTATTTCTTGTTTATAAATCCAATCATCTTCATAAATATGTATTAATTTTATATCTTGTTGTTCACATTTTTCTGTTTTATCTAAATGATAATTATTATCGACACCAAATTCATTGTGCCAAAATAATCCATTAAATTCAAATGCCAATTTTAAATCTGGTAAATAAATGTCTAGTTCATATGGTGAAATAATATTTCTTTTATTTAATTGAATTTCTTTATTGTAATTTTCTTTAATGAAATTTTGAAGTTGTATTTCATAACCACTATTTGAAAAAGAATTTATCGGATTACAAAATGGACATAAAATAGTTTTATATGATATTCTATTTTTTATTGAAGAATTCATTTTAAATATATGTCCTTTTTCACACACATATTCATTATTATTGTTTACTAACATAATACCATATTTAGATAAAATATTTAATCTTTTTATCATACGAGTATGTGATGATTTTTTACGAAAATCAGAATTTTTATTTAAATTATCAACTCCATATTTTTCTAAACATGTTTTTTTATATTGTTCTAAATTATTATAGTTTTCATCACCATATTTTTCAAGTTTAGTTTGCTTTGATTTGTTTTTGAATTCATCCAATTGTAAAGCGTGTTCTATCCCATAATTTTTAAATATTGTTTTTTTATTTTTTTCTATGTTATTATAGTTTTCATCATTATATCTTTCAATTTTAGTTTGTTTGGATTTATCTTTAAAAATATTAGTAGTAAAAAAATATTCATTACCATATTTATTTTTATTTGTAAGTTTATTTTTTACTATACTACATTTTTTACAAGTTATAAAATTATATTTTGATAACCTCAAAACGTAAGTTTGATATGACATTTTTAATATTTTTTCACACAAATCACATTTAACTTCAATTATTTGATGAGATCCATTTGATAAATGTTCAACAGGAATTTTTAAGATATCTTTTAATTTAATATCATATTTAAGATTTTTATAAAAATTAATATTCTTTTTATTTATTTTTATTTCAACTTCTTTTGTTATTAACATATCATATTTTTATATAAAAATATTAAATTTGTTTTAATTTTTTCAATTTGGAACTAATTAATAATATATATAAATTATCTTCAAAAATCAATCACCTTAAAAATATGAATTTCTATTTGGTACTAAGTAAAGATAACAGAAAATGGAAGAAATATATTAAAGTAAACAGAATACGAAATAAGGTAATAATCGATATTAAGACAGCACTGGAAGAAAATGATATAACAGATGAAAAATTTTCTGATTATTTCAATTTATTAATTTATACCAGAATCATACAGGCACTAAATAAAGAAAAGGATGTGTATTACATCCCTAACTTCTCGAATAAGAAATTCGATATAAAAGAAATATTTAAGATTAAAAAGATATTAACTGGTGGAACTTATTTTAATATCCTGATGTTTTTTGATGAATTTAAGGATGATGTTAGATTCCAGAATGAAGTTTTAACAAATATTACTTTATTTGATAAATCTCAAATAATTAAGGATTATTAAGATAAATATTTAGATAAGTTTGGACAACCCATTTCATTAAGATACATAGATAAAGCTTTATATCTCAATTCTTTGGATAATAATGGATTTTTATCTCTTACGGAAAGAAAATCAACTAAATTTTTCCATCTGGCTGCATATTCTCTATCTTCCCAATCACCAGCAATATTCATCATTTCCTGCCACTCTTTTTCCTTTTGTTCTATTTCTTTACGTAAAGAATTGCAATAATTTAACCATTTTTCACCCCTATTTGGATCAAATTCTGGACCAAAATCGTCCATATTTGATATTGATATTTTATTAAATCTACTTTGTATTTCATTTTCATAAAAAGTATCAGCATTAAAAAACATATCATCTGCTTTTTTTCTACAATATTGATAACTTTCTGTGGTTTCGGCAATTACTTTTACAGTGGAAGTAATATCATTTCCATTTTCATCAATAACAATATATTTCATATTTTTAATTTAACAAGTAAGTAATTCTAATTCACAGGGTGGTTCGGTAAAAATATCATTTAGAATTGTTCTTCTAGATTCATTGATATATTTTTCTTCATTTTTATATTGAACACCATTTATCCAATATTCTTGTTTAAAAATTTCAATATAAGCTGGATTATTAACTCTATGCCAAAATCCGTTTTTACTGTATATTTTAAGACTATCAGATTCATAGGCTGGTAAATCACCATCTCTATGTAATTTTCCATTGATTACCCAAATACATATATCGTTTTTTCTTATAAATGCTGGACCATTTTTTCGATAAAGTTTGTTATCTAAAAAATAAAGGATATCACCACTAAATATATCTATTTGTCCATAACCTTCTATTTTAATATTACATTTTTCTATATTTTCTGTATATATTCTAATTGTTAATTTAATACCATTTTCCATAACATTATCTGTTACAAAATGTGCTATTTTTCGTAAATCTCCACTTCCATGTTCTACTAAATTCGAACTTGTTCTTTTTTTACCCCACATATTATTTTACAGTATACCAATCACCATTATAATTTAATTGTGTCTTTTTACAATGAATGCAAGTTCTTGTCACATTAAAATCATAAAATGATACTTTTTCTAACCATTCGTGTTTACCAAATAAACATTTTAAATAATTTTTTAGTTTTTCTTTCATGGTTTAATTTTTGGAATGTTTTTAAGTATATGTGAAATTACATCAATCGTCCAACCGTTGCCCAACATCTTAAATCTTTCATTAATTGGAACTCCGTCCACTTCAGTATATTTATCTGGAACTGTTTGTAGTCTTTCCGCTTCAATTATATCTAATTTCCGATAAACATCATTATTATAATCCAGACAAATATTTAACCCAGCACAAGTTGTTGATAATGTACAAGTTTTACCATTTGGAAAATATGCTCTATGTCCTTGTGATTTCCACCCAGTATCATTTAAATCCCATTGAACATAGGTTCCTTTTTTAGTTATCCATTTACTTCTGGTAATTCTACTATCTTTTTTTAAGAGTCTGTGTTTTGCGTTATTATTGATTATGTCCTTAAATGATAAATATTTGTTTTTTGGCAAATCAACAACAGGAATATTTGTCCAATAAAGTCTCCGTCTATTTTGAGCAGATACCAAATTACTATTAATTTCGATTAAGATGGTATCCGGATAAATTTTCAACAACATTTCTGTTATTTGATTTTTCCATTTTTCTAACATAATAACATTTTCGAGTAAGAAATATTTGGGTTTCGTTTCTTTTAATATTCTTATGAATTCCAAAAACAATCCACTTTTAAGACCATTCAACCCCAATCCATTGGGGTTTGATCTACTTAAATCCTGACAAGGACTACCTGCAAACAAAAGGTCAATTTCCTCTTTAAATGAATGACCATTGACCCCCCGTACATCATTGAGTTGAATTGTATTAGGATAATTACATTGTGTTACTAATTTGGAAAATTGATCAATTTCACTTGCATAATAATTATCATATTTTATTCCCGCTTTATTTAGTGCGATTTGTCCACATGACATTCCATCGAATAATGATAAGATATTGTATCCCATATTTTTTATTTAAAGTTCGTTAATACTATTTCTATCTGTTGTGTCTTTATCAAATACTGTTTCATTTATTTCTTGAACAAAATCTTCAAATTCTCTTCTGTTTTTCATAATCATGTAATCACCAGAATCAAATTTTATATAAAAGTTGGTTTTTCTTTCGTGTAACGAAATTAACATTACATTATTACTTGTTACACCCATTCCGAATAGATTTGTGTATAATGACAATACATAATCATCATCCATATAAATCAGTGCTTTATTTGGATGATCAGATGATATAACTATGATTTTTTCTGTATTTTTTAGGAGATTTCTAACTATTTGAAATAGTTTAGTCCTGACTTCCGGTTTTAATTTCATATTACAAAATTATGAAAAAATAATTAAATAAAAAAATTTAATTGAAATATATTTTATATTCCCCTCAAATATAGGAAAAAAATTCAATAAAAAAAAATTCAATAGGTGTTTCCATTTTTAATATATAAAAACAAAAGTAATATAATTTTAGATGGTTCACAATGAAATGAGTTTTTTATTTAATCCAACAATACAGCCAACTGTGGGTGATCCGATTAGAGTAAACAATAATAACAATACTGGTGATATTTTTGGAACGATTCCAACGAAAACTAAAGCTAGAATTTATAAAGATCCGGGTGATGGTAAAAATGTAATAGATTATGTGAATAATAAAATATATGCTAGGGATAGATTAGAACAAGACCCATATGTTACATTGTTGAATTATTTTAATGATTCTGGAACTAAAGGTCCAATTTCAATGATTTTAAAACCAGCGGATTTTGTTTATTTAAAAGATTTGGGGGTTTATCCAATCAATAGATTAATAATTTTAAGAAGATATAGGGATGGTTGTATTGTACCAAATAATCTAACATTATTTAAAGAGAAACCAATAGCAACCGTAATTGGGTGGATTAAAGTGGATGATTCAAATAAAGATTTATTTTCATTTTCTTTTGGTGAAAGTTGGGTTGATCAAACTGATACATTAGATAAGGTTATTGGAAAAATAATGAAAGAACAATTTGGTGTAAGTGTAGGTGATTTTTTACCAGTTCCTGCTTGGTCACAAGGGTTTTTATTTGGTATGTTAAACCGTATGGGTTTAACAACATACAGTGCAACTAATGTTCCTACTGGTGATCCAAATGTATTAAGAACATCAAAAATGAGAGAAGTTGAATCACAATCATTAAAAAGTGATTTGAAAATCACTTTTGAAACATCATATGAACAGAAATATATCGATAAAGTAGATCCGGGTTTGGCATTTCAAGATATTTTGTCAAATTTGGCTAGAATCGGAACATCTGATCAGAGGTTTATTTTAAATGCGGATAATAATAATTCTTTTAGTAAATTTGTTGAGGCCGTAAATGCAAAAGCCGAATATGCATCAAGTGCGTGGGTCGCGTTTGGAAAACAATTAATAGATGAATTTATGGGTGCGATTACTGATTTTTTTTATGGTGAAAAATCTGAATTTGCACCAATATATGATAGTATTACTAAAGAAAATGTAAAATTGGCCGGAAGTGACACAGAAAGGGATAAAAAAATAGCGAGTTTAGATGCTGATATTGCAAGATTTAAAAAATTAAAAGATAAATCTAAAAATAATAAAGAATTTTGGGACAGACAAATTTTAGATAAAGAAAACAAAAAGAATGAAATTTTAAATCCAAAAGAAAAACCAAAAATAAAACAAGATTCATTACAAAAAATGAGTGGGGCGAAAGAAACATTTGATGCAATATCAGGTGTAATGGAAAGGGGTGCTAATACTTTATTAGCAGGTTCTGTTTATCGTTATCGTTGGCCTTTAATAGGAAGTATTGGTTTAATGAGTGGACTATCTACAACACCTTGGCATTTAACAGTTGGAAATCCATTTTCACCAATTTTAAGTATGGGAAATGTTTATTTAGAAAATGGTGTTGATTTAAAATTTAGTAATGAATTAGGTTTTCAGGACATGCCCAAAAGGGTTGATGTTACAATTGATTTAAAAATGGGTAGACCACTTGGTAGATGGGAAATTGAAAGAATGTTTAATAATCAATATGGTAGGGTTTATACAAAAGCTGCAGTGGATGGTGGGACTTTGGGTGAAGTCGAAATAACAGCTAAACGTGAATCAATTATTAAATCTCCAAATGGCCAAGTAAATTTAGATTTAAGTAATTTTAAAACTACAATGAAACCAGTTCCGACACTAAATGCTATTGTACCAAATGATAAAACCCAAGATGATCCAGTGACTTATTATGGAAATGGTAATTTTAAATATCAAGAAAATCCAGAGGGTGGTTATACCTCTTAAAAAATAAATTAAAAATGGCAAACTTATATACATTAGAAAACGCAACAATTCAAATAGACAGTGATGGAAATCCGATCACAAATATTATCACACCATTGGTTATTACACGTGATGATATAACATTATATCCACATATAATAACTATCACGGAGGAAATGAGACCGGATTTGATTACTTGGTCGATATATGGTAAGAAAGGATATATTGATGAAATTATGACATTAAACAATATAGTTGATGTTTTTTCTATAAGGCAAGGTGATATAGTGTGGTTTTGTGATGAAAGTGATATTCCAAAATTACAAGTTGCACAAGGTTCAAAAACAAATGCTGAAATTATTAATTCTTTAGTTGATCCGAATTCTGAAAGAAAAATAGATTTTAATAGAGAAACTGGTGAAAATTTATTACCATCAATTAAGCCAACAAATTTGAAACAAGTTCAGGTTGATTCAAATAATAGTACTATAACAATAATTAATAAACTAAAATGATAAAAAGAATAACATCATCGGATAAAGTAATGGAGGAATTGGTAATATCTTATAAAGAAGACGTAACCGAATCAGATGCTCAGATTTGGGCTAGGGATTTGGGAAAATTTCCGTATATGGTTTTTTCATATGGTAATAAATTGGCATTGGATGCGAATGATATAATTTATTTTAAATTAATTGGTGATGGTTATATTCCGGAAATACAAGTTGTTTTTAGAGACCCAACAAATAAACTAATTGATGATAATTTCCCATTAGATAAATCAATTGTGAGTTTGATGATAAAATCAAATTCTGAAATTTTAATGCCAATAAGATGTGATTTTTATATTACTAATTTTAATCCAGTTAAAAGTTCGTCAATTGGTGATGATAAAGTTTTTACTATGAGAGCTGTATTGGATTTGCCAATAATTATTAAAAATTCCAGTTTTCCAAAAATGACAAGTTTTGATGTGTTGAAAAAAATTGCAAACGAATGTTTATTGGGTTTTTGTACAAATATCGATAATACAACTGACACTATGACTTGGATATGTCCGGGTGATGATTATATTAAAGAATTTATACCAGAAACAGTTTCACAGGCATATAAAAGTAATGATAGTTTCTTATGGTCTTTTGTTGATTATTATTATAATTTAAATTATATTGATATTGAAACAGAATTAAACGAAAATATAAATAGTCAATTAACAGTTTTAAACACAAAAGATACAAAAGATACTGAAGAAACAATACCATTAATATTAAATAATCATCCAAATTCAAAACATTCCAATTTATATATTCAATCTTGGAATTTGATAAATGATAGTACATCTATAAATTTTGATGTTGGTTATGAACCTTATATTTATTATTTTGATGATTTGGGAAAGAAATTTAATTATTTATTAATGGATACGATTTCTACAGCTGGTGACGATAAATCAAAAATAGTTTTGAAACAAAGAAATGATGATGTTAATACAAACGCTGGAAATGTTCAACAGAAAAAGAAATATTTTATGGGAAAAATTGATACAGATAATGTTCATGAGAATTTTATTTATACCCAATTACAAAATAAGAATAACATTAAATCACTTCAAAAAATAAAAATAAATGTTGTTTTACCAAATCCAAATTTTGAACTTTATCGTTTTCAACCAGTTGAAATTGTTTTATATGATTTAAATGATATGCAAGCAAAAGCAGGAAAAAGTGATAATAGTGTTCAACAAACAATCAATAATGAAAATAGAATAAATAATAGATTATCAGGAAAATGGTTAATAACTGGTATTAATTGGATTTTTGATAAACCAAGTGGAAAATATAGAGGTAATCAAACAGTTTTTAGACAAGAAGTGACACTTGTTAGAAGAGAATTAACCACATTATATACAAATAAAAAAGTAACAACAACATAATATGGCCGGAGGAGGTTTAATAAGTAGCATATCTAGTATTAGTAATAGTAGTAGGGGTATTGGGAGTTCAATATATAAAATGAAAAATCCAAATAATTTCGCAACCGCTTCTGTTGAATTGGCAAATTCTGCAATAAATTTAGCTGGTAGTATTGGTAGTTTACAAAGAGGAATTAATGATTTATTTTATAATGATAGAGATGTTATAAATCAGGATATGAATATAATGACAGGTAATAATTATATTTCCGGTTACGAGAAGATTCCATTTCAACCACTTATGAATATGATTATTCCGGATGATGCCAAGGAAATTATGGGGATGAAACAAGACATCAGAACTCAACCGATGGTTGATTATGATATGGAAAATTTTAAATATTCATTGGATAGACAAACCGATAATACGGATTATTATTATGAAGACCCATTATTTGTTTCATTTGATTTAATGTTTGATGATATGGAATCACCATTATTTACTGAAGTGGATAATTTCTTTGAAACTTATTATACTAACAATGATAATATTGCATTTTTTAAAGCTTGGAGTTATTATGATAAATTCAAACAATTATTTTGGAAAATATTTAATTCAACATCACACCCAGATAAAAAATCAAATAAAGTTTGGTATATAAATTCTATTACTGGATTGGATAAATTAACATCAAAAATTCCAAAATATACTGAAGATAAATTGACAATCACATTATCGGAAGATATTGCAATGTTGGTTAATTATTTGGTAGATTCATATAATAATTTTGCATATAATTATAGGGATCAAAGATATAATTTACCAGATAATTTATTAAGATTTAAAATGATGATTCAATTTACAGATATGAGAACAATGAAATTGTTGGATCATTTCGAAACACCGGGATATATGTATGATAAAGCGACCCAAATATACACATTATATGATTGTAACTTTGATTTTTTCAATTCTAAGAACTTCGCTGACGAAGTTATAAATGGTGGATATGGTGCGTCTAAAAATGACACACCCGCAACAGTTAAATTTGATATAATATACAAATCGATTCAAAAGGAATTTAGAACACCTTTACTCAAAGGTGAAAGAGATAATATAGTTGATAATAAAGAATATGATGTGTCATCAAGAAATATTTTAAATTTCAGAAGTAATTTGAAAAGAACTGATGAAAATGAATTGGAATTAAAAGATATTTTAAAAAATGCATTTGGTATCGCTAATTCATTAAATAATATGTTACAAGATTATATACCAAAAATTCCAATCCCAATTCCAAGCTTACCCCCAGATGTTTTGGGTACGACATATGAGAGTGTAATACCAGTTAATAAGGCTTTGATTTTAAATCAAGATACAGACGATAGAAAAATTAATCCGTTGGCTGCTAGAAAAAAATTAATTGAAGATTTTACAAAATCGATGGAACCATCATTAATACCAAATTTGAGAATAACTGGAACTACTATAAATAGTTTGGGATATGATTTTGAACAAATAATTGAATTACCAAGGTCTGAATCATTGAAAAATGTTTTTGAAAATAATGTATCATCACCTTTACCTGTTTATACAAATCTTGGATTTATTGAATTGTTTTTAAAATCACCTTTTTCTGGTAATTTGGGTGAAATTGAATTATATTTAAAACCGACATTTTCTGGCAATTTGGGTGAAATTGAATTATATTTAAAACCACCTTTTTCAGATGATTTGGGATATAATTATCAAAACATATCAACACCAACACACGATAATCTTGGAATTTTGCCGTTTATTACAAACCCATTTGTTGTTGGAAATTTGGGTTATGATTTTCAGAATATTTCGAATCAGGAACATGAAAATTTAGGAATTTTACCTTTTATTATTAATCCTGTTATTGTTGGTAATTTGGGATATGATTATCAAAATTTACCCACTATATTACATGGTGATCTTGGAATAGAATTTGAAAATAATATAAATATTGTACCACAAAATTTAGGTAATGATTATCTTAATATTGGAAAAAGACCACCGATTCCAGATATAATTTTATTTGGAGGATCTATAATAAACCCATCAAATTTGGGTTATATTTATACAAATATTCAAGAGTTGACGAATATAAATTTAGGAATAAATTTTGATAATACAGTTAAAAGACAATTAACATCCTTAAATACTTTATATAATAATTTTATTAAAAAACAAGAAATTATATTGGGTAATGATTTCACAAATTTAACTAAAATTAAAAATGAATTAAATTTGGGAAATTCGTTTGATATTTCTGAAAAAATAAATATTGAATTGAAATTATTAAATGTTTATGATAATGTTGGTCAAAAAAATAATATTGATAATGTTGTTCTTTTTGAAAAATCAGAAAAACAAATATCTGAATTAAATAATATATTTGATAATGTTGTTGAAAAAAAATCAATTATAAATATGGGTGAGTCGTTTATTGGGGTTGAAAAATCGTTAATTGATGATATGGGTGAAGTCTTTACGGGAACCGAAAAATTACCAACCAATGATATGGGTGAAGTCTTTACAGGAACCGAAAAATTACCAACCAATGATATGGGTGAAGTCTTTACGGGAACTGAAAAATTACTAACCAATGATATGGGTGAAGTCTTTACGGGAACCGAAAAATTACAAATTAATGATATGGGTGAGGTGTTTATTGGAACTGAAAAATTACCAACCAATGATATGGGTGAGGTGTTTACAGGAACTGAAAAATTACTAACCAATGATATGGGTGAAGTCTTTACGGGAACCGAAAAATTACTAACCAATGATATGGGTGAAGTCTTTACGGGAACCGAAAAATTACCAATTAATGATATGGGTGAAGTCTTTACGGGAACCGAAAAATTACTAACCAATGATATGGGTGAAGTCTTTACGGGGGGTGAAAAATCGTTAATTGATGATATGGGTGAAGTTTTTACAGGAACTGAAAAATTACCAATTAATGATATGGGTGAGGTGTTTATTGGGGTTGAAAAATCGTTGATTGATAATATTGGTGAAATTTATTCTAATTTACAAACAAAAAATAAAACAAATATGGATGATATTTTTATTAATAATATTGATAAACAAGATAAATATCTAAAAACAACACAAACTGGTGATGTTTTAGGATATTCTTATGATAAATACGGTAATTTGATTCCTATTTTTATACACGATGAAGAAAATGAAACTGTAACAACAAATATATATAAATCTTTAGATACAAATATATCAGACACCACAAAAAAAGAAATAATTTTTTCTGATATGGGACAGGTATTTAATGGTATAAACCAACCACCAATAGCCGATATGGGACAAGTTTTCAATGGTATAAACCAACTACCGATTGAAGATATGGGTCGGGTATTTAATGGCATGAACCAACCACCGATTGAAGATATGGGTCAAGTTTTCAATGGTATAAATCAACCACCGATTGAAGATATGGGCCAGGTATTTAATGGTATGAACCAACCACCGATTGAAGATATGGGTCAGGTATTTAATGGTATAAATCAACCACCGATTGAAGATATGGGTCAAGTTTTCAATGGTATAAACCAACCACCAATAGCCGATATGGGACAAGTTTTCAATGGTATGAACCAACCACCGATTGAAGATATGGGTCAGGTATTTAATGGTATAAATCAACCACCGATTGAAGATATGGGTCAAGTTTTTAATGGTATAAATCAACCACCGATTGAAGATATGGGTCAGGTATTTAATGGCATGAACCAACCACCGATTGAAGATATGGGTCAGGTATTTAATGGCATGAACCAACCACCGATTGAAGATATGGGTCAAGTTTTTAATGGTATAAATCAACCACCGATTGAAGATATGGGTCAGGTATTTAATGGCATGAACCAACCACCGATTGAAGATATGGGTCAAGTTTTTAATGGTATATATGATAATAATATAATAAAAGATACCAAATTAGATGACGAAACAGTTTTTATTCAAAAACAAGAACAAAAGAGTGAAATTAATTTGGGTAATGATTTCACAAATAAATCTGATAATAAAAAAAGATTAAATGATGATAATATTTATGAACAAAATAATGAAAAACAATCAGAAAATTTGGGTAAAACATATGAAAATAATTTAGATGACGAATGAAGTTATTAGATGGTAAAATGTTTTTTGGAATCGTTGAGGATAATAAAGATCCGAATAGAAGAGGTCGTGTTAAGGTTAGGGTTCAAAGTGTTTTTGATGATATACCATTGGAAGATATTCCATATGCTTCCCCAACATTGGCATCTGATGGGAAAAGTTTCAGTATACCGGATGTTGGTAAAGTAGTAACTGTTGTTTTTGCGTGGGGGGATCAATATCAACCATATTATATATCAAGTGTTTATTTTAACATAAATTTGGAAGAGAAATTAAATGATTTATCTGATGATCAATATACTAGTTTTTCTGCTTTATTTTTTGATAACAATACCCAGATTTATGCAGATGAGGTGGATTTGACTATTGATTATCTTTTCAATAAAATTACAATTTCAGATAAAAATATAAATTTAGAATTGAAAGATAACGATAGAAAATTAACTTTGGGAACAGTAGAAGCTGATCAACAGGCATTATTATCGAACCATTGGTTTAAATGGTTTGATAAATTGGTTGATGCTTTGGTAAAACCAAGTTCATTGATCGGAAATAGTGGTGGTCCTATTTTAAAACCAGAAGTTGATCAACTTTTAGCTGAATATAAATTAATAAAGGATACGTTTTTATCAAAAAATGTTTATATTGTTGATAATGGTGATGTAAAAAAATTAAAATAAAATGGCTGGAATAAGACCGAGTAAACCAAATTTAGACGATGTTGATACTAAAATAAACAAAGATAATTATAAAGATAGTGATTATATTGCACCAGAAGCAAAGGAATCTATAAAGAATACAACCAATAAAGAAACTGATAAAATGTCCACTTCTACTTCTACATCATCAACAATAGAATGTGATACTAGTCCAGTTACTGGTGCTTTATCTGATGTAACACCCGATGAAAATGACAAAATAATAGAAAAATCTTTACAAAAATCTGATGTTGAAAAAATGCAATATATTTCCCAAAATAATCCAGAATATTTAGATGAAATGGGATTATCACCCGATGAAATCTTTGGAATAAATATGTCTGGTGATTCTGGTTATACTTATCAAGATAATGAAATAGTAATGGATGAGAATGGTTTAGTATATGTTGAACAAACAACACAAACACAAACAGAAAGTCAATTATCTAATATTACTTCCGGGAACGTGGAAACTGGTAATCAAATAATTGGAACAGGACAACCAACAATAATTAAAGTTTCCAGTGTGTTTGCACACCCAACAAATAATGTTGGTAAGTTGTCTAGTAGTTTTGGTTTGAGAATTTTACCAGCCGAACGATATTGGCAATTACATTCTGGAATTGATATATCTGCACCTAAAAATACACCAATTTATGCAATATCTGATGGAGTTGTGGTTTCTATAAATACAAATAGAGATGGTGGTGGTTATGGAAATTTTATAAAATTAGCATTTGCATATAGTGGCAAACCATATTTTGTCTTTTATGCACATTTGGAATATGTCGAGGTTATTAAGAATCAAAAAGTTGTTAAGGGTCAAAAGATGGGTGGTGTCGGTGGAACTGGAAAGAAACCAGAATATGGTCCTCATTTACATTTTGAAGTGAGAGATGCATCAAATAGAAAAATAACATATATAAGAGGTTCAATCAATGATACATTTGTTGGTGACGAAAAACCGAGAGAAAGAAAATCTAAAAACATTTCAGATAGAAGTTTAAAATGGATACCAAATTCAAATACTGATTTTGAAATTCAAAATGAATTTAAATCATATATTAATCCAAGTGATTTTCTTTCCAATCCATCAAAATATACTTAAACTATTTTCATATTTTTCCTTATAATAAATAAAAATTTTATTTATGAAAGTTATAAATGATCTGTTCTGGGAGAAATATAGACCAAAATCTTTAAATCAAATGGTTCTTCTACCTAGAATTAGAGAAGAATTGAATGAAGGTTTTAAAAAGAATTATTTATTTCATGGACATGCTGGAACTGGTAAATCTACTATTGTTAGGATATTATTAAAAGATAAAGATTTTATCAGAATAAATGCATCTAAAAATGGTGGAATTGATACACTTAGGGATGAAATGGATGATTTTTGTACTGCGATGAGATCACCATTTACCAAATCTGATGATAAGATGAAATATATTTATTTAGAAGAATTTGAAGGTTCGACAAAGGATTTTCAATATGCTTTTAAAGCATTTACCGAAGATTATGATAAACGGGTCAGATTTATTATCACCATGAATGATTTATCTGCTGTTAAAGTACCGGAACTTTTATCAAGATTTAATCCTTTGATCAAATTTGATCCGATAAATGATTCAGAAAGAGAATATCTTCAACAGGGATATTTCAAATATTTATCAGCAATATCCAAACATACCGAATTAAATCTAAAAGATGAAACTATAAAGAATTTGATAAATACTTATTTCCCGGATTTAAGATCAGCGGTCGAGGGTGTTCATCAAATTTTTATAACCGGAAAGGAAGATGTTGAAATACAAGAATCATATTCTGATATTTATAAATTCATATTAAGTAATAGAACATCATTTGATGACATTTATAATTTTGTTGTTGATAATTATACGAATAGACCAAAGGAATTAATGGTTGTTCTGGGTAGACCTTTCTATAAATATTTAACTGATAATCATAAAAATATTATTGAAAAAAGTGGATTCAAATTAATGGGGATTTCAAAACAATATAATGCTGAATATGAAACAACAATAGATCCAATTATACATTTGATTTCTTACATATCGGATTTGAAAAAAATAATAAATGAAGTATGATAACAAAAATTGAATATAAAAAAGCAATGGAGGTTGTTAAACAATATGAAAAGGAACAATCTGAAAAATGGAGATGTGAGAAATGTGAGAAGCAGTTTAGTAATCCGTTTGATGAATATTATTGTACAGATGGATTTGATTTAAGAAATGATAAAGATTGTAAAGGTAAAAATTTTATGAATCATAATGATTTAATGCAAAACGGTGGACATTTGTATTCAGGTCATTATTCATCACAAGGAGATCAGGGGAAAACGAATTAATGAAGATCATATATAAATCCCATTGGGAAAATATGAATGACGATGATTTGATCGTATTTAAAAAATTTATATTTGATTATTATAGAAACAAAGGGTTTCCATATTTTCCGATACCGGACATAGAAAAAGATATTATCAAAATAAAAAAATATCTTGATAACAACACGATAATATCAGATAAGATAATAAAACAGACCATGCATGGTCTAAATATATGTTGGTATTATTTTCCCCATTCTTGGGAAGTGAAATGTAACAATATGTTTTCTCCAATGGAAACTTTTTTAGATGATTCGAAATTAAAAAGAGTTATTGATAAACGAATAAAAAACGATACATACATTAGTGATGGTGGTATGAGAAAACAATTAAGAATATTTACCGGAACACAAAGTGTATCAAATTTCAGACCGACTTCGGCATATGGAATTTATGAATATTTTGGTGGTGGGGTAGTGTATGATATGTCATCTGGATACGGTGGAAGATTACTTGGGTCTTTTTTAAGTGATAAAGTGAAAAAATATATTGGAGTCGATCCATGTAAAAAGACATATGAAGGGCTGATAAATTTGAAAAATGATTTGAATTATAAAAAATCAGAATTATATAATATTGGAAGTGAAGATTTCATACCAGATAAAAATAGTTTAGATTTGTGTTTCACATCACCACCTTATTTCGATACCGAAAAATATTCAGATGAAGATACACAAAGTTGGAAAAAATATCAAACAAAAAATTCATGGTTGAATGATTTTTTATTCACAACAGTTAAAAATTGTATTTATGGTCTAAAAACGGGTGGTTATTTGGCAATAAATATTTCTAATGTTAAATCATATACTGATTTAGAATTTGATTTTATTTATATGATGAATAAATTTGATGAATTAAAATATATTGATAAATTGTTTTACACATTAAGTGCGATAAATAAAGGTGGTTTCAAATACGAACCAATTTTCATTTTTCAAAAAATATAAAACAAACCCCGGAAAATCCGGGGTTTTACATTAGGTGTTTAATCTCAAAAAAAGGATCTTCTAGTAATTATATAATTATTTCTTTTCGTTATCGATCTTATCTGAGAAATCATCAATATAATTAATATAATCGAGAAATTTTGGTTCTCTTTTTAACGAATTTTTCCGTTCATTTGGTAAATCGATTTCAATATGACAACGAAGAGTTGCTGGATTTGCATCTAATATAAAAATATCGGTTGAAAGAAATACAGCTTCTCGAATATCATGTGTGACTAACAAAATAGTTGGGTCTAAACCATTATTATCTTGGAAGATTTTACGAAGAAATAATTGCATTGATCGTCTGGTTACGGTGTCTAATGCACCAAACGGTTCATCCATCAATAAAATATTCGGATTAGCCACCAAATTACGAGCTATGGCAACTCTTTGTAACTGACCCCCGGATAGTATAGGGTATTTTGCCCACTTCGATTCATGACCACTTAAACCCACAATTTTAATCATCTCCATTGCTTTCTCACGAGCTTCCTTTTTTGGTGTTCCACTTAGGATTAACGGAAGTGCAACATTATCCAAAACAGATTTCCAAGGGAATGAAGAATATTGTTGGAAAACCATCGGGATGTGATTATCGTCCTTGAGTTTTGTACCGTGAAGATAAACACTACCGGATGTTGGTTTTTGTAAACCACAAATATAACGTAATATTGTACTATTATGTGATAAAATACCATTAACAAAAAATCTTCTTTGAGATATTTCTGTTAATTCTATATCTATCATGTTATCTTCAACTTTTGTTTCAATTATAGATATAACTTTTTCTAAACCATTATTTGTTATAATTAAATTATCAATTTTTAAATCTTTAACAAATATTTCATTTATATTTTTATCAAACACTATATGTGTGTCTGCACATTTTAATTCGTGATTTTCGGTTTTCAATATCCATATTATATATGGAATTGTAATTGATATAGATTTAATATCAACAAAACCATCATCTGTTAATATTTCATATTCATCATTTTCTAAAATTTTAATATATTTTCTCATTTTTATGTATTTAAAAATATTAAACAATCATTTATTGTTTTTTCTTTATTTTCTTTATAATCATATTCAAAACAAAATAACCATTTTTTTTAATTTCTTCATCTCTTATTAAATCTCTTTTTTTATTTTCAGAATTTTTTCTATGAATTCAATAATTTTATTTTTATTTTTTATAAAAAAAATCCGGTTTAATTATTTTATTTTCTAATTTTAATCTATATTCATTATTTTTACCACTATCGTCTAATCTTGTGAGATGCGTATTTAAAGCTTCAAATCAATTGAAAAAGATGAAAGACCTTGATTTAATTGGTGATAATGGAGAAAATCCTAAATCAAATAATTACAGATATGTATATAATCCTGCTAATTAAACGCATGGTCAAACACATGGTCAAACTGTCCATGCTCGCATGGTCATTCGCATGGTAGTATTTAAAGTCTTTTTTGGTTAATTTGGATGTTGTAAACGTTTTATCATTTCTTCTGCTTTTATTTTTTCAATTTTTTGTGTTTTTTTATTTCTAATTGTAATAATAGAATCCATAGTAAAACACTTCCCACATCCAGATTTTCCTAAAATTGTAACAAATTGACCCCTACCTTTAATATCTTTAACACTTAAATTCAAATTTTCAAATACGACATTTTTCCCCTTAACAAGTTTTGGTGCTGGTGGTTTTAAAAACATTGAATTTTTCTTATTCGTAACATTTCCGGTACTATCAGTTTTACCCGGAACTGTTGGTAAGATAACATCATATTCTTGTTTTATATCAACAAGATCAATGATGTTTACTTTTTCGTAATGTTGATTCGGACTTTTGACTTCAATAATATTTGTATCTTCAAAGTCATTGATAAACATTTCTGGCTTTGGTTCTGGTTTATCTTCACTTTCAATTGTTTCTGGTTCTTCAACCACTTTAGGTTCTTCAACCTTTAATTCGACCTTTAATTCATCGAATTTATTTTCGATTTTTGATTCTTCGACATTTTCCGGTTGAACCTTTGATTCTTCAATAGGTTCGGGTTTTTTTCTATTACTAAAAATATTTCCCATTGTTATACGTATTTGAATTTGAAACTACTTTTATCAATCCATTTGAAAAGTTTATCCGATAAATATCCGATAAAGATAATTTCCAATAAAATGGCGTACAACATATCGCTTCTAGACGCCTTTTGAATGGGGAAAGTCATACCACCCAAACCACCTTGATTATTAATCATTTCAGCAACTACAACATAAGTCCAAGAAATTGCCACAAGTACCCTGATATCATCTGAAACTCTTGATATTACCAATGGTAAATATAAATGTCTTATTTGTTGCCAACGACTAGCACCTAATGTTAGAATTGTTTGTTTGTATATTTTATCGATTTCATCAATACGTTGTACCACCACAGGAATTAAATATACAGCGATACCAAATGCTAGGAAATGAACCTTAACACCAAAATAAATACCAAATAAAGATATAAATATTCCGGTTGCTGCGGGTAATGGTAGGAATCGAACAGAATCAATTTGTTTACTTAATAATGATCTAAATATAGGGAATAGACCAATAAGAAAACCTAGTGGGATGGCGATTATAATTGCTTCTAAATATCCAAGAAAATTGATTGATAACGAATAACCAGTATTAGAAATTAAATTATATGTTGGATCTTTGATCATCTCACCATATGACATAAGAACGTTAATTGGATTTGGTAGGATACGACTATTAATCCAACCCATCGTTGATGTCAACAACCAAAGAAATATAAGAAGAATCCAACCAATGATTTGTGTGATGGTGGCAGTTTTTTTATCTACCTGACCATCCATTTTAAACAATTCTTTTATTTGAGAATTCATTCTTTATTTTTATGTGATTAAAAAATTGAGGAATAAGAAAAATATATATTCCTACCCCAAGATAGGAGTAGGAATATATGAAGTCATATGAAGTTATTATCTGTTGATGAGTTGAAATTCAGTACGGCGATTTTTTGATTTCATTTCGTTTGTACTTTCAGTTTCACACCCAACAACTGGTTTGGATGATCCATTACCAATTACAGCCACAATATAGGATGAATTGATACCTCTTTTAATCATATAATCAGCCACCGATTGTGCCCTCTTTTTGGACAAAATGACGTTTGATTTTGGATTACCAGTTTTATCGGTATTACCTTCCAAACGAAATTTAGAACCACCAGCAACACCTTTGGCGATAGGAATAATTTCCCTATCTATTTTTTCCATTGCGTATTCATCTAAAGTGAAAGAATTAACAGCAAATTCAATGGATACTGGTTTAATTGCTGATGCTTCAGCCGTTTTGATATCTTCACTAACAGATGAAAAAACGATTTCACCTTCAGCTGAATGAATTCCACCACTCAAAGTAGTAATACCCTGAATAAGACTAGGATCAGAAACCTGACGCCAAGGGAATGGATTTTTAGCCAAACCAACTTCAGTATAAACCCTTGTCATTTTAGTATAAAGTTCATCACCGTCAACACCATTAAAGGATGAATTGAGTCCGAAGAAGTTTACATTATCACCATATGTTGAATACCTCACTTTATACATACCATCAGCGACAACAAATTTTGGTGCGTTGAAAGCCTTCGAAAAAGTAGATGCGATACTATCATATATTGGTGGAATACTATTTGGTTTACCATCAGACATTTTACTGATTTCATCGGTAAATATAGTAGGATCGATTTTTTTACAAAGTTCGTTAGTTTCTGCGTTGATTGTCAACCAAGCAACTGCTATTTTTTCAAAATATTTCTTTTTCTTTTCAAAAACATCTTTACGAACTATAATACCATCCATAATAATGTTACGAGCGAATTTAGTTGAAAAAATTTCATGTGAACCGGCAATGGCTGTGTAACAATCACCATCATCTGGGGACCAAACTACAGCAACGGGAACTTCACCACTTTTGAACATTTTAGCGGATTCAATACCGTCGCCAACTTTTACCAATTCAACATCATTTTGTGTAAGACCGGCGGTTTCAAGTACCCTTAAAAGAAGTGTATGTGATGCTGTTCCAACAGCCACTGCTATTTTCTTACCTTTTAAATCAGATACACTTTTAATAGTACGAACACCAACAATAACATCGGCACCACGACTATCATCAATTTTAAGAATTTGTACAACACCTAATTTCATCAAGTCTGACATTTCTCCATTTTCGATTGGTGAAATATCGGTGGTAGTATAAATAAAATCTACCTTACCTTCTTTCAAAGCGTCAATACAATTTGAACGAACATCCATTTGTTCAATCTTCAATTTAAGACCAAACTCCTTTGTAAGACGTGATTCTTTATTCACATCTTTTCCATGATTGAGATATACAATCGGAGCAAATCCACTCCAAGTGTTAAGAGATCCTGTCAAATCGGCGGATGAATCACCTGTCAATGACTTACTGATTGTCGGCCAAAAATAAATAGATGCCGGGATTACGATGATGAGGGCGATTACCGTCCAAGTTAACCATCCAATTTGTCTTAAAAAATTCATAATTTCTCCTTTTTTTAATTATTAAACACTAAATTGATTATTTATTGATATTTATTTTAAACCATCAAAAGCACCACCTTTTGTGAAAGTTGAAGTTTCGATTTTATTCATTCTGTTAGATGATTCCAGAAAATTTTCAGGTTCGGGTTCCATCAAAGATTTGAAATCTGTAATTTTACTGAATGTTTCTTCATTGTACATTGACAAATATTGTTGTCCGGATTCACTTTGAATCGAATCCTGAATATCCTTATTCAAAACCCAATCCCTACTTTGTTCAGTGAATCTTTTGATGTTAGCCACATGTTCGGAAATTATTTGTGCGTAAGCTTCATTAGCTTCATCGAATAAAATTCTGGCGTTAGAATTACCGTTGATGTAAGATTGTGCCATTTTGAAAACACCGTTTGTTTTCGAAAGAATAGAAAGGTTACGTTTCTTTTCCCTGATGTCGTCCTTCAATAACATAAGATCATCTTCCCAAGCGGTAAACACCCTTTTACAATAGTTAAGTGATGTCTGAATGGCCTGAAGTTTAGGAATAAACATTGTATTCGAATCAACCCTGCGTTTGGCCATGATAGCGTTTACGTTTGCTTTCTTCTTATAATCTGGGTTGTTTCTTTCTACAGCCAATCCTTCAGCCGCCTTGGCTTCACTCATCTTTTGATTGGCATCATCCTGATTTTCTTTCATAACCCTCAATAAATCTTCTTCAGCTGCCTGTAAAGTCTTAATATCATCATTAAGTTTTTCCTTTTCCCTTAACCAATTTGAATATTGAATTTCCATAATAGTTATTGGATTACTGTTAATCATCGCTGACCAAATTTTCTTAATTATAATTTGATAAGCCAATGAAATCATTTTTCGATTACTTACAATAAGACCAATAAAGATTACTGTTCCCGCAACCATACTAACAAATATTAGTATATTGGTAACTAAACCAATTAAAAATGGAAGTATGATATAAAGACCGTATCCACCTCCAATTAAAAGTGCAAGAGCGAAAATATAACCAATCACTCGTTCTGAACCTGTCCAGACTTTTCTTTCTGTGTTTTCCATAATTGTTTTTTAATTTGTTTTTAAATTTAATTATTTAGGTATTGTTTGATTTTAGAAATATCATCATTAATTTTAGTAATAATGATGTTGAAAGCTTTTTCGAATTTACTCTTCTTTAAATTGAGTTTTTCAGTTTCTACTTCGATAATAGAATTATTTTCTTCAATTTTTGAATTGTTTGTATCAATTTGTGATTCCATTAAAGTAATTTGTTTTTTCAATTCTCCAATTTTTGTAATGGAATCATTATTTATTTTTTCCAATTTGATGATTTCATCTGTTTTTGAACCAATTGTTTTTTGGGATTCAGAAACCAGATAAACATCAAATTCTTTTTTGTGTTGTTCAAATAATTGAATATATTTTTGAGCGGTTTCAAGAAGAGTGGGTACTGGGAGATTTTGTTTATACGCCACTTTATATGTCATTTGGAAGATTTTTTCTTCCGATGCCCCCTCCAATTCGGTAGTCATTTCATCAAGCGAATTGGCAAATTCAAAATAATCGGGTCCGGGGAAATTATTTTTTGTCATAAAATCATACAAATGATTAATATAACTTTCATCAATTTCACCATTATCCATAACTGGTTGTGGTTGTACCGTTATGGGTGTGAATGATGTTTTCCTCATGGATTGACTAACCCTTTGTGTGGTCTGTCGTGCTTGTGAAACTGTTTGTGTTGAAGTTGTTTCGATTTTTCCAGCTTCTGAATCAAACAACGCTTTTTGCCACCATGATTTTTTTACTTCTGTTGCCATTTTTTTATTTTTTGATGATTACAATGTTAATGAATTAATTTGAATAAAAAAAATTATTTTTAAAAATTTTATTTTTTTGTCAATCCCCACATACATTTTCCCAACCCCTCAATATCACCCTTTTCTTTATATAGGTGTAAAAGGTTATTTATTTTTGTAATTTTTTGTTTTTCGGGGGTGTCCTTTGGTAATGAATTAATTAAAATTGATACAAGTTCCCTTTTTGTTTTTGGACCATTTGATAATGTATCCTTAACAATAGTAAATAATTTCTCGAATTTAACTTTTTCGAATTTGACTTTCTTTTTTTCCAGAATTTTAACTGGTTCTTCTGCACTTGTAAATGGGTCTTGAACTATTTTAGGTTGATTCAAAAAAACTTTTGATATTTTTCTCTTACCATAAGCATTATCATCGTGGATAAAATACTTAGGTGTTGGGAGATTATGTGATTTACAGAAATTTGAAACCCATAATGCACATTCATATCCGGTTTCCTGATAACATTCTTCATTGAAGAAAATTGTTTTATCTTCTGTTATTGATAACGTTACATTTGATAAAAGAAAATCAAAACTGATAAATCCGGGATATGACCCATCTTTTTGAAATTGTGTTTCAATATATTCAACGAAATCCTTGTAATTTTTAATTGTTATACAATTTTTGTAAATCGGATTGTTGAATTTATAAAACATTTCAGTTGATGTTCTGGAATTATCTAAAAAAATATTATATTCCATATTTTTTCTCATATATTATTGTTTTTAATTTATTTACACATTTCTTTATTTACACATTTTTTTCAACTCTTTCCAAGTAACACCAATTACTGCCATATTCCTTTTTTTAATTTATTTACATACATCTTTAAACGATACCAAATACTATATTTGTATATTTCTTTAACAAAAATATCCATATATGGATGTGTGTGAAATGAAAATGGAATTGTATAGGTATCATCACCAAAATTTTCAATTGTTGGTTGATCTGATAATGTTTGATGAATAAATTGATGGATATCAATAATTTTAAATGATGTTAATCTCATATTATCTTTTTTAAATTTTTCTGGAACCTGTGGATAACAAGTGAATTCCAAAAATAATTTTTGACCCTTTACATAATTTGGATTTGTTGTCGTAGTAAATGAAAAGATTTCTTTTGAATCTGTTTTATTTTCTTTTTTCCAAAATGTAATATGAATATCGTATGTCATGTTATTTGGTTTTGTCGATTGTTTATTTTTCAATTATTTTTTTATCTTTGGTTGTCATTGAAAACATCATTATGATACTTATTATGACATATAGTTTTGAGTTTAAGATTACAAAATTAATCAATTTATTATTAATAAAAAAATTAATCGGATAACATTTTTTTTACTGGTTGATTTTCAATAAGATAATTATGTAGTGAAACTATTCTTCCTCTCTGTATAATGGGTGGAGGCACCGGAAATATGGTGAATATACTTTCATTCTTTCTGCCAATGTTTCACAAAGTTTTATACCCAATGACATAATTTGAATAAGATTATCACTACCGAAAATATCCTTCGAACATTTTCTTAATTTCGAATCTTCTGAAATGGTTGACTGTTGTAATTCCATCGATAATTCATACAGTTCAACATCACTGAATTGGTCAAAATAATTTTCTGTTGTTTTCATGTTTATAAATTAGATTACAAAGATACAACAGTTTGATGAAATAAAAAAATTTAGATGTCTATTTCGTTATCTTTTTTGTCTTTTATTTCATATACCACACATTCTGTAGTCAAAAATAAACCAGCAACTGATGATGCGTTTTCAAGTGCGACCCTTGTAACTTTCTTTGGATCAATAATTCCCATTTCAAACATATTTCCGTATTTTTCATTTCTTGCATCATACCCATAATCACCCACTCCATTCTTAATGTTGTTAACAACAACCGATGGTTCGCCTCCACCATTTTTAACTATCATCCTTAAAGGTTCTTCTAATACTTTACGAATAATATCAATACCTGTTTTTTCATCTTCGTTTTCATATTTTACTTCGGATAACGATGGAATACACCTTATATATGCAATACCACCACCGGGAACAATACCTTCTTCGATTGCTGCTCTAGTTGCATGTAAAGCATCATCGTAACGGTCTTTCTTTTCCTTTAGTTCGATTTCACTTGCAGCACCAACATTTATGATACCAATACCACCCGTTAAATTCGCTAACCTAGCTTCATTCTTTTGAAGATCATATTCGTTTTTATTATTTTCAATTTGATTTTTAATTTGTTTGATTCTATTTTGAATCATATCTTTATCACCTTTACCACCGACAATAATAGTGGAATCTTTGTTTATTATAATTTTTTCAGCCAAACCCAAATCTTCAATTTTTATATTTTCAAGTTTACTTCCCATTGTTTCTGAAAGGAGATTACCACCAGTTATAATAGCAATATCATCTAACAAATCTTTTCTCCTATCACCAAACCCCGGACATTTAATTGAAGCTACCCTTAAAATATTTTTTATTTTATTGAAAACTAAAAGACTTAATACTTCTGTTTCCAAAGTATCTGCAATAATTAACATTGGTTTTCCAAGTTTTTTTGTTTCTTCCAAGATTGGTATTAGATTATTTATTGATGATATTTTATCTTCGTGTATCAAAATATAACAATCATCTAAAACAACTTCCATTTTTTCTGGATCAGTTATGAAATAAGGTGAAATATAACCTCTATCTAGTTTCATACCATTAACAGTTTTTAATTCAGTTTCCATCCCACCGGAATCATCAATTGTAATAACACCAGTGAAACCTACACTTTTCATTGCTTCGGTTATCTTATCACCAATTTCTTTATCATTATTTGCACTTATGATTGCAACTTGGTTTATTTTTTCATAATCAGTTCCCACCGTAATAGTTTGTTCATCCAGTGTTTTTATAACCATTTCTACCGCCTTATCAATTCCTTTCTTTAAATCCATTGGATTTGCACCAGCTGTTACATTCTTCATCCCCTTTTCGACAATAGCACGGGCTAATACAGTAGCGGTTGTTGTTCCATCACCGGCATTATCAGATGTTTTTGTTGCTGCTTCTTTAATAATTTGACAACCAATATTTTCTAATGTATCTTCTAATTCAATTTCTCTTGCAACTGTAACACCATCTTTGGTTATAAGTATTTTTAGTCCATCATTTTTTTCAATAATAACATTTCTACCTTTTGGTCCAAGTGTAATTGCAACAGAATCAGTTATTTTATTCATCCCACTAAGTAATTTAACTCTTGCTTCGTGACCGAATTCTATATTTTTTTTCATATTTTAATTTTATTTTTAATTTTATAAATTTATCAATAAACTACCAATTTTAATTTTATAAATTATATCATCAATAACTACTTTATAACTAATATCATCAATAACTACTTTATAACTAATATCATTTGAATTGTGTCTATTAAAGTATCTAATAATTTTTCATTTTCTAATATTTGTACATTTAAAAATTTAATTTGTTTTTGTTTCAATATCATAATTTGAAATTTTTATAACAAATTCTTCTTTTTTTAATGGACACCAATCTGGTTCCATATTTATAGAACTGTCCAAATTATTATAAATTGATATAATATATTCTTTTTTATTTAAATGACTAGCTAATGAACAATAATCAATTGTTGCATAATCATCATAATTTGAATCTAAAAAAGGACAATTATGACATCCGTTAACTTTAATATCCATTTTTATTAATATAATTTTTTTTTGGTATTGGATCTTTTTTCATTGTATCTTACGAAATTGGAATTAACATCACTATAATTGTTCTTCTTCTTTCTTTTTGTAACTATCGGTAATTATAGAGAAATAATTCTTTTCAATATGAATAATTCTATCAAACATATTTGTATCAAAATTTATCTGGTGAACAATAACAATATTTATGTTATTTGTTCTCGCGAAATCCCTTAATACTCTTAACATTATATTAATATTTGATGGACTAATTGAAGAAAAAACTTCATCCAAAAACAAAATATTTATCTTTTTATTTGATTCAATTATTGTTTTAATATACGATAACGCAATAGCAATGTTTATTTTTCTTGCACCACCGATTGATAAAGTTTCTGAATCAATATCATCTATATACCTATCTTTAATTATAGCATCAAATTCATCATTAAGTTTAACAAAATATTTTGATTCAATTTCTTTCAGGAAAAATTTAAGATTTTCATTGATTGGTCCTATTATAGTATTTATGATATTTTTCCTTATACCTTTTTCAGATAAATAATCAACTGTTTTGGTGTATAATTCTATTTTTTGTGAAATGATTTTTATTTTTTCATCCAATTCAATATTTTCATCTTCAAGTTTTTGAATGTTCTTTTTAATTTCATTTATGGATACATCTTCTGTTTCGTATTGTCTTTTTAAATCTTTTAATTTGATGGATATATTATTGAAATCATAATTTTTCTTATTCAATTCAATTATAAATTTATTCTTTTCACTGGAAATATTTTTAATTTCACTGTAAATATCAATTGATTCTTTTTTTATTTTGTTTATTTCTTCTATTTTTTCATTCTTTTCATTTTCAAGATCTTCTAATCTATGTTTTTTGTGATTTACATCCAGAACTGTTTCACAAATAGGACAAGTTCCACTATTAAAAATATCAATCTTATTATTTATTTCTTTCAAATAGAAATTATCTTGGAGAATTTTATTCTTCATACCAACCAACACCTCACTCTTATTTTTCAATTCTTTATTAAACTGTGTCATTGATATTGACATATCACCAATTTCGTGTTTCAAATCGGTATAAATAGTTTTGTACGATAACATTTCAGTTTTAATATCTTCCTTATCTAAACTACCAGTTTGTATTTTGATATTTTCAATATTTTCTTTATATTGTTGGATTGTATTTGTTTTTGAAAGTTTAATATCTTCAAATCTTTCTTTTTCTTTGTATGTGTTTTTTAGAATTTCTTTTTCTATTGAAAAATATTCATCTATTTCTCTGATATTAAATAATTTATTAAGTAGTTTTCGTTTTGTATCTGTATCCAGATTAACAAAATTGGCAAAGTCACTTAGGTTAAGTGATATAAGTGATTTATATGTATTATATTCTAAACCGATAAATTTTTCACGATCTTCTGGTGACATACTTTTGAATTCTTTAAAAAATGATTTGCCATTTTTAAAGACTTCCATTGATGTTGGTTCTATTTTTCTTCGGATTATTATGTTGTCATTATCATCGTTTATAAAATTTATTTCTGTTTCTAAACTTTTATTTTGTCTATTTGGTAGTTTTGTTATTGCAATTTTTTTGGTATTTTTACCTCTTACTATTCCGTAAAGGGTAAAATCGATAGATTCTATTAAGGAACTTTTTCCAGTTTCATTATCACCGGAAAGTAAAATAAGTTCTCCCCCGTTGTCGAAGAAAACTTTTTGCATATTATTTCCGTAACTTTTAAAATTCTTTAAACCTATACTATTAATTATCATTCAGTATATATACATTTTTAGTCTATTTTATATGGTTTTTTATGGATAAAGTTTAATATATACAAATATGAAATTCTTGATGTTATTCGAATCTTATCTGGAAAGTAACTATTAGAAACTTATGATATAAATAAAAGGTGGAAAATTACTGATTTTAAATTATAATTTTTTATTACGAAATAATTTTGTAGATTTGTAGTCATGAAAGTTATCGGAAATATAGTTGGAATATTTGGATTTGTATTAGTCGGATTATTAATACTACCATCTTTCATATTTTTTAACATTTGGAAAAACTTTTAAAAATGGAAATAAAATTATGTCATACGAAGAGTTCTATCAATTATAAAATAAAAATATGGAAAAAACACTAAAATGGATTCGTGTAGGATTGTGGATATTCACAATAATATTTATGTGTGTGGTATTTTATGGTACTTATTACTCTATAAAAAAAGACAGAGAAAGAACTGAAATCAAAAAATAGTATCTTTCAGAATAATTTTTCTTCTCACATTAATCAATTCTTCATCGGAAGATCTTCTGAGTTACATAGTCCAAATACAAACCATAATTTATCAATTTCAGTGTAACTATAAACAAAAATACGATTTGAACTATTTTCCAAGGGTCTGATTTTAGAATTTATTTGGAATATTTTTTCATAATTGATAAGGATTTTGAATCATTCAATAATCCCTGTAAACCAAAATGTTTAGGTTTTATATTCATCATTTCATCAAATGTTACCCATTTGGCATCTTCATTTTCCCAATTTAAATTTGGTTCGAATTCATTTGGGACTAAACCTAAAAAATTATAATATTTGAATTTTTTGTCTTTAAAAATAAACAAGGGTATTAATTTTATATTGCCGTTATATTTTGTTTCTTCTTCTAATTCTCTAATACACACATCTTCTGGTGAAGAATCATCATCATCATTTTTACCACCAAATATTCCATAATAATTAACACCATTACTATCCATCACTTCGGTACTTCTTAAAGAAATTAGAAATCTTTTTGTTTCAATACAAAAGGGTATAACACCACTAGCTTCGTCACCATAATAATCTCTTTCTAATAAAAAATTATATGTTTCATAGATATTTATTTCTATTAAATGTTTTAAAAAATCATTAAAACCATTAAAACTTTTAGTTTCAGTATCATAATATAAATTTTCGCAAAATTCAATTAATCTTTTACTTACATTGAACCTAAGATAATTTGGTATGATTTTAGTTCCCAATCTAATCAAATCTAATGCGTCAGCATCTCTTAAAATTGATACTGTGGTATAAAATTGATTGTTTTTTTCTATTTCATTTTTTTGTGAATGATTAATAACGGCTAATTTTATTGCATCAAAATCACTTTCAATCATATTATTTTTTTTAAATAAATTTGTATATTTTTCAAAATTTTCAGCTACAGATTGTTCACCATGAATATGACATGCCCAATCGTGTCTCCTCGATAAATCATGAATAAAAGCTGCACAAAAAGATCTTTTAGTATCAATTATATTATTTAATTTAAATCCGATCATTAAACAATTATACATAACTCTATAAGTGTGTTTTATACCGTGACAATTTGACGAATGAAAAAAATTTTTATCAGTTAAATTAAAATCATTGAAATTGATATTTAAATCATGTATAAATTTAATGAATTTTTCATCATTATAATTATTTTGTGTTTTATAATCTTGATATTTATTCCAATAATTTCTTTGTTCTAAAAGAAAATTATTAAATTTTAAAATATGCATCATACTATTTTACAAATAATTTTTTTATCCCATTTGTCATTTATATCATGTTCTATAATGATTTCTTTTTCTTTAACGTGTGGTGAAAAATTATACATTAAAATAGAATTCGAAAATATTATTTTATTAATTGGAATTTCAGAAATTACACCAAAATTTGTAGAAGATTCTATTCCCATTTTTAAATTTCCTTTAATATTTTCTATATTATCATTATTTATTTCGGACCATTGTGAAAAATATCTATTTGAAATCGGATAATAAAAATTGTCGTTTTTATTTAATTCGTTTACTTTTTTTAAATTACCGTTTGTTAACATAATGTCCATATTTGATGATAAATCAAAAAATCGAATACATTTAACTTTTGATCCTAAATTTTTCATTTTCCATTTTTCAAAAATACTCCATTGTTCTGAATTGTTGTTTTTATATAAATCAAATTCCTTTTTTATTTCTGGAAAAGATCTTGAAGTATAATATCTACCAGAAATATTTCTGAATATTTTTACTAATCCGTTAATAAAAGATGATGTTAATTTTTTAGTTCCATATTCATTTTTAATAATTTTAAAATTTTTATTTTCTAAAAAGTTATTAAATTTTAAAATAATATCATCATTATTAAAATCTGGTGAATATGATAATGATGAATAATTATCTTGTTTAGTATAACATAAAAATATAACTATCCAATTGTAGTTTTCATATTCAATTTTAATAATTTCAGATCTTTTTATATCATATTTATCAAATTGATATTTATAATTATCAATTAAATTGGATAATTTGAATACCATATTATCGGTTTCGACTAATTTATTATTATCAATTGTAAATATTTTTGGATTATCAATGTTTCTAATTATATAAATTTTTTTATATTCTAATAATTGTGATATACTAATCGAAATATCATTAATTTTATTAAAATTGATATATTCATTTAATTTCTGCAAATATTTCATATTCCTTTTTTTTAACAAATCGATAAATTCACTAACATCATTAGATCCAACTTCATATTCGATACTTGATGTTCCACTATCAAAAGTAAACACCATAATTTCTTTTTCTGGTGTAAAATTTGAACTTTTACCAATAACGTCTGGAAAATCGGAAACTTTTGGATTTTCAATTTCTTTAGTTTCAGTTTTACCATCTTTTTTAAATTTATAAATTAATTTAGAACCTTGAAAGACATGATCTTTTGGTAAATTAAAATAATCACCAGCATTTCCAGAAAAACGATCACCATTTTCATCTATTAATACTGAACTGATTGCACCATTCCCCCATTTTCCGGTGGAATATGTATCAGCCAACCATAATTTAATAGAATTGGCACCTTTTTTGATTACTAAATAAACACCTTGATATTTATCAAATTCTTTATAGTATGCATCATATCCTTCTGCTTTTAATAATTCTACAATTTTATCCATATTCACATCTGTAAAATCTGAATCAGATTCACCCGCTTCGAACAATTTAAAATCTTTTATGTGTTTCATAATTTTTGTTTATTTTTATAATTTTCCAATTTCACTTTTATCATCTTCAATGTTTTTTAATTCGGCAATAAGATTTCTTAATTTGATTAATTGGGTTTTATCCATATCTTTAATTAAATCCACCATTTTCTTAACAGTTTCCGGAAATTTAGTAACACCATCATTATTATAATTTGATAAATCACCTTGTTTTTGTTCTGTTTGTGCAGATTGATCCGGTTGTGCAGGTTGTTGTGCTTCCGTTTGCACTGGTTGTGCTTGTGTTGTTCCTGATGATTGTACTGGTGGTTGGGTGGTTGGTGGTTGTGCCGGTGCTGGTTGTACTGGGGGTAAATCCGCTTCATTTAAAAACTCCATATATGTTTTTATCATAATTACTTATTACTTTTTACTTTGTTATATATTATTTTTTTAAATCAAATAATAATCGTAATTTTGTAATTCCAAATTAATATATATGAAAAAAGATAATCCGAATATGATAACAACATTTAAGGTTTTTGAAACCGTTGGAGATGGAATCAAACCATCATATTTGATGACTCTTTCGGAGTATCAAAAAAAAGTTTCACCAGTTTTAAAATCATTTTATAAATTCATAAACAAAAACGAAGATTATCTTAGAAGGGGTTCTTTTTCCTATGGTGGTGTTCTTTATCTTGATTTTGACGAATATGTTGCTGAAGAAAAAGAAAGATGGAGTAAGAAAAGAAAAGAATCTTGGGAAAAAGAAAAGACTTGGGATGAATCTTTTGATAAAGAATATACAATTAAAAAATGGTTGAATCACCCCCCAATTCCTAAAGAAATTAAAAATATATATAAAGAATATAAAGATTTTTTTACCCTTGTTTTTGGTGAAAAAAATCTTGGTAAAATGGAAAGTGATGAAACAAAATCAAATAAAAGGTCACTCAGACGAGCGATTGAAGATGATACTTATCTCAATTTGCTGAAAAATAAAGAATTAACAGTTGAAAAACTAACAGAAATTTTTGAATCTGTTGGTGTAAATATTCCTGTTGGTCTTTTGAAAAAGGTAAATATTAAACCTATTGTAAAAAAGATAGAAAAAACACCTGAAGAAATTACTAAATTTTTCAATTACACTAAAAGATCATTAACAGACTTTAAAAACAAAAAAATAAGTCCATATTTCTTGACTACAAGAATGACGAAAACAACCGAAATTAGTTATGCTATGGTTTACTCTTTCAAAAGTATAGTTGATAATTGGAATTATTTTTCTAATGAACAAAAACAAGAAATTGAAAACGAATTTCCGAATTATGTTACACAAATTAAAAAATTTGTGGCAAAGGGTGATGCAAAAGGTGGAATTGTAGATATTGATTTGGATAAAGTATTTTGGCCGATAATTCAAAAATTCAAAGAAGGTATCCAACCTTTGATCGATGAATATAAAATAAAAATTTCGGAAAGAACACACGAAGTGTATTTATCTGTACATAATAATAGAAAAAAAATGACGAATGATGAATTTAAAAAATATTATGGTACACCAATTCGTAGTTCTGGATTTTTCAATGGAAAGTATGAAAATAAACTAACTGGTGAATATAGTATGACAAAATTTTGGGAATCGGAATTAGGTAAATTTCTTAGAATCCCACTCACCGATGAAACGAAATTGGAAGATATAATAAAAGAAAAACAAGAAATTTATCAAAATTCCGAATACGAAAAAATCAATTCATTATTTTATCGTTTAAGGGTTAAATATCCAACTTTAATTGATTTTAAATTGGATGCTCCGGTAAGAGGAAGAAATGGTGTTGAATTTTACATGAAGGCTTGGGATTCAAAAGAAATAGAATATACAATTCTTACAGAAACGATTGTCGCTGGTGGTTATAATATTCAAAGATTACATTTCAGATGGTTGATGTCTGTTTATTGTGGAGAAGATAAAGTTGCCATATTTAATTCTGAAAAATAAATTGATAAATAGTTAAATAGTTAAAAACTCCTGAGCACGAACAGTTGGGGATTATGGTATAATACAAAATATAGGAAATCCTTGTTCATCATATTTAGGATGATATTCTTTTTGATATCCTTTTAAATTATAAGTTATTAATCTCCCATTCTTTTTTTCAACAAATAATATAGCTGGATGATATTGTTTTCCATCAAATTTTCCATATTCCAAATTTTCACCATTTTTTAATTTCCAACATTCCATATCAAATGTTTTTTGTAATAATTCTTTATCAAATTCTTCTATTTGAAGTATAGTTTCAGCTGAAGCTCTTGATTCTAAACTTTCTTTTTCTATCCAATAAAATTTGTTAGTTTTATTTTCATTTATTTCTGTTGAATTTTCAGATTGCCATTTTTCATAGAAATCTCCCCAAGAAGTAATTAAAAATTTTTGTCTATCAGTATCGAAAACGAGTGTTGTATCATAAGTATCACCCATATTAACATATAAACCTATAATATCATAATAATATTTGTTTATAAAAGCGTTTTCATCTGTAATTGGTTCTACACCAAAACCATGAAGTATTTTATTTGCTTTTTTAAGTATTTCGTCTATTTTTTCATATCTTTCTGTATTAGATAATGATTTAATTTTTGTATTCCATTGTTTAATTTTTTTTTCGATAAAATATAATTTTTCAGTGAAATTTTCATTTACAAATTCATAATATTTTTTAATATTAGTTCTGATAGACATTAAATGTTGATCTTTTGATAAATCTAATTTTTTTGCGTTGTATTGTTCGTTTAATTGTTTCATATGTAAATTTTATTTTTATATATTATTTTCAAAATTTTGAAATTTAGTAATGATCAATTCATTTGATTTGTGTTCATTTTTCCACAATTTATATAATTCTTTTTCATTTTTGGGTTGAATTTTTTTCCATTTTTTCCATAATTTTCTAGCATCATTTATTGATAATACATCAAGTGTAATCATTTTTTTTGCTTCGTTTGGATAAATATAAAGTTCGTGACCGAATCCTCTACCAAAACCAACATGATATTTAACATCACCCAAATCTATTAATACAACATAATCTCTCGTATTTTTTGTTCTTGGTTTATCATCTTCATCAAAATTATAATACCAATCCCAATTTTCTAAATCAGATGTTACCATTAAACTACCCTTTTCTGAATATCCATTAGCCATGCTACTCATATCTTTACTACCAATTTCTGGGTTATAAAACCAATTTGGATCATGAGTTAAATGGAAATATAAACCATGATTACCATAAATTGAATATGATTTTGAAAAATCTTCAAAATTTTCATACTTCAATGATTCTCTTTTTAATGGAAATAACATATCATTTTTAAATTTAAATTTAACATCTTCATATGATACTTTTTCTTGATAAATAGCTTGTTTATATGCCAACGGTTTTTCTTTTCCTAATGATTTATAATATTTCAATGGGTCTTTTCCAGCTTTTCTTAACATATCTTTTTCGGCAAAACTCATTAAATGTAATTTTCTTAATTCATCTGGTTGATTTTCACTTTTTAGATATTCTTCAACAGGTATAATTTTAATAATTTCATCAGCAAAATGAATATATTTACCGGTAAAAATTTTATCATCAATTAAAACAACTTCTATTTTCCAGTTGTTGTCCCAAATTTTTATTTTTAATTTTTTTTCTAATTGCGAAACAATTTTTTTAAAATCTTTTAAATTTGGATATTCCCAAAATGATATTATTTTTGACCGTAACCACAAACGTCCCCTGTAAGCGATTGTTTCTGTTTTTGATGTATGAAAATCACCATGTATTTTTCCATTTTGACCAATATAAACTATTAATTCCGGGTTATCTAATTCAGTATAGGTATAATCTTTCCAAACTTTATAAGATGAAAATGGAATAGCTTGAATATCATTAAAACATAAATAAAATTTATCATATTTAATAATATCTGGTGATTCGTTTAAACTTTTTTCATCTGATTCAGAAATATGTTTAATTTTCATATAATCAAATAAATATTCTTGATTTATAGGTATTTCTACAGCAACTTCTGGAATTCCAAGTTCTTCAGCAGCTAAAATACGATGTCTACCATCACTAAAAGAAATCACACCATTATAAATTCCTATCACACTTGGTTCAAAAATTGGGTATCTTTGTAATTTCTTTGCTTCAGGATTATTCCAGTTTTTAATAATATATTCTTTCGCTCTCTGAACCCTATTTCCAATTTGATTCTTACCACCTCTTATACTAAAATTTGGACTATCCTGTTCTAATCTATCTAATATTTTTGTTGGAGATACAAATATTATTTTATCCCCCTTATATCTAACTTTATATCTGATATTTCTTAAATTCATAAATTAAAAATTTTTTAATTTTTAATAATATATATTAAATTGATAAATTGATAAATGGTTGATTTTAAAAACTCCGAACAGCACAAATTGTACTCAGAAGAACTCCAAAGTTAGAAATAAAATTACCAATACTATGTCATACTTCTTATAAAACTTAAACAAATTTGGTATGATATTCTCTGTTAAAATTAATCTCTGAACTGACTGAACAAAAGTACTTCAAATTGTTTAATAAATTAAAATATTATTTCCGAGGAACTCCAATAGTTGTAGGCAACGAAACCACCAACACCCATTTTATGTAATAAATAAATTTGACTCAGTTCATCTTTGGTTGGTAATCTCCAGTCATCAAACCCACCACCTCTGTAATCAGAACATAATTTTTTAGCATCTTCCCAGTTGGTACGACCCAAATCAATTTCAGAAACGATTAATTTTTGTTCCTTATTAACTAGTAAGCCACCGTGAATTTTCGATCCTATTTCTCCCGGTTTTGGTATAAAAATCTTTATTAGTAGGGATGAGTTTGCCCGAATTAACGCCTTTGGAGAGTAAGTCAATGGACCCTCGTAGAATTAGGAATCAAAAGGTAGAATCTGTTATTTTATAATATTTTTATGTAAAATATATGATTTTATTTAACTATTACAGATATTAATGTAATTGAAAAAAATATTATTATTCCATACATTAGTAAATTAAAATATTATTTCTATAACCAGAATTTGTATTTAACCACCAATCTTGATATAAAGAACCACCAGATTCAGCCCATTCACCAAAATGTAAATATGCTCCTGATATATCAGATCTTTCTGATGGATAATCAAATTTTCCGTAGATATCAATAGCCCAAGATAAATTTGATTTTGATTTATAATATTTATTTATACCCGGATTAGTATCATCATCAAAAGTTCCAAATAAAGAAATATCAGCTAAATCTGTTGGTTTATAATTTGGTAAATGAATTTCTTGACCACGAACACTATTTTTAATCATAAATGGATTCCAACTCTGAATATTTAAATCTTGCAAAGTCACAATATTATTAACAAATTTAATATGTATATTGAAAATTTTCCAAGGACATGGAGTTTCCCTTTTTATTGTATTCCAAGAACTCATAAATTTATGTGTATCATCAAATATAATGAATGTTGCTTTTGATTGACCAGATTCAGTTCCATTTGAATTAATTGAATATCCCGATTGATCACCAAAACCAGTCACACTTATAATTGACGATGGGTTAACATTTGGAAATTGAAAACCAAACCCATTTAATAAGCCAGCCCCTTGTGCCCTTACAATAAAAGTAACATAAACATCATATATTTTACTTTGTGAATTTGATAAAATTTTAAATTTGTATCCCATAACCAAATCGTTCATATCATAATCACCATAACTTGGCCAAAGATCTTCAAAAGCTAATGTTGAAGTGTCCGTTGCTGGATAATAATTAATTATCGTATCTAGTGGTGTTGGTGGAACATAAACATTACAATTATTTGATGGATCAGATACATTAGTTCCGGAAATAACAATATTATCCAATTGTCCTCTTGAATTCCCACCATTTCCTGTCCATTGCCATCTAATTTTACGAATTCCTGTTTGAGTATTATTAATTGTGGCGTGTTTACTTGAACCATTTGTATATGTAAATGACCAAACATCAGTTTTACTACCATCTTCTTTAACAATATAAACAGTTAGTTTTCTTGTTCCATCTTTTGATGGTACAGCATGGTCAAATTCTATATTACCAACACTTAAATTGATCCAAGGGCTTTCTAATCTACAAATATTAGTGTGACCAAGATTATCAGTTTCACAAACATCTGTACCATTAAAACCATTACCTGTAACTTTAGTATTGAAATATGTACTATTAGGACCAATACCCCAACATAAATTGTAATAATATAACCAGTTACCATCTTCAAAATTGTTATTTACTATTTGAGAATAACTAAATAAACCTATTAAACTTAATAAGGTTATTAATATTAATTTTTTCATATATCTAATTTTTATTTTTTTATTTTATTTTTATTCAATAATATAATCAAATGCTATTTCATTTGATAATAAATCTATTGTTTTTGTTTTACTACCATATACCAAAACAATTTTTGTTTCAGTTGTTGGGACTGTAAATTTTATAATATAATCTGCATTCATAACTAAAATATCCATATAATAAGTAGTATCACCAATAGATGATTTAACATATAAGATGTTTAGAATTTGAGAATTGACACTTTTCAATCCAATAATATTTAAAGTTATTTCTTTTGAAGTTTTCCAATCAAAATTGGAATTGACAATTAATTCTTTGGTTGGTTTTGGTGTATCACTTGGATTAATATCCACCTTTTTACAAGATATTAAAGTGATAATCAATAATATAAATATAAATACTAACTTTTTCATTTTGTCTAAATTTGTTTCTATTATATATTAAATTCAGACTATATGAGTTTAGTATTTTTCTGAGTTAATACTAATTTTGATATTGATAATCAGATAATTGATGTAATTTATGTAGTCACTTTTTTAGTAAGTGTGTTCATTTTTGTATGTTTTGTGTTTAAAAAAATTATATTTTTGATTCGAAATATTTATTTGTTTCTGCCCCCCTTTCTTCCCAAGTTGTGTGATTTCCCATAAATTCATCATCAAATCCCATGAAATTTATAAAATTAAGGCAATCAATCAATTACATTACCATAAACTTTTGTATTTGAATAAGAAATATCTTTTTCAATTATTTTTGAAAAATATGATATCCATAATCTTCGTGAACATTTATCCATTTATGACCATCCTGATAGTCTAATGTTAATGTTACACCCAAATAAAAAAGACTTTGCTTATTTGGTTTATTTGGAACCAAATATCCAATGATAATTGCAAATATGTGTTTTAATTTATTCGTTTCTTTTTAATTCTATAGGTATAGGCGCTTAGGTATCCCGTGTTTTGATACCTTTGAGCCATGGAAACAAGAGAAATTTTCAGCGGCGTGAACTCAATCAAAATGGTCCTGGGAAAAAACCCTTTTCAAGACGCTGTTCAAAATGCAAATATGATGAAAGTCCGACTGCAGGAACAATGTTTGATAAAACCAAGTTTTCATTGTTAATCGCGTTCCACATTGTTTTTAAAATTGGGACAAAGAAAAAAGGGATGTCCTCATTAGAATTAAGTCATGAATTTGAGTTACGGCAAAAAACTTGCTGGGAGTTTAAATGGAAGATACAGCAAGCGATGCAGAGTAGTTTAATGTATCCTCTTGAAGGTGAGGTTCATGTTGATGAATTATGGATCGGCGGGCCTGAGCAAATAAAAAGAGGTCGGAGTATAGGATCCAAAAAACTTGTTGTTTTAGCTTTAGAAAAATTATCTGATGGGGTTGGGAGAGCTTATGCACAAATAATCGAACATACATCAGCAAAAGAATTCAGAGGATTTTTCGATAACCATATTTCAAAGAACGCTAAAATAATAACCGATGAATGGAAAGGATACAGTCCATTAAAAAAAGAGTATCCCGGCATTGAACAACGGAAATCAGACGATGGTAATTCTTTTGTTGACCTGCATGTTCATATTATGAATTTAAAAGGTTGGTTGAGAGGAATACACCATCACTGCAGTAAAGAAAGATTACAGGGTTATCTTGATGAATACCATTATAGATACAATAGAAGAAATAATATGGACACAATCTTCGATTTGCTCCTTAAAAAGATGGTTATTAATGAACCGATTCGTTTATCTACGGGCATTTCGGAGGGATAACTAAACGCCTATACCTATAATTCTAATTTTAAATCTTCTATATTAAAAAAAACATTTCCACCATTGGACATACAAAAAATATACATTATATCCCATCTTTCTGGTTCTTGATCGAATAACACCCAACATTTTTTACCTTTTCCAATCATATAACCCAGTTCCAGATGACATGATTTTCCGGCTGGCATTACCAAAACAGCCATATCACAACGATCCAGATGAAACTTATCAAATTCAAATATGTGTTTTGCTGCCCAACCATTAAGTGCTTCTTTATATGATATGTTTTTAGTCTTTTCATATTCTCTCCAAAAATCATCTGCTTCTGGCCCCGGTGAAAACCAATCATCAAAAACATCAAATCCCATTTTTCTTAATTCATTTCCGATAACCGGAATTTTCGGGTTCTTCAAAGCACCCATCAAATATATACTTTTTGTTTTTTTAATTTCCATATGTTTAGTTATTTATGATTATAGGTTAAATTCTCTTGAAAGTTTATATTCCAAATAAAGGTTTTAAAATTTTATCAATAACAAATTTATTAACTTTGTCGTAATTATAATCTTCTAAATAACCATCATTGTCAATTTTTCCTTTAACTAATTTGTTTTTAATTAGACAAATAATTAAATCACCATCCCAAGAAGAATTACCAAATGGTCTTTTACCATTAAATCCTTCTTGTTCCAACCATAATTTTTCCATCAATTTATAAAAAAATTCACGAATTGTGACTTCTTTATGTAAATCTTGTGATTTGAATTTTAAATTTAAAATTTCTTCTGTTTCCATAATTTAAAAATTTATTTTTTCTTCGTTTAATATTTTTTCTAACTTTTCAAATCTTGTTTTATTAATGTATTTTTCTTCTGATAATAAATCTTTCCAATTTACAATGCAATTACATTTATTACATTTCTGAAGAAGGAAATGTCCAAACGGTTGTTTTTGCCAATCATAAGAACCACATTCAGGACAACACCAATTTTCAGTCAAAGGAACCAATTTTATAAAAATTTATTTTTTCTGCTTTGTCAATTACATTTTTTATTTTACTATATAATTCTTCACTTATTACGGGATCATCCCAAGGACCACTTGTTATATCAAATATCATTTTTAATGTTTCTAACAATTCTTTATTGATTTCTTCCATGAATTTATATGTTTATTTTTTCTTCGTTTAATATTTTTTCCAATGTTTCAAATCTGGTTTTGTTAATATTTTCTTCAATGGATAATAAATCATTCCGAGTTCCTATCCAATTACATTTATTACATTTTTGATTACTTATATTTAAATACCAACACCAATGTCAACATCCATCATCAGAACCACATTCAGGACAACACCAATCAACCAAAGATGTTATATTTTCAAATTGGTCCAGTGCAAGATTACCACTCATTTGAATTTATTTTTAATTCATCTAATATTTTTTTCAATGTTTCAAATCTTTTTTCATTGATACCAACCAGAATAAGACATTATTTCAATTTCTTTTTTAATTCATCTAGTTCATCCAACCAAATATCTTCTATTTTGATACTTTCCAGAATTTTCAATTTTTCTTTACTTTTTTCAAATTCTTCTTTTAATTCAATCAACTTCTCTTTCGTTAAACTAACAATTGACATATTTAAAAGATAAGAATACCCATCGTTGACTTTCATCAAATCTAATTTGATAATATCCTTTTCAATATCTTCCCTTGTTCTTTTATTTATTTTTAGTTTATCATCAATAACATTTTTAATAAACAACATCCTGTTTTTAATGATTTCTATATCATATTTTAGTTGTTTTATCTGAAAAAGTTTCCTTTTGTTATAGTAATCTAAACGAACATCGAAATAATGATTTATTATATCATATTGATTGTCAAATTTTTTAATCTTTTTATTTTCATCAAAAAGGTGCATGTTTCCAAATGGTATGTAAGTTTCCATTTTCAATGATTTCCAAATATTACTTAAAAATTCTTTCGGAACATCTCTGGTCAAATAAATTTTTATTTTAATATCCTTTTCATTCCCGTCTTTTGTCCAATCACGAATATATGCCTTCCTTATTAATTTTCCCTTATCATCTTTTTTATCATCTGATAATTCATCCAGAAATTCAAAATATTTGTTGTTCCAAGTCCACAACGGTAATTCTTTTATTTCGTAAACATGATCTGATATTTTATCCATTAATCCTCTGGAAATGTATCTTTTATTTTCTAAATCCATTATAATTTTACCTTTGAAATATTTATAATATGGATTTAATTCTATATTTTTCTTTCCTTTAATTTTATTTTGAAGATATGTGATAAGATCAACCGGATTAAAACTAGGAATATCTGTTGAATAACCATATCCAATTCCAGCTGCACCATTCATTAAAATTGTGGGTATTATAGGAACATAAAAATTCGGTTCTATTGGAAATCCATCATCATTTTGATATGTAAGAACATCATTATCTTCTTTTCTAAAAATATAATGTGTTAATTCATTTAATTTTGTAAAAATATAACGTGGACTAGCTGAATCATCACCACCTTTTAATCGTGAACCAAATTGTCCTTTCGGTAATAAAAGATTAATATTATTTGTTCCAACAAAATCTTGTGCCATTGCAATAATGGTTTGTTCCAAAGAAATATTTCCTTGATGATAAGCTGCAATTTCAATTATAGAACCAGATAAGGAACTAACTTTTATTTCACCCTTTATATTTTTTTTATATAAAGTATAAATAACCTTTCTTTGACTCGGTTTTAGACCATCTACAATACTTGGAATAGTTCTAATGTTATCTGACATTGAAAAATCCATCAATTCATTATTTATAAATTTATCATAGGTTTGTTTGGTTGTAAATTTATCAATAAAATCAACAGGATTATAATTTTTCATCCATTCTTTTCGATCATTTGCTCTTTTAGAATTAAAAGCTAAATCAATAAGATCTTCCGTATTCATTTTAACGTCATAATAGTAACGTATAAGATGTTTGTTTATATTTTTGAAGAAAGACTTCATCTCATTCGGTTCTATCGTCCCAAGTCCTTTAATCCACTTAATTTCACTACCAACCAAATTGTCTTTTTCTTTCTTATAATCTTCCAATCTGTAAAAATATTTCATTTTATTTCCTTTAGTGGTACACTTTATAATTGGTGTAGTAAAATCTTGTAAAAAATTCATAGATAAAAGTTCTGGCCAAAATGTATCAAACAGATTTATAATCAGTCCTCTAATATGATTCCCATCGCAATCAGCATCTGCCATCAATACCACTTTACCATATCTCAATTTCGATGTTTCAGTATATTTTTTTCCAAATTCCAATCCTAAAATATTTATTATACTTTTAATTTCTTCATTTTCTCTTACTTTTTGTAAATTAACATCTCTACAATTCATCGGCTTACCTTTTAGCGGAAAAACACCAAAGTATGACGCATCAACTTCCGACAAACCAGCTATAATGGAAGAGCTTGCCGAATCACCTTCTGCGAGAAAAAGCAAGCATTTATCACTTTCATATGTTCCAGCCTTTTTTGCGTCATCCAGTTTTGAAATTTTTATTTTATGTTTACCAATTTCTTTTTTGGTATCAACTTGTTCTTTAATATTTAGAAATTTAATAACATCTTCAATAATTTTGGAATTTGAAAATTGTTTGATCAATTTTTCGGATAATTCCGGACTACCACCATTTATTTTACTTGTCAAAGTTTCTTTCGATTGTTCATCAAATGTTGGATTATCTATTTTTGAATTAACAAATAGGAAAATATTATTTTTTATATCATTTGATTTAATATTTAATTTTTTATATTTCTTAGATAATATTTCTTGTGTGCTTTTTGTTAATTGATTCGAAATATAATTTACGTGTGTTCCGCCTTTATATGTTGATATTCCATTAACCATTGAAACTTGATTGAAACCACCGTCAAATGATTTTGCAATTCCTATTTCCCAATCATCATTTAATTTTTCTGTAAAGAGTTCGGAATTATCATCAACAAATAATTTCATGTAGTCTTTGAAATTTTTAACTGGTATTAATACATTATTGAAATACACTTTAATTCCCTGACAATAAACAGAAATATCAACACATCTTCTTAATAAAACGGATTTTATTTCATCATCCATTTCAGTTAAACCAAATCTGTTGAAATCCGGATAAAATGTTATTTTTGTATAATTCTTTTTTAAACCGGATATTTTTGGTTTTGTTTTTTTAGACATATTATCGGTAAATTCTTGATAATATTTATTTTTACCATCTGCTGTTTCAACTATAAATTTTTTAGAAAAAATATTTGTACTTTTAGCCCCGATTCCATTTCGTCCACCCCAAGTTCTTTTTATATTATCGTCAAAATTTTCGCTAGTGAAGGTATTTCCGAATAACATTTCCGGCAAGTACATCTTTTCTTTTTTATGTATTACCACTGGAATTCCGGGACCATCATTTGTAATAGAAATATTATCTTTTTCAACATCAACTTTAATATATTTTACCTTTGCTGTTCTTATGAAATGATCAGATGCATTGGTTAGAATTTCATCAATAATTTTAAAAAATCCGGGATTATACTTGATATTTTTATTTATAATTTTAATATTATTAATATCTTCAACAATAAAAAGATTTCTATCTTCGGTAATAATTGAACCTATGGTAGAATCCGGCCTTAAAAGTATTTGATCTCTATGTTCTAAATGTAAATATTTTTCTTCAATTGTTTTATCTTTCATAGTCGTTATATATTTGATAAAGTATTTTGTTTTGGATTTTTTTTGTTTAAGAATTTTATATATATTGAAAAAATATTATAGTGGTATGAAAGATTTATTTGTGGGTGAGGGGAAGAATAAAATAAGACTTATTGTAAACGAACAAAAATTAAAAAGAACAGATAAACCAATAATCGATGATCAACCAAAAGAAAGGACAAGAAAAGCAGAAATAGAAAGAAAAATCAAGGAAAGGGTTAAAAGTATCATCGACATGAAATATAGAGATATTATTGAACAACAATATGATTTAAACATAAAAAACATAAGTAGTTATAAACCCCTTTTAGTTAAATTTTTTGGTAAACCGATAAATTTTAAAAATTTGTTAAGTGATTTAAGAGATCTACAAACAGATTATGAAACAATAGAATCAGAGAATTCAACATTCGAAAGTTTTGTGGAACAAGTATTATATTCTATTGAAATGTCAAAAATCGGTGCTGAAAAAGACAGACGAAATTTAGTCAAAGAACATGTTAATAATTTTGGTGATTTCATCCAAAAAAAATTAAAAAAAGATTAAACAAATTTATTGGTACAATAAGTTGATAATCATTTTTTTACATTAAATAATGTCAAAAAAGTGGTTTTTTTATTAGATATATATGTTAACGTTAAAAAACGCAAAAAATAAGGTATGAAAAATCCTATAATAAATTAATTATCAGGTAATTATGAAAACAGATGATTGGGAGTCTTGGCAGTGGCAATTGTCAAACTCGATTAGAAATTTAGAAGATTTAAAAAAAGAGTTAAATCTGTTAGAAGAAGAAAAAATTGAAAATGTATCCAACGAAGATAAATTATCATCATTATCTTTAAAAATAACACCCTATTATTTAGACTTAATTAAAAAGAACCCAATTTTAAGAAGAACTGTTGTTCCAACAATATATGAATTTGAACATTCTGATGTGGAAAGTGTTGATCCATTATTTGAAGAACAATATAGAAAGACAGCATGCATAATTCAGAAGTATCCAAATAGAGTCCTCTTTACTATCACCAAGCAATGTGCAAGTTACTGTAGATATTGCACCAGATCTCGTATGGTTGGTGATAATAAAAATTTTAACAAAGAAGATTGGAATGATGCTTTTGAGTATATAAGAAATAATGATATAAAAGATGTTTTACTTAGTGGTGGTGATGCTTTGATGCTTACAAATTTACAATTGGAATTTTTATTAAGTAAATTAACAGATATTCCGAACGTAGATATTATAAGAATTGGAACAAAAATTCCTGTTACTCTTCCATTTCGTGTGGATTCTGGTTTGATCGAAATTTTAAAAAGATATAATGAAATAAAACCAATATATGTAAACATTCATGTAACACACCCATCCGAAATAACAACCGAATTTATAGAATCTTGTAATAATCTTTCAATAGAATCTAATTGTATTCTAGGATCACAAACAGTCATTCTTAAAGGAATTAATGATGATGCTCAAATTTTGAAAGAATTATTTCATAAATTATTAAAAAATAGAATTAAGCCCTATTATGCATATCAAATGGATAAAATAATAGGTGGTTCACATTTCAGAATAGATATTGAAAAATTTATAGATTTACAAAAACAATTACTTTCTTATAACTCCGGTTTGGAAGTTCCAGATTTTATAATTGATTCTGAGATAGGCAAAATTCCACTTCGATTGGATTATGTGAAAAGAGAAAACGGAAAATATATTTTGACCAGTTTTGAGAAAAACAAATCTATTGAATATTAAACTTTTAAACTTTTTTAATCATATGTGAACAAATTTCATCTAACCATTGATTATGTATGGATTTCTGATAAGCACCAGATGAAAATTCGTGAAATTTATTTCTGGTATCATATTTAAGAGCTTCTTCTCTACATTTTTCTTTTGTCCATTGCTTTCTAATCACAATCATATGTGAACAAATTTCATTTAATATTTTCATATTTTGTGCTATTTTATAAGCCACTCCACTTTTATGTTGAAATTCAGATCTATTTTTATATTTTAAGGATTCCTCTTGACATCTTTCTTTTGTCCAATAATTGTTTTGTTTTTTAATAGATATCATATGTGAACAAATTTCATCCAACCAATTGTTATAACGAGATTTTTGATATGATGCTGATGAATATTTTTGAAATTCATTTCTATAATTATATTTCAAAGCTTCTTCACGACATTTTTCTTTTTCCAATTTAAACTTTTCTTTATAATCCTTTTGAGTTTTTAGTGAAATTTTTTTTGTTCGAAAATAAGATTTTTCTGGAATTTTCTTTATCATATGAGAACAAATTTCATCTAGTATTCCTATTCTTTTGGCACTTTGATAGGCACTCATAGAATTTTTATAAAATTCACTTTTGGATATATATTTTAAAGACTCATCTTTACATTTTTCTTTTGTCCATTTTAAAATATTACCACCAAGTCCACCTGTTTTTCTTTTATTTAATATATACCAACCATTTTTTCTATATTCATTCACATAAAAATTTTCAAAATATATTGCCTTTTCAATTTCTATATAATTAGTTAGTTGTTTTAATTCATATGTAAAATTTTGATTTATTTTTTTATATACTGATGATTTGTTTTCTTTTTTTGTGGAAGTTGTATGTCTTTTGTGTCTATTATTAATATTAAAAGTTAATCCAATATATACAGAATGATCAGGAAATTCATAAACATATATACAACGTTTCACAATATTTCCAATTATCGTCATATGAGAACAAATATCATCAATAATTTTTAATTTTTTCGATCTATTGTAAGATGATGGTGAATTTATTGAAAATTCTTTTTTGGTGGAATATTTTAAAGCTTCTTTTCGACATCTTTCTTTTGTCCAGTAACCATTTGGTTTTTTAATTTCAATCATATGAGAACATATGTCATCAATCCAATGATTTTTCAAAGATGCTGTAGAAGCACCAGAATTTTTATAAAATTCACTTCTTGTTTTACATTTCAATGCTTCTTCCCAACACTTTTCTTTAGTCCATTTCATAAATGTTTTTATTTCTATATATTAAATTTCAAATTTCAAATATCAATAAATGAAATAAATGAAACTAATATTTTAATATATAGAAATAAAAAGGAAATGGATGAAAAATAAAAATCAGAAAATTAGAGTATTTTTTACTATGAATCAGGATATTAATTCGATATTCGAGAAATATATCGATGATAATTTGTTAAATAAAAGTAAAATTTTGGAAAATTTAATAACAGAATATCTTAAAAAGAATAATATAATGGATTAATCTATATATATTGGGATAGACTAAATCTTCTTCCAAGAAATATTATATTTTTTCATATAGAATTCTATTTCTTCGATTGATTTCTTCGAAAAATTTAACAATTCTCCCGGTTTAAAATTTTCTAATTGTTCCAGACATGTAACACCAATATGTTTCAGGGATTGGTAACTTCTTACAGAAAGATCCAAATCATCAATTTTAATTTCATTTACAGTATCAAAATTTCCACAACTTAAACAACCATCAAGGTTATCTTGGTGGATATGACAATTTTCATAACTTTTTCCGAAAATACAAATTTTCATATTTTTATTTTTGAAATTCTTCCAATTTTTTAATCAATTCGGATAAAATGACATATTTTATTTCATAATCAGTACTATTTCCATAGTATTCATATTCTGTTTCATCATTTGTATGAATAAGTTTTTCAATTTCTTTGAATTGTAAATATGTAATTGTTGGCATAAGTTCACTTAAAACCAAATCCAGAATTTCAAAATTTGGTCTTTCGTTAATACCAATATAATAAGATTGTGGATCACTATCGTCCCAACAAGAACCACCACTTACACCACCAGTTTCCACTCTCATATAAATGACAGGTTCTTTGATATGTGTGGGGATACCATATGGTTCGGTATAAATACCCTGTTCAGAATCAGGTAATAATTTTTTAATTTTTTCGATTTGTTCTTTAGTCAATTCCATAATTTTATAATTTGATTACAAAATTATAACAAATTTTATAAATAAAAAAATTAGAATGGAATTAAATAAAATCCGATGGTTGTATTTTCAAAACCAGATGTAAAATCTTTTATAATTTTATAATTTGGAAAACATTTTTCTAAAATGTACTTATACATTGAATATTTTTTATCAGATGGTTTTCCAAACATAAAGATATAAATTTTTTCATCTATATCTTTTTTAAATTCACTTATTAAAAATTTTACTCTATTTAATAAATCATATTGTTCCTTTAAATCTGTTGGATCATCGTAATTTTTTTCGGTACTATTTGCTAATGAATAACCAAGTGAAATAAACTTCTTATTATGTAAGATTTCATTTTTTAAATTGTTATTATCTTCTATTAATGTGACAAAATCCAATCTATATTCATTCCCGTTTTTTGAATTGAAAAAATAGGTATAATTAAATTCATTTGGATATTTGGGGTGTGGATATTTGGATACTGTGTAATCAACATTTTTATATTCAGTATCAAAAATTTCATCTATCATCATTCCATCTGGAATACCTTTACTACAAAAAATTTTATGATATTTTGTAAGATTATCAGATTTATATTCTTTCAAGAATTCACTATAAGTGAATAGACTTACTTTATAATAATTCATTAAGAATATATATAAAATAAGTTAAAAAGTTTTATATATAATCTTAATATGAGAATACACAAAGCGGAACATTTTAGATTAAAAATAGAAGATGTAAAATATCGTAGAAATGACGATGGTACTTTATCGTTTAGTGAATGGACTGGTTATGGTAAAATAATTGTCTCTTTCGGTAAAAGTGTTGGTATAAATAGAGGAACAAGAAAACCAAAATTTAGAATGTTGTATGATAAAACCAGAATTTTAGATATTGATCTAACTGAATATCTGACAAGACATATTGGTTACTTACACGATAAAGAAGAAAATATGATTACGAAATTTGATGATTTCGAAAAGAAAAGTGGAGAACAATTGAAACTATTTTAAAAATTTATTGAAAAAATTAAATGTTAAACTTTTTAAACAAATCTTTTACGGGTGGTAAGTTTTTAAATATAATTTCTATTAATTTATCTGTATATGGATACTCATATATACTTTCTAAATTTAAATCTTTTAATAATTTTTCATCAACGGTCAAAGTATAATTTGAATTTTTATCAAACCAAAAAATGATTTCGTAGATTTTATCATCAACATTAAGAGATAATAAAATAGCTACACCATCTTTTATTTTACCAATATAATCAATAACAGATACACTTAACATTTTGTGTGATGTTTTTTTAATATATATAAAAAAAGTTAAACCAAAAGTGACCCCAGATTTTAAAGATTTTTATATTAGGTATCCCGGTCATATTAAGTATGTACCAAATAAAATGATTCAGGATGATACTATTGAAGTTGTTGTTCAGAAACTTGAAATGTTATTGTTCACTCAAACTGGTGAATTGTTTGGTGACATTGGTTTTGGTTCCGATTTGGAATATTATTTGTGGCAAACGGACATACCATCAAACGAACTTAGAAATTTAATATCAACACAAATAAGTAATTATATTCCAGAATTAGAACAAATTGGATATACAATGAGTATAAACATATATGAGGGTACAGTTCAAGATATTTTGGTTTTGGATTTTGTAATCAAAGGTTATAATATTGAATTCATAATTAAATAAATATGATAATAAATTTTAAAATATTTGAAAGTAAAAAATCTGGTTTAAAAAAGATTTCGAAACAAGAAGCAATTGATAGAAAAATGTTTGGCCCGGTTTATCATGGGTCGAGACAAGAAAATTGGAAAAATATTTTTGATCTGGGTTTTAAAATTTTTTATAAAGAACCATCTAATACATATTTGAATAATGAATATGAATTAGGATATCCACCACCACTTCACCATTTAGGATACGGGATTTATTTTACTACGGTAAAATCAATAGCAAAAAAATTTAATTTTGGATCGGAAAAGAATTTAAAAGAATTTTATCTTGATATTCATAATATTTGTGAATTCGGACATCGAACAAAAAAAAGAATGATGGAATGGTGGTTAAATAATGGATATGATGGTGAATTGGGTAAAAAGAACAGAGTTAGTGCAACAAAAAAAATGACAGAATATTTAAAAACAAAATTTGATGCTGTATGGTTTAAAGATAAGGGTATGTATGGTGCGTCATTGGATGGTGATCAGATTGTTATTTATGATACAAGTAAAATATATATGGTAGATGAAAGTTTATCTGGAAAAAAAGAAATAGGTTCTAATGTTGTTTTAGTTAAAGATATTATGAGAAAAACATTTGAAGTTGATACCAATACAGGTGAATGGATTCGAGGTTTTGAAATAGATATTCCGAATGGAATGACTGGAAAAATTATAGACAGAAAATCAACAGAAAATATGTTTAAAAATTATAATGATAAAGAAGAACATTGGGCATATGGTTCTGATTATGTATATACTGTTAAATGGAAAAAGGGGGGAACCAGATATAATATTTTAGATGATCAAATAGATTAAACAATTTTTAATCATTGTTATATAATAAACATGGTAAATTTCATTACAGTTGTAGATTGTATTTTTGTAAACAAGGATAAATATTTGGAATTGACAGATGAAGATAAAATAAACTCATTCTTCATTATCAATAGAAAATTCAGTATGAAATATCCAAAAATAGCACAATTTTTAAATAATAAATCCATTGATAAAGCATCCGCTGTTGATCAATGGTTTGTTTTATTTAAAGATCAAAAGGGTATACCGGGGTGGTATTGGAAAACGAAAAGTAAAAAAGATACCGAAAAAGTTAAGAAAGAAAAAAATTATAGTAAAATTTCAGATAGATATGAATTAAAAGAAAGTGAAATGAAATTTCTGATTAAATATTTTAAACCAGAATTGGATAAAGAATTGAAACAAATTGAATTATATGAAAAAGGCGATGATTAAAAAAGAATTTTATGAAATATAATTGGACTGACAAAAAAGTAATTGATTTTGTAAATTGGTTTTTAGATTTACATAAATTACCATTTAGATATAAGTTGGAAAATCAAACTATAATTGATAGTTTTAAAAAAGGTGATGATTTTAAACTTTGGCAAAAAAATGATATATATGATGAAAATATTCATAATGAAATGAAAACACTTTTAATTACATTACACAATAAATTAGATAGCGTTGGTCCTGATTTCAATTGGGAAGAATTTATAAATATTTCTATTGAATGTGAAAAAATACAAAATCATATAAAAAATAAAAAAATTATTGATGAAATGTGATGATTGTGAACATTTAAAATTTCATGATGGTGGAATTATTAAAAAAATTGACGATTTATCTTTTCATTATTGTGAAAAAGAACATTGGGAATTTGATGAAAGAGATTTGGGTGAACCGGATTTAAATGAATCGGTAGATATATGGAATGATTGTACCGATTTTAAAAATAAAATAAAATAATATGGGAAAGTCTAGAAAACCAGTAAAGAGATTTAGAAAAAATTCAGAAAATAAATGTAAAATGAAAAAAATGATAAGTAAAAATATAGAAGTTTTAAAATCATTTTCTAATTATTCTATTTTTGTAAATAAATTGAAAACATCAATTAAAAAGTAAATAATTTTAAAATTTAATGAAAGATGTTCTATATCACAACCCAAAAATAGAAATTCGCAGATCAACTGTGCATGGATATGGTGTTTTTGCAAAAGATGATATTTCAAAAGATGAGGTTTTAGAAGAAATTCCATTTTTGAGTTTACCCATGTCACCATTTGAATCATCATCATTGTTTATTGATTATCGTTTTAATTTTCCGTCTGGTGGAAAATGGGTGGAACAGACAATTCCATTTGGTTTTGCATGTATTTATAATCATTCCAATCAAAATAATGCAATATGGTTTACTGATAATGAAAATAGACTTTTTATTTTTTTCGCAAAAAATGATATTAAAAAAGATCAAGAAATTTGTACCTATTATGGTGATGTTTCTTATTGGAATGATGGTAGAAGTCATATAAAAGTAAAATAAAAGTAAAATAAATTATGATGTTATATAATGATAAATTCTGGAAGGATAATTTTTATGATGTTAAAATAGGAACTAAATCATTTGGTTCTTTATATATTAAACTCGTATTGGAATTATTGGAGGAAATATATAAACCTATGGGTAAATGGGGAAAATTATATGGTGAAAGAAATGGTGTTTTCAATACTGGTTATTCCTTAGAAAATGTTAAAATGTTTGAAAGTTTAGAGGAAAAATATTATCAATATTTTCATAAAATGACAGATACGGAATGGTCATTTTTCAATAAAGCAGACACACATACAACGGGATTAACAACTAATATGAATTATATTATAAAAAGACACAATGTTGATCTTGATTTCAGTATTGGTAATGATAACGAATCATTAAAGAAAAATAGATTATCTTGGAATAAATTTAAGGATTTAATGATAGAAGAAAAAATGAATATTTTTACACCAAATGGTGAAAATAGTAAAGATATTTTCAATGATTTGTTGAGTAATTTGGCATGGACTTATTACGTTGGTGAAAGATCCGAACTTATATCGATGAAAAATTTTAAAAATATACTGGGATATAAAAAAATTGTCAAAAGTAAAATGGGTCAATTTAAAGATACATTACATGGAAAAGACTTTGAGGCCGATGATGATTCGGTACAAGCAAAAAGTTTTGGTAAAATAGAAAAAAGAGAAACATATATAAGATTTCCAGATGTTTCAACAAAAAAATATGATAAAGTGAATTTGTTCTCTTTTTGGTGTGACGAAAGAAAATCTTGGTTCGTATTTAAAAATGAAAATGTAAGAATGGGTAAGAGAACAGGTTTCACTTTCCCCCTTGATAGTTTAATATATCCATCAAAAACCGATTATTTATCTGAATTAGAAAAATCATTGTAAATAATTAATATATACTTAAAAAAAATAGTATATATGAAACTAAATAATCTTTTGAATTTTTCAGATTTTGCAAAATCTTGGAATCCAGAACAACAGAAAAAAACAAAAAGGACTGAAATTGGATTGGATATTATTAAAGAAAATAAAAAACCAACCTTAACAAAAAAGGAATTACAAAAAAGAGTATCTGAAGAGGCAAAAAGAATGCAACAAGACCTAAAGAAACAAGGTTCTAGTTGGACCATATCTCAATGTAAAAAAGAGGCAGAAAAAACTTTCAGGGAAGAATTTGAAATTAAAGAAAATAATGAATTTCAACAATTTTCAGTTTATTATTCTGACCGTGTTGGTCTATTATGTGTTGAAATCGGTGATAATGGTGTTGAATTGGCAAAAGAAAATATAATTGGATTAGAACAAGTTTTCAATGATGAAATCAAAAAATATATCAACAGTCACGACAATCCAAAAATAGAAATTAAGAAAATATTATTTGATAAAATTAATATTCATTCTTATTTTGTCGATCCTAAAATGGTAAATGAATCACCTGTTAGTATAAATTTAACATCAGAACAAGTTGAAGAAGTTTTAGAAAAATCAAAAGATTATAATTTAGCATCGGAACTAGATTTTATGTAAAATAATTAATTTAAAAATGATAAAAAATTGGAAACAATATAATGAATCTTTCAATATTCCGGGACTTAGAATAAAAGAAATAACCGGGGGGTTAAAACCAGCTGATAAAGGTCATAAAAATATGATCGCAACATTTTTTAATACTTTTGAAAATTATATTGATGTTGAAGATCCTGTTAAACATATTTTTAAAGTAAATGATTTAACTGGTGATGTCCTTAATAGTAATCGTGTTCAATTTAGGGTTTTAATACTAGGTAAACAAGAAATAGAAGAAACTGTTAGAAATAATATAACCAATTTATCTATGATTGAATTCTATGATAATTTACCAGATACATTAAATATCTTCGGTATAAATATGAAACCTATGTCTTTTATAAATAAAGAAGATTTAAAATTCACATTTAATAACTCTTTAACTGTCGATGAAATAATAAAAATTATTACAATGATATCAGGATTCCAATATAAATCGGAAAAAGATGGGTATTATATGTGGACAAAACAATTATAATCAATGAAAAACATTAAAAATTTTAAAACTTTTATTACTGAAAATTTAATAACAGAATCAAGTAGTTATATTTGTAAAGTATGTGGTGATTCCAGATTGGAACATGAAGAATTTGATGATGATCCAAATGATGAAAATAAAATTTTTTTATTCCAATAAATTTTCTTATATTAGTTTAAAGATATATTATATGAAAAGTAGGTTCTGTATAAAATGTAATAAAGAAATTAAACCATATCTTCCGGATGAAAATGATAAACCAGAATATGGTATGTGGGAAGATGGTATTGTTGAAATAATTAATGGTGGATACGGTAGTAATTTTGATGGGAATAAGTATTTAATTGCAATTTGTGATGATTGTATTGAATCTAATTTGGATAAATTAAAATATCCAGATAATTCACATAAAAATTTGTTTTTTAAATACAAACCAACCGGACAATGGATTAATTTCAATGAAGATGGTATCTGGTCATTGGATGATGAAAAATCTGAAGAAGATAATATTTATGAGTTCATTAATGAAATTATGTTAGATTTGAAATGTTCGGAAGATGATATCGAAATACTATATCAGTGATTCAAAAATTTAACCCAAAGAAATTTAGAACCTACATTATATACAAATAAATTTCTTCTAGACCACCATTTTAACAATTTACAATATCTCCACTTATAAATTCTTATTATTTTTCTTATAGTTTTATTATAATCTACCGTTGATGTTTTAAGAAACCAAGGCATCCATCTGATTGATTTACTAACTATAATAGGAACCCCCTTATTAACAAAATCCGCACTAACAATATTGAAACTTTCAGTATAAGATAATTGTAATCCCAAATCCATTTTTTTAATTAAATGATGAAATTCTTCTTGTTTCATCCAATAATGTTTAACTAATTCGTGATGACTGTCTTTGAATAATTCCTCTAGATTTTTTAAAACCGGATTTTTTATTTCACTTTTATCTAAATTCACATCCACACTAATATGAAATTTTAATTTTTTACCAATTTTATTAGCAGCTTCCATTGAACATATTGCCTGATAACATTGATTTTTTAAAATTCTTAAAGAACCAAAACACCCAATATCAATGTGATCGGATTCACTTTCTTTTTGTTTATTATGAAAATTTAAATCTATAATATTTGGTAAATAAATAAATTCATAAGATAATACATTTGTTAAATGTTTATTAAATTCATAATAATTGCAAGATAAAAATAAATTATTCTTTTTAAGAGAAATATAATCATTGATATATTTCAAGGCCAATGTTTCTGCACTTAAAAATCCAATATCACTATGTATTCTAACAATCCATTTAATATGTTTATATCTTTTAATTTCGATCAATTCCTTCATTTTTTCACCAGTTACCCACAACGCTTCAATGATAACTACATCCGGTTTAAATTCGAAAATTTCCTTATCTATATAATTTCCATCAATAACCTGAACAACTTTGCAAATATATCCAATTGTTTCTAAATATTTAGAAACTTGTTTTGATGAATTAATCAATCCATATGATTTCGAATGTGTTTTGTTGTAAAATCTGTCTTTCAGGACAAAAAGTATTCTCATTTAATTATAATTTTTGTTTTTATATATTGATAAAAAATAATCGAAACAATAAAAAAACCCCTTTTTTGAGGGGTTTTTTATTTTTATTTGAATCTATCTAATATATTTCCGATAATTGGATTTCGAACTATATCTTCTTTTCTAAATTCTATGAACCCCATTCCGGTAATTCCTTGTAAATTGTCATAAACATATTTTAATCCACTTTCTTCCGGTTTCTTAAATCTATCTATTTGGTTTAAATCGCCAGATATTATAAATTTAGAATTATATCCAATTCTAGTAAGAAGCGTTTTTATTCCTTTTATTGTCATGTTCTGACTTTCATCACTGATAATCAAAGAGTTATCTAAATTTACACCTCTTAAAAACGACATATATAATGGACATAAGATACCACTTTCGACTAATTTCTTTCTGATATCTTCACCAACAATTTTATCAACCAAATAATAAATAGAATATAAATATGGAAATGTTTTTTGCTCTAAATCTCCTTTGAGGTAGCCGATTTGCTCTTCACTCTCGATGATTGGTGTAATAATAAATATTTTTTCATAATTTCCAGATTTAAATAATTCTAATGCTTTAGCTATTGACAAGTAGCTCTTACCTACGCCCGAGTCACCAATACAAATTGTTATTTCGTTTTCATCAATTAAATGTATAAACTCCTTTTGTTTTTGATTTTTGCATTTAAGATTAACTTTCTTTAACATCGTTTCAGCGTATTGTTTTTTACCGAAAATAATATCATTATTTTTCTTTGATACTTCTTCTATAACATTTTCGTTGTCAAGAAAATTTAGATAATTGTTCTTACTTTTAGCCATATGATAAGATTCTTTTTTGTTTAATCCATTAAAAAAACCGATACCTTCTTTTTTCAAAGATGACATCGGTGATTTTAAAGTTTTAAATAATGAAGCACGATTACGTTTGATCATACCCCATTATATATTAATCTAAAAATATGGATTTTATTGAAATACCAGTAATGACTTGGTATTCAGGTGTATTTATTTTAATTTTTCATTTGACTTTTATATTTTAATATATAAATGTAGAATGTAAATTATTAATATGTTAAAAAAAACAAATGGTTATTGGATATTTGAACGATGTAAAGATGAGGCTTTGATGTATAATACAAGATCAGAATTTAATAAGAAGTCAACTGGTGCATATTTAAAATCATTAAAAATGGGGTGGTTGGATGAATTTTGTTCACATATGTTTGAATTTAGAAAACCACGTAATTATTGGACAAAAGAAAAATGTAGAAAAGAGGCTTTAAAATATGAACACAGAGTCGATTTTCAAAAGAAATCTGGAACTGCTTATGTTTTATGTAGGACAAATAATTGGTTAGACGAATTTTGCTCACATATGGAGATATTGGGTGATTTATATAAACGTTGTATATATGCTTATGAATTTCCTGATAATTCTGTTTATGTTGGTTTAACATTTAATGTAAAGAAAAGAAATAAAGATAGAAAAACAAAAAAAAATGATGGTGTGACTAAGCACATATCAGAAACTGGTTTACAACCAAAAATAATACAATTAACTGATTATATTGATGTGAAATCTGCAATAATTAAAGAAGGTGAATATGAAAAAAAATATAAAGATGAAGGGTGGACTATTTTAAACATAGCTAAAACTGGTAGTATAGGTGGTGGTTTTAAAATATGGACAAAAGAAATATGTCAAATAGAAGCTTTAAAATATAATACAAAAAAGGAATTTAGAGAAAACAACGGAAAGGCTTATAATGCATCTTATGATCATGAATGGCTTAATGAAATATGTAGTCATATGAAAAAAATGATAAATGTTAAAGGATATTGGACAAAAGAAAAGTGTCAAGAAGAATCCTTGAAATATAATATAAAAGAAGAATTTAGAAAATATTGTAGTGCAGCATACGGTAAGGCATGTGATAATAAATGGATTGATGAAATCTGTTCTCATATGTCCGAAATCAAAAAACCACGTAATTATTGGACAAAAGAAAGATGTCATAAAGAAGCTTTAAAATATAAAACAAGAACAGAATTTCAAAATGAATCTACTAGTGCATATAATAAATCTCTTAAAAATAAATGGTTGTGTGAAATCTGTTCTCATATGGAAAAAATATATTGGACAAAAGAAAAATGTAGAGAAGAATCTTTAAAATATACAACAAGAACAGAATTTCAAAAGAAATCTCATGGTGCATATTATATTTCTTTAAAAAATAAATGGTTGGATGAAATTTGTCATCATATGATAGAAATAAATAAATCAAGAGGATATTGGATAAAAGAAAGATGTTATAAAGAATCTTTAAAATATAAAACAAGAACAGAATTTCAAAAGAAATCTGTTGGTGCATATACTAAATCGTTAAAAAATAAATGGTTAGATGAATTTTTCAATAAACAAACTCGATTTAGTATTTCTTAATTTTTAAAGTTTTAAATCTCGATTACGTTTTTAATCTTTCATTTGCTAAATCATACCATTTTTGATCTAGTTCAATACCAATATATTTCCTATTGGTGTTTTTAGCAGCTACACAGGTTCCACCATATCCACAAGTACTATCCAAAACTATTTCATTTTCATTGGTGAATGTTTTCAATAAATATTCCAAAAGTGGTACTGGTTTTTGATTCGGGTGTATCGCTGGGTGTGGTTTATCAAAATTTAAAACAGATTTTGGATATTTTTGTGTTGATCCTTTACGAGTTTCTTGTAGGGTTGTATCATAATAACCATAATTATTATTTACACCCTCTTTGACTAAATATTTCTTTCCTTTACTGTGTAAAGGTGATCCATCCCCAAATTGGGGGTTATATGTCGGTTGTTTTTTATAGAAGATTAAAATCTGTTCGTGATTTTTTAAGAATTGTTTTTTTGAATTTAAAAAACCACTAATTCTTTCACCCTTTTTCCAAACCAAATCATATTTATACCATTTTTCATTACTCATAATTAATTTGGCTGAAAATTTCCCTTGTGCAAACAGAACGATAGCACCATTGTTTTTTATTATCCTCTTATATTCATTCCACATTAAATCCAATGGGACAACATTTTGATCCCATTTATTTTTTGTAGTATTATAAGGCAAATCGGTAAGTATCATATCAACAGACCCATTATCAATGTCTTTCATTATCTGAATATGATCACCTAAATATATTTGATTTAAATTTAGCATTTTTATATATATACTTAAATATGATAAAAGACTTTAAAATATTTGAGGATATTATTCCATATAAAGAAAAAATCACAAGTTCACAATTAGTTGATTTTATTATTGAAAACGATTTAAGAAACTGTGACGGTGATAAAATAGATTATAACGAAGCTAAGAATATTGCATATCATTCGGATTCTGGAATTTGGACTTTACAAGAATTAACTAATTTAGATAAAGATGGTTTGGATTATATTTACAATAGAAAACCAAAAACATTTGGAAAACCAATCATAGTAGTTCACGAAAAGGATAATGATACTTATGAGATATTAGATGGTAAACATAGAATTGGATACACCAGATATAAAGGAATACCAAGTATCATGGCATATGTTTGTGATAATGAAAATTAAATGATATATTATATTGCCAGATAGGAGGTATTCGAAACCCCGTCTTTGGTTTTAGAGACCAATGTTAAACCACTTAACTACTATCCGATTTCCGGGAAGTTTCCCCGGATAACAAAGTTATAAAAATTAATTAAACTAAAAAATTAACTTTTATAATAATCACCTTTTTCTACTTTATATTCTTTCAAAAGATTTTCATATGTTTCTTTCGCCTTCAACATTAATTTTCTAGCGTTTTTAATCTTTTCTTCTTTTTCAGAATATTTAATTCTAACTGGATTATAACCACAAGTTTTAGTTAATAAATGAAAAAATGAATTTGCTTTTCTCATTGATATGTGTTTTTCTAAACCAATGATATATTTATTTATTTTTTTCAACTGATTTTTAGAAATATTATTATTGGTTGATAAAGTTAATTTCATTTTATATAAACCAACTGGTAATCCTTCAATCCTATAATCATTTTCCTTACACCAATCTTCGATGGTACTAATGATATTAATAATCCTGTTTTGTAATTCTACTTTATTATAAGTATAATTCGTATATAATGTTGTTTCCATAATTTTTATAATTTATTTTTTGATTGAATTCTTAATGGTGATTCAATTTAACCATTTTTCCGAATTTATGGAAACTAATTATGGTGATTTATTTCTCTATGACATATAGTTCTCCCTTCTTTTATTTATATAATGGTATAATTTCATATTTATAAGTACTATGAATATTATCTGTTTTCTTTATATTGTTTAATGCTTCTTCCGCTATTTCAAGTTTTTTATAAATTTTACGACTCCAATATAGTTCCACAAAAGTTTCTTCGATGATTTTTGGAAAAATAGATTTATGTGTAGTTATTTTGTATTTATAACTAACTTCAATAACATAACCATATGGTGTTTTTGTTGGTGTTTTTGAAATTAATTCTTTACCTGACATTGGTTTTGATCCTTTAAACATATTACTTATTGACATGTAATTATTTCTTAATTTTTAAATGTTCCTATTATTTGATTTTTACTATAATCTATTTTTTGATATTCCTTTTCTCTTTTATTATAATATGATGGTTTAATCCATTTATCTCTTTTGTGTTTAAATAATGAAAATGTTTTTTTGATAAAAAATCTTTCATTAACTAATTTTTTATCAAATTCGGTATATGCTGCAACATTTGTACAAAATATAGAATGCCAATATAATTCATAAGCTAATTGCCAAGGTTCTATTTCACGAACATTGTATAATCTATACCATGTCCAATCATCAGAATCTTCATCACCCACACGTATATCATCAATCATATCATACCAATACATTTTGTTTTCATATTTACACAATCCAGTCATTGGTCCGTCCCAATAATTGGAATAGAATAAAAATTTTACATTCTCTAATTCTTTCATTTTTCTTTTAATTATTTTGTAACTTGAAATTATTTTTATCAAGTAATTGTTCTTGTTTATATTCTCTTAATAATAAGGGCATAGATGATGTGAGCCTTCTTGTTTCATCAGAAGGTTCAATACATATAGCTGTAATCTGATTATCGATGTCAGATTCCCTAAATACGGAATACTTTAATTTGGAATTTTCTAATTTTTGGATGAGTTGTTTTAACTCTGATTCATTTTCGACACTAAGAACTGCTAAATATGGATTTGAATTCCACCTTTGTGCGATGTGTGGATGATCGAAAATGAATTGGGCTACACTATGAATCGATTGAGTCGATTGGTAGCCTGGTGATAAATCTCTTCGTGAAACGACTGTTAATTTGTGTACCTATGACATAATTTTAAATTTATTTGTTATTATATATTAAATATTTCAGGTTTGTTTTAATTTTTTTAATATTTTTAAATCAACAAAAAACATAATTATAGAAACAATCATAATAATTATACCAAAAGAATAAATATTAGTGAAGATTAATAGAATCAACCCAATACAAAAAAGACTTAAATCTATAAAAAAATCAAAATATTTAGATAATAATTTCATTTTTCAGATGATTTATTTCGTAATAAAAAAATTATTCGTATTTTAAATTAATAATTCTATCCCTAATTAAAGCGGATTGTTCATAATTTTCATCAAGAACTGATTCTTTTAACATATCATTAAGATAGTTTCTTTGAATACCAGATATTTCAGGATAAGTAAATTCACAATTCAACATAATATCCTCAAATAAAGATTTGAATTTTTTATGTTCGATTGTTAATTTTTCTTTTATTTCTAAAATTTGATTATCATTAATAACACCATCATCTTCACTAACAAAGAAAAAATTATCACCAATCTCCTCATTAATATCTTTTACCAAGTTTTCATATCTACATAAACTTTTATAACAATCCACCATAAATTCATCGATTGGGTGAATTCTAATATCAACTGGTGTGTTATTAAGTTTATATGTTTCAATCTGATCTTTCAAATTAATGTATTTAAATTTAGCAGGGGACGGAACAAAGGTTGTCATAGCTAAACTCAAATCCATATTTGTTTCTAAAAATTTTGAAGTTTCATCTGAAACAAAATCAGCATAAACCCCCATTATTAAAAACAAAAAATCATCAACCTTTATTATTGTTTTCATTTATTTAAAAGTTTTTCCAGTTCGACTTTTATTGGTAAATATTTTACTTTGTAAAAATCCCATTCTTCTTGATTTTCCATATCTTCTTTCAACATATCCCAAAAAACATTAGCAGATGAAAAATCAGTAATACGTTCATTGTCCACTATTTGTTGAAAAAATTGAAGAATACGGAGTGAATGCCATAAACTTTTTACACCCCTATATAATTCACCATCCAAAATTCTTTCCTTTGCTTTATGAAAAGCGTTGAATGATTGTGTCATACCTTTGTATTTCAACATATCCAATTTAAGGGAAAAATTCTTATCTGGTTGAATCATCCTTTCTTGGAGTTTAGCAAATGGTGGTGCGTAAATACATTCCAAATATTGCATCTGGTATTCCTTTAAACCATCAAGAAAAATATCCGGGGTATGAATATGAATATTAAGATTTTCATGTCGAATTTCTTCTTTGGTTATCATGGAATTCGCAACAACGATAAAATCCCAATCAGAATCTTCATTTTGAGTTCCATATACCTGTGACCCAAATAAATAAATATTCTTTATTTTAAATGGATGCAATTTAATGATGTCGGTAATTTCTTCTTTTGTTATCATTTTAAACAATTATGAATACAAAAATATTAAATTAATTTGATAGAAAAAAATTATTTTACTTTTTTTAAAAAGAATTTCAAAAGAAATCCACGACATCTTTAGTGTCGTTGGGTGAATTTTGATGAAAACAGACTTCTAATATTTAATATATAGATTTATCTGTTAATTCAAAATAAAACGTTGATTATCAGAATATTTCTAAATGTTAAAAGGATTTAAATATCGTTTATATCCAAATGATGAACAGAAAATTTTGTTGGAAAAACATTTTGGTTCGGTTCGTTTTGTATACAATTTAGCATTAGAAACAAAAATGAATGCATATAACGGAAATAAAATAAATTTATCAAGATTTGATTTACAAAAACAAGTGGTAGATTTGAAACAAGATTGTGAGTGGTTAAAAGAAATAAACAGTCAATCGTTACAAG